TGTGGGTCAGACCGTACCACGGAAAATGTCTTCCTTTTCCCAGAACTTTTGAATTTCTGAACACCTTTTTCGGAGTTCGTCTGGGGGAACTGCAACCCTGAGGAGAACCGGCACCCTTCTCGAAAAAGTTATTGCCGATGGACTGCGACATCTGAATTTCATACACGCCCGGCGTGATTTTCTCTGCGGTTTGACTGGCCGGGACGAACCGCTTGCCGTCAGTGTTGGTAGTCCATTGAACAAGTCCTCAACTCTTTCTGACGGACGCATCGTCAGTTGAAGGACATTTCCCTCAACGGCAAGAGCTTCGTCCATACCGCTGCCCCGCACTTTGGTATATCTTGGCTTGGCGGTCAGAATCTCGTTCAATTTGGCGATCTTCTTCGGCAGGACATACGTTCCCTCCAGTGGTGAAGGGATTTTATACCAAAGAAAATGTTCATTAAAGGGAATATCAGATGTGGCTATTATTTGGGACGAGATTACACCGGCATTCTCTCGTAAATCGTCCCGTATAGCTGGTGCCAGAAAGCCACTGATAGTGACGCCGTATTTGGACGCCCGTATCCGGAGGTGAAATGTTGGTGAGAATTTGATGGCCCCGGTCCAGCCACTTGTGATGCGGCCAGACCACTTTTATATGACATTGAAGTGTCGTTAGCTTCGGAATATATCAACCAGACGTTCTGCATACCTGAACAGGTCACGGTAAGTCTAATTCCAACTCTTGATAATCAATGGTGAGCGGCTCTGCACCGTGCTTTGGCGGCTTGCCTGCTGTTTTTCGGCTCTCTTCCACGCGCCTGAGTCAGCAAATAATCCAGACCCAACCGAACTCGCCCATCTTCCTTAATGGGAATTGATATCCGGCGTAACGGAAATATCGCATTCCCACATATACGTCTTCGGTTAACTCGCCGGGCAAAGAATCTGCTTTACAGTCGAGGCGTTCGGTCGGAAGCGGCCGCAAAGCGACCGAACGCCGTCTTTACCAACTCGGAAAAGACGCAGGTGCGGCCTGAGCGGGAACCGTGAAACTTCAAATCGCCGTACTCGGACCTCGCGCAACTCCCTTCCGGGGAGCTTCGAACATGGTGTAAAAGCAACGCCAGAAGTCTCCAGAAAGGCACCACCCACGTCAATCGCACGCTGGGACGAAATGTGGAGGTGGAGGGAACTGAACCCTCGTCCGAACCGCTCAAAGAATGAGCCTCTACACGCTTATTCCGTTGTTCCAATCTCGCCTAATCAACCACATCGGAAAAAGGTTGACTTCGGCATACAGCATCATTTCTCACTCAAGTCGTGGCTGCAAGAACTTGGAGCCAGCGGGATATGTAGGCGTAGCCACAGACGCTACCCACGTCGCTGCCGTAACCTTGGCGGTCAAGCCGCCATTGCGAGAGAACGTTCCCGCCGGTTAAGGCGTGATCGACTTTTATACTGGCCTTCGACGATCATGCTCCAGTGCGTGCCACCCAAACTCAGACACAATCCGTCGAAACCCGTCACCCCCGTGAGGCTGACACCGACCATACTACTTGAAACCGCCGGTTGTCAACTAAACATCCGGTTTTTCTGCCCAACGTAGTTCTCCTGCCCAGGAATCCCGATCCCCGCCACACGTTTGGGTCACGCTTGAGAGCGTGAGCAAGCTGTAAGTGTTGCTCCCGTACCCGGCCGAAATTCGGACGATTTTTTCTTGCTGGTCAACCGGCATGTCGCCGAACCGGTTCCGAATCATCTGCATGCAAGAGTCGAACTCCATAGCCTCTCTTGTTGGCATGGGCGTCCTCGTTCAACCCCCGTTCTTTCAGAAATTGGGCAAAGCTTTTGAATTCCATGTGTTCTCCGGCCACAAAATACGCTTGATCTATTTAGACAGTACACCCTTCATATTTCTTGGCAGTAAATGAATACATATCCGACGGGAGGGCAAAATGAAAACGATCTAATAGCGACCGGGTGCTTGGGGGCGTTCTGCGGGGGGAGTCGCCAAAGAAACCGGATTGAATTCGGCTTTCATCCGATTTTTGTTCCTCGTCGGCGTTTTCGCATTCGGCTTCAGCCCAATTATCTATGCGGGATTTTGTGGGCAATAATGGGGTCCGAGGAATAACTACAGGAAATGGAGAAGCAAATGGCACACAAGACATTTCAGGAATACTTGGATCACAAGAAAAAGCTGCAAAATACCGGCAAAGTGCAACAGGTAGCCGACTACAACGGCCCACAGCACTCCAAGCCCGGCAAGGAAGATAAACACAAAGACGCTGGTGGCAAAGGGCAAGTCGGCGATCCGAAGCCTTACGCCGGTGGCACCAACGCCAAAGACCCGAATAAGGGTAAACTCACCGACGGATTTGCTGGCAAAGGCGACAAGGCTTTGTCCTACAAGCCCGGCAAAGAAAAACTGAGCAAGGGCTGCCAGTGGCGTTCCCGGCGGCAACAACGTAAAAACGTGGCCGAAGGTCAAAACTCAGGAATGGATCGACCGGACCAAGAGCCTTTCGCTCGCCGAATTCACAAAGGCAATGCAGAAGGCCACAACCGAAGGTATGGACAAACTGGACGAGTGTGCCTGCCAGGGCGTCATCCCTATGGAAGTGGTCAAACAAACTGCCGACCTCGTTAAAGTCAACCGTGGTGCGGTTGCGGCCCTTGTGCGAGAAATGAAACGGAATAAAACTTTCGGCAGACTTGTGGCCGAAATGCTCCGGCACGACGAAACTTACGGCGTTCTGGCTCGCTTCATGGAAGGCGACGAACGGTACGCCCGACGCTTGGCTCGTGCCATGAACGAAATTGTTGCCCCGCCCGCTCACCAAGACGACATGGAAGACGAAGACGGCAAGCCGCCGCACCCGGCAGACATGGAAGGTGACGACATGGGTGACGACGATATGGGCGGCAGCGGCGATATGGACATGGGCGATGGTGACGACATGGGCATGGGTGACGACGCCGGAATGGACGACGACATGGGCATGGGCGATGGTGACGACATGGGCATGGGTGACGACGCCGGAATGGACGACGACATGGGCATGGGTATGGGCAACGATGATATGGGTGGAAGCCCTCACGGTCCCGGCGGCGATCCATCTTCCGATATTGCACCACATAGCAAAATAATGCCTGCCAAGAAAGAAGCACGCTCACCATCACCTGATGAACGCCATGAAAGATCACCCGGCAATGGCTGGAGATATGGGCGGAATGGGAATGGGGCCGGGCGGAAGTAGTTCGATGGAATGTAACGAAAAAGGCCCGGACTTCCGGGCCTTTTCTATTTAACTGTCGATAGTTGTAAACTACTCGGCAAAAGCTTCTTCGGGAGGCAACGGGTCCATGTTGCGGAATTCGAGGACAATCGAACGACCGCCACGGGCTTCGGACATGAAACGAGAGAACAGAAGCCCCTCGAAAACCGGGTCCACGTCGGTCACGCCCAAACAGTAACAGGTGAGACGCCGACCGCACTGCCACGACCCGGCCCCACCGCTTCGGTGCCGTCGCCCCATCCCAACAATTTGGGCGAGATGCGGCGGGCCTCGTCGGTCATCATTTTCTGAAGCAAGAAATAACTGGAAAAGCCTTTACGGGTAATCAGTCCGACCTCTTCTTTTAATGCGATCAAGGTATTTGCGATTTTTGGGCAGACCCCGCCGGATGAATCCCTTCATCACCTCTTCTTTGAGTTTTTCGTCCGCATCTGGAAGGACCGGGAGTTTTAGACTGCGGTCGAGTTTCACGCCTTTGGCTTTGTTGCAAATGCAGACCGTGTTTCGCTTGGCCTCACAAAACAGTTCATACGGCACCACGTCGCTATAGTCACGTTTCCATTTGTCGTTAATTTCTCTTCGGACTTCATCCACAAATTAGCATCCTGCAACTCGAAAAAATCCTGCATGGCGTCTTCGGCCATTGCTTTCTGGATGTCTTGGATGGTCTTGCCGGTTTGCACCATCAGCATCAGCCGTTGAAAGTGCGAGTCTTCTTGTTGGCAGTAGTGGCAGTCGTTCGTCACAATAACCTTGAGGCCGAATTTCTCGGCCGCTTTGACAATAAATGCGTTGTAAGGTTTCTGTTTGACGAAATCCAACATCATCATTTCGAGATAGTAATGCTCCTTGCCGAACATCTCGATGTACCGCTCGATCATGGCGAACCCGGCTTCTTCGGCCGCTTCTTGGCTGGTCCGTAGGCCACGGTCGAACGCTTTGCCGACTTCACTGGCGTAGCAACAACTCGTGAAAATCGGTCCTCTTTGTGCTTCAGAAGTTGATCGTAATTAACACGGGGCGGCGATAGAAACCCTTCGTCCAGCCCCACGAACTAAGAGCGACGAGGTTTTTATATCCGATTTCGTTGTAGGCAATAGCAAGCAGGTGAGAACTCGGCTTGATATCATTTAGCGCCATGCTCGTCAAGACCTTTGACGAACCGCTGCATGTCGTCAAGTCCACTGCATTCTGGTTGCAGGTGGTTGACGTAGAGTTCGCAGGCGAATATCGGATTAAGGGTGTCCTTCCCTTTCTTTTCGTTAATTTTATCACACGCTTTGATCTGACGGGGGATGACCCCCATCATGCCGTGATCGCTTACCGTCAAAAACTTCTGATTGATGGAGGGTGCCCGTATAGCGTATTCTCGACCATTCCGTAGCCGTCAAGAAGGGAGAAATCGGTGTGCAAGTGGAGGTGTTCAAGTCCGTAATCTCAGGTACAAAGTCGATCATAATCACTCCTAATTGATACGCCTCTTATACTACGTGCAGGAATTAGGGGGTCAACATCAAAATACTCGATGGCCCATGCAGAGCAGCCCGAAAATGCCGACTGTGATTCCGACGAACATGGCAACTGTTTTGCTTTATTTTTCCAATACTCCCGGCGATCACACCGGCATCATGAATGAGTATCGGGCGTCCCCGTATGAGTAAAACCTCGCCGCATGAAGGACATTTGAGCGCGCTAAATGTGCCCTTGTATTCTTCAATCAAATACGGAGGCCCGCTCCAAATAGGGAACGGGCTTCTTTCTCTGGGGCGTCTTCGCCCCAAGGATCGTCTATGCTGCGATACTTTTTTCACCACGAAGAATCCTCATCCAACCAGGGGCAAATCGGGTTCGTCAGGTTTGGGATAGGTATAAAATGCCAAATGTATTGGAATCAAATGGTCATAACTGGACCCATAATTGCACACCAAAAAACGTGTGCAAAAAAAGTCCAAATAGACCAATTGTGTCCTTCTTTATGGGCGTCCCATGCGGTAAATCCAAGATTGATCGGAAAACAAATGATCCAAATCAAAACAAGGACGTTCATCCGTCACCACATTGAAGTTCTGGATCGAATTTTCGACCGTGTTCCAACTCCCAAGCTCGCTTCCCGTTCAAGTCCCATTCGAGGGCTTCCATGACAATTTTCAAACGGGCTGCAACTTCGTCAAGCGTGAGCGCAGTGCTTGATCTGGGTGTTGTAGGCACTCAAACTTTGCTGCCGCCTCGATTGCGTCAGTAGCCGAGCAATCGCCCCTGTGACCATGTCAATAGTTTCGAGTTTACCGCTGACAATGGATTCAATTATCATTCGGTTGACGCTTATTCAGCATTTCCATCTTTTCTCCCTCCGGCACCGCCTGCGACAATACGCCGAGGGAGCCGTCATTATCCTCGAATTCGGAGGCCAGTTTTGCGGCAGCGGCATCAATTTCCGCCATTTCAGCAGAAATGCGGTCGTAGTGCCCCTTGAGTTCCTGCTTGAGCAGCTTCTTCCTGTTGCGAAGAACTGCCAATTGGCGAGCGAACTCATCGAATCCGTCGCTCAAAAGTGTCTCAACGTTCATGGAAGTTTCACCATTTGTAGTTTGTTTTGCTGAACCCACTTACCGCTTTCGTCCTTGCCGATAGTGCGGGCAATATTCGTAAGGTATTCGGTAAAAATCTTCTGTGGTTCCACTCTGGTTGAATCCTTTTGAGCAGACCTTGCGGACCCTGTGACAGCCGTGCGGGCATATTGAAACCAGAAGACGAAGAAACTCCTTGCCCCTTATATTCCGCCCCGCAATCTAGCTGGGCCTTGTTCAAGCAGTCCATTGGGATAAGAATAAACTCAGTGCCCTCTTCGCTGCTCATGCCGACGTATGACAACTTGCCGTCCTTGAAATACTTCACTTCCGTGTCTCGATATCGACGCCTTCCTTTAGGTATTTCCAACAGTTTGGATCGCTTCACGGCGGCTTCCACAAACACGTCGGCTTTTCCCGATTTGGTGGCCTTGAGGTCCGGTTCGTTGAATATCGTTTCGCCTTGGGAATTTTTGTCGTTGTCCCCGACCGACCAGCCCATGCTTTCAAAGAAATCGGTGGCGTTCTTCCTTCCTAAAGCGTCATATTTTCCGTGCCGACCTGAATTGAATCGGCCGTGAATGTGACCGGTTTTGTTGTACGTCTGCATGGTACACTCCCACTATCTTTATAAACTCGTTGCGTGATATACGCAACGCTATTTTTTGTCTTTCCCGTCGAGCGGCTCGGCGGGTTTTACTGCGAAACTCACAAAATCGTCGTGAATCTCCTTCAGATTGATTTTGACGCCAAGCTCCATTAGCACGAAACTTAACTGCATAACGAACTCCGGCAACTTTCGCCGAGTACAAAGTAATCTCGAACTCTTCCATTTTCTTACCAGTGTTCTAATGTGTTCTTTCGGTTAACACATTCCACATCGTCCGGGCCTGGACCGTAGCACCCGTAAATGGCCTCTTCGCCATCTTGGGTCTTGGTAGCCAAATACACGTCGTTCCCCCACAGGAACCTGAGAGATGCAAGAACGTCTTTCACATAAGGGTCGTCATATCGGCCGACCGTCGTGATCGTGTTGCAGCATGAGATAGCCCTTGCCACGGTAGTTCGGCTCCGTCAACTTGATGTCCGGGAGGCCACCGTTAAGGTGCCGTCTCATCAACCCTTCTTTAATCTTCTTGAAATCCCGACTTTCGATACGATATTCACCATTGGGATAATGCTTCCAGTGGAAATACTCCTGCTGGCGGCAGAAATCCTCGGTGAAAAACTCGTTCAGGAATGTGAGGTCATCATAGTATTTGCAGACCTCAAAAAATCTTCTTCCGAGCTTCGCACCAGTGTCCCACGCTTCTTTCTTCCTGATATCGGTGCATTCGTCCCATTCCGTACCGAACTGACCCTTGTTCCACCGTTCTTCGATATCGAGGAACAAATAGAACCCAAGCTTGTAAGGGTTCATGCTGTACTTACCGCCCAAGACCCCCATCTTGTGAGCCGCATACTCTACGATGCCGCAGTCGTGGCTCTTTGACCAAGCCCGACGTAGCCTTGGCGGGCCATGATTTCGTGGTCAGTCAGGCTCGCCCACCCTCGTTCATGACCTTCGTCTGTCGCTGGGGAAGAAGTACAGACTTTCCTCGTAAAGCATCGAGACTATATCGGCCTGCCACGGTTTCAAAGGTGCGTTGTCACGAATGAACCCCATGATGTCTTTCGTGGGTTCCGAGAACAGACCGATTTCATCCGCCAGTGTCAGCCTTGGCGATCCGCTCGTTCTCTTCCTGACGGAACTGCTTGGTGTTAATGAACGGCTCCATGTAGAGCCGCTGGCGCTCGACCTTCAACCGCCGAGGCTGCCGGTACTTACGCTGGTCAACAAGGGTGCGGTCCCGGATGATCTTCTGGTTCCAAGCTTTGGACCCGTCGATCAACGTTTCGATGCGAAGAACGTGGTCGATGAACTCGATCACCCGCTCTTTGCCCCAACGTGTCATATAGCGGCGAATACGAGTGCCGTGATTCGCCATCTTGTTGAGCATGTTGGTATCGGTCGCACTGAAGTGGATGTTGTTCTTGAAAAAGTCGTTGTGCCCCGTGGCGTGGGCAACGACCGTCAAGTGATCCAACAAGCTGTTTGACGACAAATTCCAAATATAGCACGGGTTGGTGTTAATCACCATCTCGTAGATTTTGTGCATCCCGTACTGTACCCACGCTGGAGTTCTTCGTACTCCATGCCCCATTGCCAGTGGGGATATTCTGACTGAAAGCCGCCGTAAGCGGCAATTTTCGGAGATTTCGTCGTAGGTCAAAACTTGAACAACGGTCGGGTAGAAATCCAGCCCCCAATCCCGACACGCTTTCAGGATGGTGGGGATATGCTCTTTCAATTCCGGCGACAGTTGTACGCCGGGAACCGTGTTGTCGCCGAGCAGGATACTCGACCCGTGCATGAACTTACTGCTCATTACTCGGACTCCTTTTTGTCAGACGGCTTGGCTCCCAGCAGCACCTTAATGGCCTTCAAAATCTGTTCGTTTCTCTGTTCTTCGCTCAACGTCGGCACGCTCCAACTGCCCGGTGCGGCTGGCGATTCGTTGCCGACACTAACGGTTCGGACAAGTTCCTTGTCGAGCTTGCCGTCCTTGATGGCAACATCGACAATTTGTTTCAAACTGCCTTCGTAGGAATACGCCATGATCTGCGTGATTCCGGTAAAGTTGACGACGTGGGCCGGGAACGCATTTTTCAGCGTGTCGATGAACACCTGATTGTCGTCGTTCCAGTTTTCTCCGTCCGAGAAGTAGAAAATGTAAACGTTCCACTTGTCCGGCGGGAACCGATTCTCGAACTGCTTCTCGATGAACTTGAGGGCGGTGCTACAGGTAGTGCCGCCGCCGAACCGGTACTTGTAGAATTTTTCCTCGTCCACTTCCATTGCGGCGGTGTCGTGCCAAACGTACATGCGTTCCGTCCGCTTGTAGAAACGACGAATCCACACGTCGATCCACCACGCCATGTCCGAAACGATGTCGCATTTCGTGGCGTCCATAGACCCCGAACCGTCACGGGCGTAAACGATAAGGGCGTTACTGGAAGGGATGCGAATTTCGTTGTACTGGACGGTATCGCTTGTCCACGTCCCACGGGGTAATGATGCGCTGCGGGTCTTTGCTGCCGGGTACAACGTGCAAGTCGTTGAGCGTGCCCATGCTCGCCTGTCGCTTGATGGCCTGAAGGAACGTTCGCCGGTTGTGGCGAAGCGACTCCGGCCCGATCAGGCTGATATTGTTGTACTTGATTTTTACGTCTTCAAACGTCTCGTTCGGTTTCGGCTTGAGGTTCGGCAGGGCCAGTTCGTCCTGCATAAACTTCAACACTTCATCAAGATCGAGGGTGATGGTAATGCCCTCGGATTCTCCTTGCCCGGCACCGTTGCCTTGACCCCCTTGCGGGTCTTTGCCGATTACGTCGCCGTCCTTACCCGGCCCACGGCCCACACCGTCTTCTTTGTCGCCGTAAACGATGTGGGGGATGTCGATCTTGGGGATGGAAATGGATATCTTTCCGTTCTTCCCACGACCACGAACGATCTGGCCGGATTTGATGAACTTTTTCAACGCTTTCCGAATACGACCGGAAACAACGTCACGAAAGTCCTTGTGGTCTTCTTCAATTCTGCGTGGCATTTGGCTCCGATTATATTGTTCGACAACTAATGTTGCTTCTTGCAAGGATATCTCGAACCATTCCCTTCGTCGTATATCCTTTTACTGTCTAGCAAATACTGAATATCCTGTTCAGACTTCTTCCTGTCGGGGAAATACCATGCGGCTTCGATCTTATATTGCCGGTAAGGGTCATAGGTCTGATAGGTGTTTGTTCTGTTCTCGTAATCGAGTGTTCCACCTATTTTCAACGCTTTCGGCCGCTGGGTTGCTTATCACATGAAACAAATCCCTCTTTCAACGTGCATTGCTTGTTGTCCAGTTGGCTCAACTCTTCTCGATGCTTTTACCTTGACTTCAGACAACTTCGCTTTCGACTCATTTGAAATCAAATCAAAACTTAAAATCGGAGCCGGTCTGGTTTTTGCGACAACCTTTTTCCGACAGACTTTTTGTGGGGAATCTGGTTGAATCTCTTTGGCAGGCCAATTGATACAAGATATTCATCTACCAATTCCCTGAAGACGGCTTCGACAATCGGCATCCGTATCGCCTTCGGCACAGCTTTTCGCCAAGCTTCTCGACCAGAATAACCTTCTCTTTAGCGGCCAAGCACAGAGATTGGTGTCGCAATCTATGGCAAACTACGCAATATTTGTGCTTGCCGTCGTAGCCTCTTGAACAATTGAACTCTTCCCAAAGCTTCACAAGTCCGCAGGCGTCTTTACAAAGTTTGGTTTTAGGTAGTGTATATGTGGTCATGTGGTTAGTGGTTGGAAATCGGGCGACGGCCAATTCCGTCGCCCGTTGAAACAAGATTACTCGTCGGCAAGATCGCCACGGGCGAAGATGCCGCCCACGAAGTCGAGAACGTCGGTGGCCGAACGTTCGTTGTAACCGTACTGCTTGATGAGTCGGGACTTCAGGGCGTCGATCTTCTCCTGAATGTCCTTGTCCACCACGCTGGCCCCGCTGACGTTGAGGGCACTCAACTTGATCGTGTCCTTCACGTCCTCGAACAGCTTCATTTCCAAAGCCTTCTTCAGCTTCGGGTTGCTGTCCCACTTGAATTCCTTCTTCTTGTGGGCCAAGTCGCCGATGAAGGCGGCGATCTGACGGCGGAAGTCGTCGCTCCCCTGTTCGGGGATTTCGATCTTCTCTTCGACGGCACGCATGAGACGTTCGTCGGGCTTCTGATCCTGTCCGGTGATCTTGTTCTTCACCTTCGACTTGTTGATGTAAGCCATCACGTTGTCGATGTAGTTGGTGCAGAGCCGGATGATTGCGTCTTCGTCGCCGACCAACGCCTTCTGAACCTCGTGCTTGAGAATTTCCGTCAGCTTCTTGAGGGCCAAGTCGATGCAGGTCGTGTACCGACCGATCTTTTCCTTGTCGAGCAAGGAAGAGTCGTACAGGCCGTCACGCAACTCGTTCAAAACCATGAACATATTCACATATTCGTGGTTGTTCGAGAGACAGTTGGAAATCTTGTCCTGAACGTATCGCACCGACACGCCCGCAGCCATCCCCTCTTCGGGGTACTTGTCCTTCAACTCCTTCACCGAGTCTTCGGTCCACCCGGCGAGCAACTTGCCGTTATAAAGCTCGGCCTTCTCCACGAGAGACAACTTGCCGTCCTTGTCGTCCTGCAAGCGGGTGAGGACCGACCAAAGGGCCGCAATTTCCAGCGTGTGAGGGGCGACGTGCTGACGCACCTTGTCGGGACCGTAGTCCTTTTCAAGAATCTCAATTTCCTCTTGCCACTTGAGGGTGTAAGGAACGTTGATCTTCACCGTGCGGTCACGCAGAGCCTCCATATACTGGTTGCTCTTTAGCTTCTCGTATTCGGCCGTGTTGGTGTGTGCGAAGATCGCCTCATCAATCATGACCTGAGCGAACTTCTTCGGCTTGATGCACTGTTCCTGCGAGGCACCCAACAGGTCGTACAAGAAAGCCACTTCCAACTTGAGGGCTTCGATGAACTCGATCATGCCCCGGTTGCCGACGCAGAACTCGCCGTCGAAGTTGAAGCGCACGAGGGTCGCTGTCCGAACCGAAGTTTGCGATCTGTCGGAAGTTGATGTCGCCAGTCAACTCCGTCGAGTCTTGGTTCTTCTCGTCCTTCGGCTGGAAAGTGGCGATGCCAACCCGGTCGGCTTCGCTGTAAGTCTTCCGAACGACCTTGATGTGCTTTTCTAGAACCCGTTCAAGGTCGCCGTTGTACCGACGCAGCAGTTCGTTCATGAAGAACTTGCAGCGGGGTTCAAATCGCCGTCGCACTTGAGGTGTAAAGTTCCGCCCGCTTTTCTTCTGGGGTCTGCTCGATCATGGCGGCATTCATTTCCGCCAAAACCTGCTGACGCAGTTCGTTCGGCAACAGCTTCAGCGGGTTCTCGTGCAAAGGAGATTCGCACTCGTCGCTGGTGTAAATGCCGTCCTGTCCGGTCGGCAGGCCGACCCACTTGAACGTGTACCACGCCCCACTGTCCGTGTGGCTGTACCGCTCCAAACCACGCTTCAACAAGCGGCAGGTTGTGGACTTGGCGCTACCCACCGGCCCGTGCAGCAACAGCACACGTTTTTCCGTACCGTAGTGACCGGCGGCACCCTTGATGAATTTGACCAAAGAGTCCTTCATCTCGGAGAGGCCGACGATGGGGATTTCCTCGTCATCGAAGAAGTTGTAGTGGGTGTAAGTTTTACGATACTCCTCGAACGTGGAGTAACCCTTCTCCATAATCATGTCGTAAATCATCTGCCACGAGTTGCGACCCAGCTTGGGCTGCTTCAAGCACAGGTCGATGTACTCGGCCATGCTCATCTCGGAATTCAACGAACGGAACTTGTTCCGGTCAAAAAGACTGGTGATTCTCTTGAGTTGATTCATCTTCCCCTCGGTGACGGATTCCATATGGTTCCTTTTATTTGGACCGACGTGAGCGGCAATATACCCTTCCAAATATTCTCGTTCAAGAGCAGCCTTAAAATATTCTGCAAATATTTTTGCCCAACTACATCAATACGATGGCCGCAATTGGGCGGCTGCTTAATTGGAAGGAATTATATGTTGAGAACTCAAGCAGAAGAAGTCATCAAGTGCTGCGAAAGTTTTGATTATTTTTGTGCGAACTACATTAAATTGCTGCACCCTTTGAAGGGGTACGTTCCGTCTCACGTTGCAGCCGTGGCAGAAGCGACTTGTTGAAGAACTCAATGACAACAGGTTCGTGATATCGAAAAAATGGAGAGCAGCGGCTGTCTACCACCCACATGAACTACTGTGTTTGGCAGTGTTTGTTCCACGAACAGAAGAAAATTCTCTGGGTGAGCAAAACGAAACACGAATCAGAATGGTGGTCCGAAACGTTCAGCCTTTTGTTGAAAATGCTGCCCGAATGGATGCAGCCAAGAATGACCCACAAACAATCGGCGGCACAAAGAATTTGCAGGAACAAAAAGTCACATTATTTTCACCAACCCCGAAGGCTGTCGCAGTCACCCATGCACTCACATGGTAATTGACGAAGCGGCTTTCATCCCCAGGATGGAATGGCACTGGAAGGTCTTGTGGCCGTGTTTGGGGTCAACTGGAAAATGTTACATAACCTCGACCGTCAATCACGGCGGGGTCGGGTTGTGGTTTACAGAATTGTTTATTGGGGCGATGAGGAACCAGAACTGCTTCCACGTTTTCGAGAGCAATTATAAGGAACACCCGGACCACCAAAACCCTGAATATGTCAAGGCGTTGAAAGAAGCTTTAGGGGCCGAGGGGTGGAGCCAAGAAATGGAGTGCGACCTTTTCCCTACGCCCAAAGGCCGCACCATCGAAACTGAATCCGATCCAACCGATACTATTTGACCTCGCCCCAATTGGCGTCGTTGTTGATGTCGGCGGCGACCTGGGCGTTGTAATCGCCATACGGATTAGGCCCGACGTGGGATTTTTCTTCGGCATTCCGGCGGCACTCTTGGGCCTCTTCCATTGTTTTGCCCGCTCGGTAGGAGAAATTGTCCCACCTACTGCTTTCCCTTGGGTTGGCAAACTTTATGTTCGGGACGCCAAACAGCCGGACCTTCGACTTGGACTTGCACGAAGGGCACTTAATGCCCTTCGTGTTGTCACACTCTTTCAGCGACAAAAACACCTCGTAGGTGTTGTCACACTTCTTGCATTGAAAATCGTAACTTGGCATTATTCACCCTTTTTCGGAAATTCTTTTCATTCGTTTGTAGGTCTTTTCGATCATCTTCATGCGAGTTTCGTGAGAATAAAATCGCCACCAGAAACTACGCTCAAGCATTTTTACGATGCGGAACAGAAATCGGTCCTCAACATCCCGGACGGCCAGATCGAAAGAAGCACGCTGAAGTTCACGGTTTTCGTCAATGAACGACTTGTACTCTTCTGGAGTGAGGAATTCGGCGTCGTCTTCCGGCTCGCCGCCGAAAAACCGGTCAACCTCTTCCCGATGTTCTTCGTTATCGTCGTAATCGAATCTTCTCATGTTATCCTCTCGATACAGTTTGAAAAACAGTTGCCAACTGGCCCCATAATCTTTCGACCCGGACCTCGTTAACCGTCATGTTCTCCCGCCCAAACTTGTGTCGAAAAGGAGAACCCGCCCTATTTATCCACGACGACACAACAAAGTTTCCCCACCCATCACTATAGCTCACGAATGGCGACATTTTATCACCACGCACGTCAGAACATAAATCGGAAGAAGCAACGTCAGTAACCTCTTGAACGCCTTCTAGGTTTTCCAGATCACGAATTGCCAAGATATTTGGCTCAAGAACCAAAAGCGGTTTGGAATAAAAAGAACCCGCCAATGCTTTGGAAATATTCTGCTCTTTCGTCAAAGGAGCGTGAATTTGCATGTTCACCCGCAACCTGCGTGTCCAGTCGAACATTTGCCAAGTGACCGGCCGTCGGTTACACATAATGCCGATCTTGGAGTCCGGTAAGATTTTGGACAGACTGTACCAACAGGCAAAAGTCATCCAATTGTGGATTGGGATGTAATCGCAAAGAATCAGAACGGAAAGGCCGTCGCCGGTATTGGTCATGCTTTAACGGAGTAATCACTTTCCCATAACGCCAGGAGATTGTCGGGCCGGACCATCTTTCGAGAAGATTTTGGCAACGTTGATTCCAGAGAAAGGTTTCACCGGGCGGGCGGGACGAACCACGGAAGCCATCGCCTTGCCCGGCGACTGCCCAGAGAACGTGGTGAATATCTTCTCTTTTTCGGCGAGAAACTGAGCGAACGTCTTCATGGGAATATTTAGTTGGCGACCCACTTTTCTTCGCCGTTTTCGTCAATGTAATGAACCATCCACCGGCCGGAAGAAGAAGGGTGCTTGCCCAAAATCTTTGATGATACCGGTGTGACACTTTCTGTGACACAAAGCACAGGTTGTCAAAATGTTGTTCCAGTCGTAAGTGCCACCGTCCTGACCCTCGAAAATGCGGTGGTCCGTCAAGCAATTCGTACTCGGAAACACCACAGAAAAAGCACTTCCCGTCAAATCTCTTGCGACATTGCTTTTTTGTGTAACGTTTTTTTGCCATACGCTATCATACATATAGTTGCAATGCGTATCCAGACGCTAAATATCTGGAACAAGGAGCAATATTATGTGGTGTATCGCTAAATGTTTCGTCGGCTGCGTTCTGGCCCTCGCCCTCGTCGTAGGCGCTTTCCACTTCTTCTGCCCGGCTGCAAAGAAGTGTGGAGCCTGCTGCCCTGTCAAGAAGTGCGTTTGTTGCCCGGACTGCAAGTGTGAAGACTGCAAGTGTGTGGCAGACAAAAAGTGCTGCGACGGTTGCAAGTGCGTCAAGTGCTGCAAGTAATCAACTGTTCTTGATCCGCTCGACCAAGTTGGTGGTAGACAAATCTGCCACCAACGGAGCGGCGTAAACCTCTTCAACTAAATCGGACCCGATGATGTCTTGCGGAACGTAATCGCCGCCTTTGACCAACACATCGGGTTGCACCTCTTCGATCAATCGTTTCGGATTGTCCTCTTCAAACGAAACGACATAATCCACTATTTCCAACGAGGCGAGCAACCTCATTCGATCTTCCAAAGCAGTAAACGGACGCCCCGGTTTGAGGCGACTGACGCTGGCATCACTGTTAACGGCCACTACAAGACGGTCGCCTTTAGACTTAGCAAAATTCAGCGTGCTGAGGTGTCCGGCGTGCAGAATGTCAAAACAACCGTTCGTGAACACCAATTTGCCGGGACTGCCCTTTAATTCACGAGGGGTAACGAATTTGGCTTGCACGGGGTCGTCCTTGTGCCGCAGTTGACGAGGGTCACTGGTTCGTTGTGCTTGCGACGGACATAAAGGGAACCGGCCTCGAACGCAATCTCAGCCGCTTCCCGCACAGAGAACCCCAAACCGACCGCCAAACTCATAATGGCGACGAAACAATCACCGGCACCAATGACGCTTTCGGCCCGAACGCCACGCCCCTTGGGACGGTACTCGAACATTTTTCCGTCGGACCAACCGACAACTCCGTCACCTTCTTGGGTAATGACTACCGCACCACAGTTCAGCCTTTTGCGGAAATATTCACACTGAAACTCCCAACGGGTTTCACCGCTGAGGGCTACTGCCTCGACCGAGTTCGGCTTGAAAATAGAACAGCCGTGCCACTTGTCAATGTTTTTGCTCTTGGGGTCAACGACGGTAATGGCACCGGACTTCAAAATGTTGCACTGAAAATCCAAAGAAAATAAACCTTTGTCGTAGTCCGAAAGAATCACCACATCTTCGTCAAATTTTCGTCCCATCAACTTGGCGAGATAGTCTTCCAAGTGACTGCCGTCAACTCCGTACTGAGGCAGTTCGATGTCCCATCTAACAAGCGGAAAATCCTTGCTATAAAATCGCCGCTTGCGGGGAACGTGTCCGTAACCCGCAGCCATTTCCACCCCGGAACGAACGTCCAGACCGGCGGTTTGGAAGATTTTCGCTGATTGCGGGTCCATCAAAGAATTGAGTGAAACCGAAGCGTTGAAGTGCCTGAGTTGGTAGGCAACATTTGCCGCCCCACCCGGCAGTGCGTAATCTGGGTACAAACTGTCTGCGAGCATTACCGGAATAGGGAATTCCGGCGAGACACGTTTGACCGAAACGTAGTAGTATTCTGTCAACCATCGCATCGCCCACAATGGCGATGCGAATGTTTTTCATCTCGTTTCGTGCGAGGAATTCACTGATTAGACTCATGCAAGAATTATAGCGTCCGACGCTGATCTTCAAGCACAACGTTGCCGGAGCCGGACAGTTCGGAAATGCTGCTTTGGCCCAACTGAAGTCGAATTACTTCTAACACGTTTGGCAACACATCGTCCCAATCGTATGTGGGCGACTTCATGAACCAAACACGGTTGGCCTTTATGGAAAGTTCCATCACACCCGGAAGATCAAAAAGTGCCGAGACAAATGAATCTATCCCACCGGAACCGGACGAGTGAGAATAGTTTACAGAAAGATAATACGGAGAAGCCGGTGTTCCATTGAAAGTAACAGTCACCAAAGAAGTCGCTATGTTGATCGAACCGGAAGACACTTTCGGAGACGGCGATCCCACGTCGGACAAAGACAGCACGCTACCGTCCGAGGTGGTGAACGTTTGAATTTGCGTGTCCGTTCCAATATTCGGACTGCCGCCGAGTTGCTTGTATATCGAACCGGTCAAAGAAGCAGGGTACACGGTCGAATAAGTCAAAGTGTAAGTCTGAGTTGTCGTGCCGCCGTTCGAGATTACAGTTTCAGCAGAAACGTTCCCGACAGTGACATCAGTGTAGTATTCTTCTTTGTGATGCGATCCAACCAAATGGGCAAATCCAGCTTCAAATGAATGAAAATGCTTTGCTCGCTCGGCAACGTGTCACCGAACATATATTCGGTGAAATAGTACATTATCCCCATGTTCCCCCGTCAATTCATATTGCTGATGTACACCGTTATGTATTCATCTCCTTTGGAGAAAGTGACCTGATCGAAAGGCATAAACTGATCGTCCCACATATCCCATCGCTTGTTGTGGCCGACGAACTTAATGTGGGCCGAAACGTACAGTGTAACAAACGACGGGGAAAAATAGGGGTCACAATATCTAAAAAGGTCAAATACGGACGCCGGATCGGTGTCATCATCGTGGTGGCGTCCGGTCAAAGAAAACTTCTTGCCGTCCTTCTGAAACTTGCTTTCCAACTTGTGAAGCAAGGTGTAGAAGGACTCCATCTTTCTTTGTAGGTGTCGTCTTGCGACCAGTCAAAATAGGCATCATCGAGTTTGGTCATCACTGCACCTTGAGGCCGAGTTTTGCGGCCTTTTCGACCCACTCGGCTTGCTCACGTTTGTTGTCACTTTTCAGAGCCGGAACGGTAAATTCCGGGATCGCACTGATGGCACCCAACAGCGATTCGATCTCCAGTCGGGTCAGTTTGATAGCCCCACGCATGTGGTCGTAGTCCTCCCATGCGTCAATTGCGACCGGAACGATGGGGCGGATCAAATCCAACATTGCGTCAGCAAAAACACGAATTTCGTATTGTGCGTGACTGTCGCACCGCAGGCCCAAGAAGTGCAACAGGTTGTGCAAGTCAATTTTCCAGTACCATTCCGTGTACAAATTGACCGGAAGGGCCATGCGTGCCTGCTCTCTGGTAACGCCCTTCTCGATGGCGTCGAGATACTCAGCGTATGTAGAGTCGGCCAACTCGTCCAAATAAGCAAGAAACTCCTGGGCCGTGAACTGGTCGATTTGTTGGTCGCCGCCCTGTTTGTTCGACTTGGACTGCTTGCGAATGTTGTCGGTGTCGGGCAGATAAAAATCGTCTTTTACCACCGAGTACCGGGCCGACAATTCGTTGACGTTGGCGGTACGGTGTCTGATCCACTGCCGGGCCACAAAGATCGGCATTTTACAATGGAATTTGAACTCGACCATTTCAAATGGCGTAGTGTGCTGGTGTCGCATCAAATAGCGAATCAGCCCCTTGTCTTCGTTGACAGTTTTGGTGCCGTCGCCGTAGGAAACTCGTGCGGCCTGAACGATTGCAAAGTCCGCTGTAGCGTCTGGCACAAGACGTGGCATCGAATCGACAAGAGTGACGAAGCCCTTGTCGAGACAGGTAATGGTCTTGTTCGGCAGGTTCAGAAGTACGTCGTGCATTATAGTTCTTGCTCTCTGATTTCTATTTTCCGTATCAAACTCTGACTGTCGTTGTCGATCAAGATGACAAAATAATCGTGCCGCCAATCTGGGTGCTTGCACACTTCCTCGCACAGAGTCCTGACGTATTCACGGTAATCCAAACCGATGAACCGCCCCAAGAATTGGGCTATACGCCTCATTTGACCACGAACGACCCACGGGTTGTACACGAAAAAACTCCTGTTCAACACAGGAGTATAGTAAAGAAATCAAATATCGGGGTCAAGTCAAGAAACTATCTGCCCTTCCCAATCGTTGCCTGCGACTGGCCTTTTTGTCTTTTTTGTTTTGAATTTGACCGCCAAGGATAAACTCGTCGTGAGTTGCACGTCGAACGGGTTCATCGAACAAACGCCGAGAAAATACGGCTATTGCGTTTGTTCCGGGTCCCGACCTCTTGTATTTTTAGCCATTCCTTGAAATTCATCACATCATCGGCGTGCGCTCCCGCGCCTCCTCCTGCTGCTCCGGCCGCACCGCCGCCCTGAGCCGCTTGCACGGCCGGGGTCCAACCTTTGGTGAGGAAATCAATAAGTCCTTGGCGGTCCAGCCAATACTGACGACTGTCGGGTTTGCCCTTATTGAGCATCGTCCCGTCCTTCGTCCCTTTGTAGCTTCGATCCCCGGCCTGTGGCACCAGCCGAATTGCGGCACCGTTCTTGGTGAGCGTTCCGGGGACGATCTTCCAAGCGGATCGTTTGTAAAGCGTCTCGCCGAGTCCGAAATGGGTAGAAACCCACGGCTCGCCTTCGAGAGCCGTAACGATGTCTTGCCACTCCATTCCCATCTCGTCGCCGAGGCCACCGAAATAATCCATTTTGCCCGCATCGGTGGGCGCAGAAGAACCGCTCACCTTCTTATCCATAGAAGGGTCCATTTCTTCAAATACGAACCGTTTGAAGCCTGATAAATTAGCCCGCATATGACGTATATAAACATCGGACAATGATATTTAGGAGCCAAATGATTTCACCCGGCTTCAGCAGCTTCCGGCTACTTATGGACAGATGGGACCAGTACGTCGCCTTGGAAGACGAACGGAACTCCATCGGGGACCACTTGGACGGGAACCAGTGCATTATGTTCTTTCGACGTGGGGACGAACTCTTCGGTGCCCCCGAAGAGAGCCGTCTTGTCTTTGCCAAACTCAAGAGCAACGACGACGACATGCACCCGAACTGGAAAGACGACGCCAAGTTCAGTTGCCCTCAACCTCATGCAATCGCTGCTAGGACAGCGTATCGAAACTATGTTCGGCTCCAAGGACTTACCGGGTCTTGAATTACTCGACCGTGATATGGCGGTCGATGAATTGATGAAGAGGAAGAAAAAGCCGACCAAGAAGAAGAAAAACAAATGAGTAACTTTCCATTTCCCAAAGACGACGGCAAGCAGAAGTTTCAGTGCTTCGTCTGCGGGGTTCAATTTACCGAATTCGAGGAGTTCAAAACTCACATAGTCGAAACGCACGACGAAGGTCGAGAATTCGTCATTTGTCCCCCTCGCCCGCTGCGGTGCCCCCGTTCGGGACATTCGTATGCACTTCAAGGCCAAGCACCCCTCTGAAACGGTGCCGAAGTGCGGCCAAATGAAAGCAATGATCTGGAAGGATCAGTCGGGGAAGGACGGCAAGCTAAAAGCTAGACGACCGAAATTCCGTGAAGGATATTTGGTGTCAAACAAAAATGGCGGCAGAGAAATGCACTACCGCTCTGGAAAAGAGTGCGAGGTTTACGAGTGTCTGGAACAGATGCCGGAAGTGATTAAATATGATGTCGAGCCATTTGCTATAAAATACTCGATTAACGGCGACGTACACGAATACAACCCGGACCTGAGCATAGTATTTGATGACGGCCATGTTGAAATTTGGGAGATTAAACCGGCAAACCAAACTCATCTGGCAGTTAATCAGGCCAAATGGACGGCGTGCCAACAACACTGCGAAGCCCGTGGTTGGGATTTTGTGGTGATAACTGAGGTCGGAATTGGAAAACTCAAGCAAAGAGTTCGAGGCTTTAATGGACAAGCCGAATGACATCGAAATTCTTGACGAGCATATTATAAGCGAAAAAGGCTGCTACCGATTCGTTCGGCGATGGGTCCGGGGCTGGCACCCGGACCTGGGCCAACTTACTTGGGGATTGGCCGGAAAAGAAACGGTCATGGAAATATCAGTAATCCGGCCGACCATCGTAATTGAAATCAAACCCGACTGAACTTCTCTTTCAAATACGGCACCACGATCCTGTCGATCTTTTCGTACATTTGTTCGATGGTGCCGTCGTTCCTGATAAACAGGTCGTAATATTGCAAATCGCTTGGAAAATCGGACCCGACTTGAGAAAAAATCGGCCCATCCTCAAGGTGATTATTGCACCACTCGACAATCGGCTTGATTTGAGCTTCGGAAGGGTTCGGATCGTCGTTCATGAAACCCGGCCGATACAGCACGACCATCACCCCGCCTTTGGCTCTGACCGCCTTGGCTTCGTTAATGTACCTCGAATCGGAAATGATAAGCTTTTTGGATTCATCTCTTAGGGCAATTTCGATCCAGATGTTGCCCCTGATCTGCCGGAACCCGTCGCCAATGAACTGAAGGCTTTGGCGAATATTTTTCAAGAACCCTTCTGGGGGTTCTGGATTGCGTTTCCAATCTTCGATGAACTGGCGGTCCACGCCAAAAGAACTACAGAATATATCCTTAACGGCGTTCGCAAAAGCACTGCGATTCCAGCCGGGATCGACCGAATTTAGTCGTTCGACCAAATAGTCGGCCAGCACGTCTTTGCCATTACCCAATTGTCCGGCGATACCGATAACCTGCATCGGAAACTCCTAAAAGGGAGAATGGGTATGATTATACCGGTAGAATACTGTGAAGGAAATACGAAATGAAAAAGAAAGATATCGAACCGCTGTGCAAAAACTGTCTGCTTTACGACCATACCCGTGGTCAGTGCAAAGTGGCCGTACTGGTCGAAGGAAGGAATATCACCTTCCGGTGTTCCCGAACGACCGATGTCACATGGACGAGTTGGGTATTGAAGTTCAACAAGTACGGTGGTGGGTCGAAGACGAAAAGGGCAAACCCGCCGCCAAAGGGAATGTAAAGATAGAATACCCGGAAGGATTCTTTGGGGATGAGACTAACCGATAATGCCAATCGTAAAAGTCAATCGTGACGTACTCGCAGCACGAGTGCGTCAAAGGCTAAAACAAACTAAATCGCAAATGGTCAGTGCGCTCGCAGCCGGTGGAACTGACTGTTGGGCGAATTGTTGCAATTGTTGCAGCAGTAGTGGTGGCGGCGGTGGTGGAGGGGTTGTGGAAGTTGCACTTATTCTTGGGACGGCAAACTCGGCAGTTGGCATTTAGTCTCAGATGACTGCACAGGAGTTTGTGCTTGCACTTACCCCGACGGAGTTGGCAATCCTGGGGATGTAGCGATAACCATTTGTGCTACATCCTTCCTCCTCGTTGAAAAAAGATTGTCGAGACGGGAGAGGTAAAGAAAATGAAAGGTTTGTACCTGAGCCTCACCAATTACCCGATAAAAACAGTTCCGCTCATATGGAGCGGGGCTTTTGGCAAAGCGTGGACGACGGCACATGCTTCTTCAGACTTTACAAAGAGAACGGCCTGGAAACTTGGGTTCTCGAAGAAAACCGGCTTGGATCAGTAACTAAAACAAAAGGCGTTCCGGCGAACACAGAGCCGTTTTTCATGATGGGCAATCTGATATCGGCCGCTTACAGCAACTCGAAATTCCTGATAACGGAGTAACATGCCAAGACCGTGTGAGTGCGATACCGAAAATTGCAGACTGTGTTGGCTTTGGCACAACGACGAGAGGTACAAAACTCTCTGGGTCGAGGATTCCGAGAGAACGGAAGCGTACTCACAAATGGCGTCCGTTCTTCAAAGCGAAACAGACGCCCCGACTAGGCCGGAACGACACTACGTCATCAACTTGAAACGTCGGACGGATCGGCTAAAAGAGTTCGTCAAAGAGGCGAAGAAAACGGGATTCAGAATCAACGTATTTCAGGCCGTTGAGGGCAAAAATATCGAGGTTCCGGCATCATTCAACGGTGGCCCAGGCGCATACGGGTGCAAGTTGAGCCACATGAAAGTCCTCGAAGAGTGCATACAAAACGGGGTGAAATGTGTGGGCGTTTACGAAGACGATTGCGTGTTCCCGAACGACTTCAAAAAACGCCTTGAGAAGTTCCTATCCGCTGTGCCGCAGAACTGGCACGCTCTGTTCTTGGGCGGGCAACATATGAGCCAGCCGGTTCCGGTCGGAGAAGTGTTCAAAGCCACAAACTGTCACCGCACCCACGCTTATTGGGTGCGTGGCAGCTACATCAAGACACTTTACGATATATTCAAAAGTAGCAACGAACACATTGACAAGGCATGGGCCGGACTCCAGCCCATGCACCAGATTTACGTCCCAGAAAAATGGATGGCTAATCAGGCGGCTGGGTATTCGGACATCTACCTCACCGACGGCGAAGCCACTTTTCGCCAACCGCCCGGCACCAACTGCAACCAGTGCCAAAACTGCACAAATCAGGCAGGCACTTATCCAAGCTAAATCAAGCTGCTTCGCTTCGGACAGAATAGCGTTTACAGCATCGTCTTTCATGTTGAGCAGCTTCTTCGCCTTCGCCGGGTCCAGATCGGCCAACTCGGACACCGTTTTGATGTCGTTGTCGTAGAGTTTCCTGGCACGAGCCTTTCCAATATTTCCGACTCGACACAGGTCGATCAAATACATCGGAACGCCGTGAGCGATTCTCTGCTCGATGCCTCTGAACCACGCAGACTTATTCCACTTACAGCCCATTGAATCCAACGCAATTAGAACCTGAGACAACCGGTTGTAATCGAACTGGAAGGTTTCTCTGCATGGCGGAAAGGACGCCGCTGTTGTTCCCGTTCAAAAGTTGGAAATAACAGAAACCCGCTTTGACGGCCGCATCGTTGTAGAACCTCGTGCCGAGAAGTTCACGCACCTTCGTGTGGTACATGGACATCTCGTCCTTTTCCGCTTTAGACACGATGTTCATACGCTGACCGTCGATATTACCGAGGGCCATCGAAAGCCAGTAATCGTTGTCTTGATTCTTGTTGGCGAACAAGTCGTTGAAGTTCTTCTTCAAATCACTCACATCAAACGGACTGAAATAGAACATGCTGGCTACTTGCCCGACCGTGGTGGCACTGTACTCGCTGTTTTCTTCCCAAATGGCCCCCACCTTCTTCAACAAGTCCATCGTTCTTGTCAACAACAGTATCGTCCAGAGCCTTGTTTTGGAACGAGGCCAAGGACCGCTTGTACCAGTTGTGAACGTCGTCGTTGGTCTTGATGTATCCGTGGTGAATCTCGCTGACCAAATGGAAGGCCAAGACCTTGTGGTGATCGCCTCTTTTGAAAGCAACTGGCTCTCGATCCTTGGTGGGACTTTCAGGCGATTCTTGTGAATGTCCATCTTGCTCTCAGGCAAGAGGATATACGCATCGCCCTGCGGGTCCAGGCCGACCCGCCCGGAGCGACCGATCATCTGAGTGATGTTGTAGGTTTCGACTTCCTCAAGTCCACGGTGGACTCCGAGGATGATGACCCGGCGGGCGGGGCATGTTAAGCCCCCAAGCCAACGTCGGCGTAGCCACAATGACCCGAAGTTTGGGGTCTGTACGGAACTTCTGTTCGAGTGCGATGCGGTCTTTCTTCTCCAAGTTGGCGTTGTGAAACTCGCACGGAATCCCGGCAAGTTTACAAGCCTGCTTCATCAGTTCCCCGGTTCGCTTGGTATGAGCAAATACGAGGAATTTGTCCTGATCGTAATATTCGATGATATCCAAAGCCTTGGACACCTTTTCACCCTCGATATCGTCGTATTTGCGATACCCGTCGTAATACGACTCGTAGTGGGTGTTGAGCGGGCACGGCCGATATTTACTTCTGAGACAGAAGGTGTCTTTTTTGGTCAAGGCGTAAGAAACCCACTCGGCAATTTCCTCGACGTTCGGCATCGTGGCACTGAGCAACACGAGACGAGCGTTGGGGTTGATTTCGGTGAACTTCATCAGCCCGACTTCGAGGTGATCGCCCCGACCGGGAACGGTGAGCAGGTGACTTTCGTCAATGACGAGTGTGCCAACGTCCTTGAGCCACTCGTTCTGTTCGGCCTTGTAATTGCGACTACGGTGATTGAGCATTTCCGTACTCATAATGATGAGGTCGGCTTCGCTTCAATTCTTTTGCACGGTCTTTGGTGAGACGGTAGTCGCCCGTGCAAATTGAGATTTTCCTGTCGGCAAAATGGTAGTCCTTGTCGGTCCACTCATCAATCTTTTCTTGAGCGAGTGCCCGGAGCGGCGCAAGGAACATGCCTTTGCCGCCACGGACACGGATTTCGTGACTCAAGAACATCTCGGCAATAGTGGTCTTGCCAGCCGATGTCATGGCGGCAATCAGCCCGTTGTTGTCTTTGTCGTAACGCTCGAACACCTGACTTTGAGGAGGGTTGAACTTTTCGTACTTCCACTTCGCATAAGGGTATTCGCTCGTCGCAACACAAACGGGCTGATCTTCCAGTTTGATGATCGGCGGCATTTCACTTTCCTTGGGTTTGGTCATTAGCCTCCAGGGTAGCTAAAAATAAACAAATTGCAAGCTTGATTACGCCGCTTCGCCGAATCGTTTGGCGTATTCTTTGTCGGTATAGCGTTGCATCAAATCAACCATGTCAAACAGTTCCCAGCACGACTTGGCCGAGGCGAACCAGCGGTCTACGTCGTGGGCAGCGGAAAAGAAATCCAATGCCTCTGGGATGTCTCCAGTAAGTCTTTGGGTCAAACGACCCGTGACCCACTTCAGGTTGTCGTCAGAAAGACGCTGGACATACTCCCTTAGAAGGGTATCAGGCTTTTTCATGGTGCATCCTTATGGAAACAATGAGAGACGTTCTCGAAGAGGGAAAATTGGAAGAATTGTTGATCGCAAACTGGACGAAGTTCCTCGACCGGTCGAAATTCATGGCGTTCACCTTGCAAACCGTCCGTGATCGGATCAACTCGTTTGCCATACTTTCTGATAGCGAAGTGAAACACAAGGGCACACAAATTACAGTGTCCAGATTCCACATCGTTCCCGAAGGCTTTATCCTGTGGGCCGAGTTTGCGGTGCCCATCGACAACAATACTGCCGTGGGCACCTGTGAATTATATCTCTCGAACAAGGGCGAACTGTCTCACATATCCACTTTGGGCAATTTATATTGCCGATCAGACCACGTCTAGTCGGCGAACCGCTTCGCCCGAAGCGTCTGTGAACCGGTCTTCAAATACAAATATATCGGCGTTGTCCTCGAAACGCAACCCCATATTATAAGAATCCATACAGGCAGAACGTTTTTCTCGACTGGCGATAACCCAACAGTAATTATCCTTGACTTCCAACTCGCCGTCCTTGCCCTCTTGCGTTACGCCTATTTCTAGCACAACGCCGTCTGGCAATTTAATCTCGATCTGGCCGTGCTTCATCAGGTGGGTGACGAGAAGTGATTGGATTTTGCTCTTGCTGCTCATGTTGGACCCTCTCAAAAAGGATGCGACCGACCGCAGCCGGTCGTCCAAGTATGTATCCAACCAGAGCAAGGAAATCGCCAGAAGATGTTGAACCTAGCAGCGATTTCCCCGTCTATTCCAGAGAAGGAGAACCAAAAATGACCCCAAAGTACACTTACGATTCGCTCAAGACCGAAGTCCCCATGCCACAAGCAGTTGTGACCCTTAGTCAACTGTTTGAGAAACATGGGCACGAATTGTTCGCCGTCGGCGGGGTCGTGCGTGACTTCATGCACAGTCTCCATCACGGCAGCAAGTTCGACCCGAAAGACGTTGACCTTGCGACCGAGGCGCTCCCCTACGAAGTGAACCAAGTTCTTTCGTTCGCCGGAAGCACAAAGTCTGGGGATCAAGTGCTTCCCGAAGGGCGAGTCTTTCGGAGTGATTTCTGCCGTGATGGACGGCAAAGAGTACGAAATCGCCACCTTCCGGGACGAATACTACGACCCGGACAAGGGCGACGGACGGCACCCGACCAAAGTTGTTTACAGCAGTCCGGGTTGGGATGCCGCTCGGCGTGACCTGACTTTCAACGCTCTGTTCTACAGTTTGAAGGCGAAGGAAATCCGGGACTACAACCTTAACGCAGAGGGACGTGGTCAGGGCTTTGACGACATCAAGAACCTCGTGGTTCGACCGGTCGGAGACGCCGCCCTCAGATTTCGTGAGGACAAGTTACGCATCCCACGACTTGTTCGGTTCCACTCCCGATTCAGTTCCGGGAGCGTTCTCGAATCGCTCGATGCTCAAACCGTAGAAGCGGTTCGGAAGTTCCGTGACCTGAAAGGTGTGTCGGCCGAACGCATCGTGAACGAGTTTTCCGCAGGGTTGTCGAAAGCGATGAGTCCCATTGCTTACGTCAAAAACTACGAAGCACTCGGTCTGATGCCAGCGGTGTTTCCGAAGTTGAAGGTCGATCTTCATGATGTAGAATGCCTTGGGAATTGCCGAAATCCCAAAGCGGTATTGGCGTGGTTGCTCAAGGGCAACGAAGACATCCGCAAGAAGTTGAACGATCTGAAGTACGCCAACGATGTGTCCGACCGTGTGAACTTCCTCGTGAAGCTGCTCAAGGGGGCAACGTCGTTCCGCTTCTGAAACTTCGTGACCTTTACAAGCAACTCAAAGAAGGGGCGGAATCGGCAAAGGCTGAAATGGAGCAAGACGTTCGTGATTTCGGACAGATCGCCGGAATGGGCGTCGAATACTTCTTACAGTACCAGCCGGTCGCACGGGCGCAAGACTTCTTACACCTGAGCGGAAAAGCCATCGCCGATGCAATGGCCCAAGTTGAAAACGAGAACTTTCGGAGGGGCCAATGACACTATATTGGTCGAAGGGAATATTGAAATACAACCAGCCGGGCGAAAACGTCGGCTACCGGCTGGTTGTCGATATTGACCCCGGAATCAGTGAATACTACCGGGCTGATCCCGCTCGGTATGGTTCAACTGAACAAGCAGATGTACGCACCTCACATTTCGGTGGTTCGCAAGGAAGTCCCTCCGAACGTGGAGTTTTGGGGGAAATACGAGGGCGAAGAGGTCGATTTCGCCTACGACAACGTGATTCACCACAGTGCGACTTACTGGTGGTTGAACTGCTTCAGCAAGAGACTGGAAGAAATACGGCTGGAACTCGGATTGCCGGTCAACAGCCCGTACACCTTGCCGCCCGAAGGTTTTGCCAAATGCTTCCACAGCACAATTGGAAATACCAAAGAACACCCCCGCCAGTAAGCGGGGGTGGTTTTTTAAGAATGTCTATTGCCCGTGGTGGATACGATGTAACTTATTGTTGCATTTGGTTCGCCACTGAATGAAATTAAGCACGCTGGTTTTTGAGCGGTGCCACTTAAAAGTTGGGAACGAGAAAATACTGGATCGTCGCACAAAACTTGCCATCTTATTGCAGCATAATCAGCATCGCCTGTTTGATAGGAAGTGCCCACAGCTATTTCTACAGTCGCATTCCAAGAACAGCCTCCAGAATCACAAGATGCTACGAGAGTACCGTAAAAATCAACAAAAGGTACGGACCCTGCCCCTGAGCCGTCCAATGTCAGTAGGCCAGCCGCCACCACCTTTGGATTTAAGTCTACGTTAGAAACAGATTCTTCATCTCTGTACGCAATTCTCTTGCGTGCCGATGTCTGACCAACCCCTGTTACTGATGACGCTCCCATGTTACTCCTTTAATTTATATATGGTACTCCGACATCAATAAAAATTAACCTGACTCGGCTGCAAGTACGAGTATCGAAAACCTTCGTAAGTACAATCTTCGGCTTCGGCATCGTAGGGTGAAGGGATCGGCTTGCCATCGTCGTCTAGGCTGACCGTCCAACAGTAGACTTTTCGATTCCCCGGAACAATTCGACCAAACTCAGTTCGGCTTCGCCCAAGAACTTCTTCGCAAGCTTACAGATCAGAAAGAAGGGCAAGAAAGGAGCCGTCTTGCCGTATATTTGCAAAATCTCGGTACGATGAGTTTCGTGCTTGTTTTTGGTATAGTACAAAACCAAATCGTACCCTTCGACAGTCACATCCCGTGTCTTTATGACGTGCAAATCAGTCTCACTGGTCGGGCTGTTGAAAGGCACCAACTGCTCTCCCATCGCCCGCATTTGCTCAATCGTCTCGTCCAAACTGATATGTTGCATATTTGCCTCTCCTTAGTATATAGTCTCAATTTCTAAAGATATCGTCGTACAAAGCGTACCTCCAGATCGTTCGGAGGCATGATATTTAATCCGAAATTTAGGTACATCTCTTTGTACTGAGAATAGGCAAATTGTCGGGCTTTTTCGCTCAAAACCGATCCTTCTGATCCCGAAGTGCAATTGTGCAACAAACGGCTCAAAAACCAATTTCTAACCTGTATCAGTCCGGGAGACAACTCGTAATCGCCGCCGAGTCCCAGAACCTTGAAAACGTCGTGCGGATCGAGCCAACACCACCCGCTCATAGAATCACCTTCTCGGTATTCGGCCGGGGGCGGCAGCTTGCAGGTGCGGCTCGACAAAATGCACCAGCAGTCGCAGCCAATTTTTAGCCATATAGGGATTTTTGCAGCAATCACCCTCCATAATACGGAACTCAATTGTCTGCCGCTTACCCATTTTCAGATGGTATGTGTTCAGTGAGCCGTACTTGGAGTTGCCGAACTTTTTGATAAGCTGATCCATGCTTAAAGTCGAGTTTTCCTCGAACAAATCCCACAAGCCGATGAACTGACAGTACCGGTTCTTTTTCCTGCTGGGAGGCACCGAATCGAGGAAAACAGGCTCACACTTCACCCACCACGCAATCACAGAACACAACTGCTCAATCGACAGATCACTAACGTCTATGTGAACGTGCAACGAACACCGGTGATCGGCACTTATCTTCGGCTCATTGGAAAAAGCTTCAATAACCTTGCAAACCCGCTTCAGTCCGTGCCAACCTTTGCAAACCGGACTGCACACTTCCATCCCGCAACTGCCGTCGGGCTTTACCACCCACGAGTCGTTGTTGTGGTCGTGGCCCCATTTGTGAACGATCACTTTCTCGGAAGTCGTTTTACGCACTAGGTTTCCGACGAAGTGTATGCCGTCTGGTAGTGCGCCTTCAAAACCGGCTTGCTTCGCCCGTCCAAGGCATTTATTTCGATTTCCGCTCCGAACCGACGAACATAAGAACAATCAATATAAGGTTTTTTGTCTTCCATTGTGTTTTCCCCTTCCATTATATGTCCAGTTAAATCGAGTAAAATTGCGTATTTCCCTGGTACAGAGTATAATTCCTGTGCCGTAGGGAGGCTCATATGAATTGTCTAATGATCGAAGCAAAAGGCGGGCGTAGATTTTTCACGCACGAAGAAAATTATCCGCAACTAATCGAGTTCTCAAAAACGTTCGACGTGGAGATGTCCATAGTCAAATTGAATCGTGGCAAAGTAATGGACTTGGCTGAACTGGCACCTGCGATCTGCGATCCGAACTACCAGAACCCTCAAATCGAGTTCGAGGTACTAGAAACCAAAATCACCAAAGAAAGACGGGACCGACCGACAATCTTGAAAAATGCCGACGCCATCCGTGACTACATCATCAAGCAACTGATGAACGGGAAGGTGGTAACTCTGGGAGACTTGCGAGAAAAATTCTCGAAGCACAAATTGACGACCGCCTGTTTCTGCAATCACTTGCGGCGGTCGCTCGAAATGCTCCAAAAGATGGGATTCAGTCCGATCAAAGTCGGTGGGGGCAAATACTTCGTAGAGAAACGAATCACGACATGAATCACGACAAAATGTCGTGATTCGAGGGTCCGTTCGGACGAAAATCTCGAATCACGACACCGATCACGTCACTCGCCAGACAGTTCGGCGTCAATCGCCTCGTCAATACCGGAATCAATGTCTTCGTTGTCGCCGTCGCCGACTTCGGTTTGCTCGATGTCGCCCTCGATCTTGTAGTTCATCGCATCCCGGAACGGTTCGAGGTAAGCTTTGACCTCATCTTCCGTTTCGGCGTCGATCAGCCGGGGGCACTTCAACAGCACGTCCATCGGCACGCTGTTACCGCTATCGAGACTGCCACGGAATTTGACTTCAGACCCACCGGCCCACGGCTCTTTCACCAAGAAATAGCCCGTACCAGCCTTCTCAATGCGGCCTGAGTCCAGCAAACACGACAGCAAGCCGCCGAGAGGATTGATGCCTTTGTCGAAGGTGAGTTGGATTCCGTCCGACTCGACATAAGGCCGGTGAGTCTTGTTCTTCTTGTTCACCATTTTGACGTTGATTCCACGAATGATCTTTTTCTTGGAAGTCAACTTCTCTTCGATCTTCGCATACGTCTGAGGCCGCAACCGACACGAAGCGTAAAACTCCAGAGAGGTGCCGCCGCCGCCGGTCGTTTCCGGGTTGCCGTACATCACGCCGATCTTGGATCGGGTCTGGTTCAAGACGATGAACGTGACGTTGTTCTCTTCCATGAACGATCCGAGCTTGCGGAACTCGGTACTGCACACCTTGGCCCGTTCGCCGGGCTGACTTTTTGCACCGACGATTCGCTTGAAGTCGGCTTGGGTGTAGTTTTCTGGGAGTTGTACTTCCCGCAGTTCCCGCTCACATGGCGAGACGGTGATCGAGTCGTAAACGATTACAATGGGAACGTTCGGGCCTTTCTTCGCACGAATGGCCCGAACCACTTCGTACACCTTTGCGAACACCTTTTCCAGTGTCGGCGGCTGGTAACGGAGCATCTTCTTGAGGTCGGCGTGAGACGCCTTCTTGATGAACTCTTTGTTGGCCGAGTTTTCGGCGTCGATCAATATGGCGATGCCTTTGATCTTCTGACAGCCGAACAGAATGTTGTTGCCGAAAAGCGATTTGCTCGAAGAAGACGGACCAAAAATCTCGGTGACTTTGCCGCCGGGGACACCACCTTTAATGAACAAACCGCTGCAAATATAGTTGACCGCCAAGTTGCCCGTGTCAACGAAATAGCTCACGCTGTCGATGTCGTCTATAACCGAACCGCCGGTCGCTTCTGCCAATTCTTTGAAATACTCATCATCAATTTCGGTCGAGGCTGCCTTCTTCTTAGCCATCTCTATCTCCTTGTGGTTGTATATGCACATAAAAAAGGCCGTGTAGATTTAACTACACGGCCCAACGGGAGAGCCACCTAGATGTAGGAGCCAAGTAGCTCTCCCGTTGTGATTACATTTCGCCCAATTCTTTCATGAAATCGTCGTCGGCCAGAACGTCTTCTTCTTGCTTCTTGGCCTCGGCCTTGGCCGCAGGCTTAGAAGTGAGTTCTTCACGCACAGTTTCTTCGGCGTCAGACGGCGATGCACTCGATGCGGCCGACGGAGCGGAACGGAACTCGGCCAGATCGTCCTTGGCACCCTCTTCTTTCACGAGTCCAAGGTGAACCTTCAACTCGTGCTTCAGGACTTCTTCGTCCTTGAGGACTCGCAGAGCCGAAAGGTCGTTGAGGTTCTCGATCCAACCTTCCATTTCGTCCATCTCGCCCAACGGGGACGGTTCCTCGAACTTCGAGTTGTCGTAGTTCGGGTACTCGTTGCCGCCAGACTTGACAACGGCTTTCACCAAGCGGAAGTCACGGCCGTTGGTCGGATTGGTGATGTCGCCGAGAGGCTTTTCGCCCATCGACTGATCGCCGACAATGGCACGCATGATCTTGGCGTGTACGGTCTTGCCGCAGGAGTAAATCTTCGGGCCGACGTTCGTGTGAACCGCCCCGTTCTTGTCCTTCTCCTGACGGACAATCACGTTGTAGTAATACCGCTCAACCGGCTTGATTTCACGAGCCTTCTGTTGAAGGTCTTCTTGAGCCTTACCGTTAAGCTTTTCCGACTTCTGCCACAGGTCGCTGTAGTATTTGCAGATGATGCACTCACCCTGCCACCTCGGACCCCGGTCAGTCATGACCAGTTCCTTCGGGCAGTGGAGGCTCTTGCTTTGACCAGTCGTCGGATTGGTGAGACGGTGGGTGCGGGTGGCGCAGTAAAGCTTCTGGCCCTTCTTCCGGGGCAGAATACGCATCATGACGTAGCCGTTACGTTCCGGCAGCTTTACAAACTTGTCGAGGAAGCCGTCGCCCGCTCCCTGCTCGGTATTTACCCGTTCAGATTCGGTTGCGACTTCCGCCATATCGAGGGGTTCAAATTCCAGTGCCATTAGTTGTTCTCCGTAGTTACTGAAGGTTGCTGAAGGTTGTCTGCGGTGTCGGTCAGTCCGACGCCTCTGTTGTACCCTATATCGCTGAAAGTGCCAGAGGACTTTAGTTTATTTTTCAGATTCCTGGGAAATATTTTCGGCCACCACAATTTCCTCTTCGACTTTGGACGCCAAGCTCATTTCTTCTGGGGTGAGTTCGGCCGGAGTCGATCCTTGCCCGACCTTAGATACACCGCTCATGATTTGCTGTATTTCTTTGGCCTTCTTGTGCATGGCGTCGAGTTTGGCCTTTATTGTGGTGTGCCCCTCTTCTTCGAGCTTCTCGTTAACTTTCTGTCGCAGAGTTTGCTCCTGATCGTATTCCGCTTCGAGAGCCTCCAATATAGCAAGGTTCCTCTTGAGGCGGTCTTCGACATTGGCCTTTTTCTTTTTCCTCACGACGCAGAATAGCTTCCGGGTCATTCAGAATAGGTTCGGGTTTGCCGTTTTTGAGTTCAAATTCGGCCTGAAGACGCAGTTCTTCGGCCCGTTGCTCTTTACGGTGTTCGTGCAGGGCTGCACGTCGAACGGCCATCTTCTCCTTGACCTTCTTTCCCGTTCCTTTTTCTTTTTGAATTTTCTTTCGTTGTTCATCTGACTTACGCCTTTCGGGAATTATCACAACGCACTGCCCGCCAATATCGACGGGCAATGTTAAATCAATTGTAACAGAAATGGGTTCGCCGGGATAGATTGGCGAGAAAAATGGCCCATCAATCACCGAGGGAATATTTTCCACAACGATACGATCTGGCAGTTCCATTATCGTCGTCCAGACCGCAAGTTGGGCATATCGGGTTCTTGGGCGGCATTACCCCAATATGGCTTACCGCCGTCCCTCTGAGAAGGACTTTCTGAGAAACCAAGTTCCCTATCTGCAAACAATACAGGATCGCCGGGAACAAAATACTTGTCCGATACCAGTTGTTCTCGACCGGTATCGTCCACCATTTTGAAAACCTCGCCGATACCAGTCGGGTGCGGCTGAATCTGGAAGACGAGGGTACTTCTTGTCGGGCGTAAACCGCAAACCCTTTTGTTTTACTTCCGGCATCATCTGCAATTCGGGGCGAAAATCATGTATTTCACCACTCGAAGTTGACCACGATTGTGAGGCTGAAGACCCGGCTGAACCGGAGGCGCTTCTGCCGATACAGTCATGTGCTGCGGAATCTGTTGGGCGTGCTGCGGAATTTCGTGGAAGAGTCGGCTGAATCGCTTCACTGACCGTTACGGGATCGTCGTCATCGAAAAGAAACTTGCGGTTCTTGAGGACGATTCCGCCAGCTGGTTTCACGGAAAGTGACTTCCTTCTTGGCGAGTTCAAATATCTCAAAACCGACCACGAAAATGTCCCGCCGGGCCATCAATTTAATGATTTCCGACGCAAGTTTTTCGAGCGGCACGTCCTCGAAAGGATCGCCCACCTTCTTCTTCTTGCTCTTAGTTTCTTCTTTGTTGTAGCCCTCGTCTGCTTTTTCGTGATAACTGTATGTAATTTCGTATCCCATTATTGCACCTCTTCCGCCGCTTCGGGTGCCGGTTCCTCGGTCTGAGTCTTCGGCAAGTTAGATATGTCGATGACCCCGTAGAAATTTGAATCAATCAGCTTCTTCCCGTAACGTAACCACAAAATGTTGTGCCACTGCTGTTTCTTGTCGTCCCAATCAAGCTGAACCGAAAACGGTACATATGGACAGTAAAAATATCCTGCGAGATAGTGCTGCCTATTGTCCTTGTGGCCCATCAAAATCGAACCTTCGGCGGGATATCGGGACTCAAATACTTTCCATTTTTCCCTCAACATCCCACGGTATGGACCGTCGGCCCATTCGCTGAGAGATGGGCGAAGCAGTTCTGCCACTTTTGGAGAAACCACGATCCAGTTCGCCTCACGACCTTTGATTTTGGCACCGATATATGCAGCTCCATGCCTTCGATCAGATTCGCCAAATCCTCCGGGTCTTTGTACTCGGCTTTGGCCGAACTCCCGGCATTGTTGGTCAAATCACGAATGACTTCGGACTCGCAATCGTAAGAATAAGTCTCACAGAACCGGGCAACCTCTTCGGCTTCCCGGTCCAGACTAAATTGTCCTTCTTCGTCCAGCCGGTTCATATTCAACCAGTCCGTCCCAACCCATCTCGTCTTGGCAGTAATTACCAAACTGTTTTGACGCTCGTCCAAACCAGTGTAGTAGAACCGATCCTCTGGCCTCGAAATCACCTGAACCGATACCAAAAGCATGGGGCAAGAAACTGCCAAAAACACGCCGTACCACGGGGATACTTATCCGCCTCATCTGGGCGGTGCTGTAATCGGGTTCCGGCATTCCTTCCGAAACCTTCGGCTCTTGCCATCCGTCTTCGTTAAACTCCAACTGATTCTGCATCAGGCGAGATAGCTGGCGACCGATATACGGGTCGGATATTCCGCCCAAAAGACCGGTCTTGGCCCACTTTTCGGTGTTGGCGAGAGATTCTTTAATGTAATTCTCGCTGAAACTCAATGATCGGAGACTCGCCGCATCACGCAGCAGGTACTCCTTTAGTTCGTCTTTTTCATCCTCTCATCCTTTACTTTTGAACGAGGCCGGTCCCGTAACGGGTTTCAAACACCGTCGGCTCTCGACTCTTGCTTTCACAAAAAGCTCTGAACGCATCTCTGGCCGGTGTGTGCCGGACAATGTATTCCGCCACAATAATGCCGTTGGCGGATAAATGATCCCAGAAAAAATCCAGATAGGTCAAATGCTTGTCGAAACCAACCTCGTCATTAAGTATGACCAAATCTAATGAATTTGGTGATATTTTTTCCGTGAATTCGGTATCCGTGAAGTTGCCGACGTGGATATGGAACTCGCCTTTGTAGTTGGCTTTGACGTTAAGCGTTCCGAGTCGGGGAGAATAGTATTCTTGTCGGCGTTCTTGGAACCCGACATACTTCTTTAACGTTTTACAGGATTTCAGGAAGCAAGCACTAAGCAGGCCGAGATTGAACCCCACTTCTACCATTGATTCCGCTTTCAGGAATTTGCCCAAATGGTAGTAGAACATAACATACTTCGGATCAGCATAAGCGGCAGTCTTGCGAGAAGACTCATCCAACACACGCATTCGATCAAGCAAAATTCTGCTGCTAAGTATCGACTTATCAAGACAGTCATCTACATATTTTTTAAGTTCAACTAAGTCAAATTCACCCATTTAGCACCTTCCAAACTGAAGCCTGACTGATTCCTACCTTCGCTGCAATTTTTCTCTGTGATAAATAAGGTGATAATTTCCTGATTTGCTCCTTAATCTCATCTGTAACAGTCGGTTTTGGACCGGGTTTATCATTTGGGGCGACGTAATTTTTCAAATCAACTTTATACGCCAAGCAATCCCAAATTGCATACGGCTTAACCATCTCAGTTAAAGCCAAAAAAGACCGGTTTTTGTAAACTCTCAATCTAGGCTGATGATTACCGTTGCTGTTTTTTCAACACTAACTTTAGCTTCAATATCAAATAACCTTAATTGATCTGACAAATACCGACATTCATCTAAGGTGAAACCGTTGGTGCAAAATCCGGCTCGATGACGGCTCACATCAATGTGACCATCATCGAAAAACCAAATGGCTATAATCGGCGGCGTCAAAACAAATCCAGAAGGAATGACTTTCACCCCATTTTTGTACCAGATACTTTTCAAAGCAGTGAAATATGGATGACGAGAAGTGTACATCCAACAAGACTGCAACTTAGGCTTAGTCACATCACTTACGATTTTTCCGCTGACAAAACTAATTCCAGAAGTTTCTTTGTCGAAAATATTGCTACTGTACGGAAGCAATTGCTCGTACATCCACTGCAAATATTCCCTTTTGACAATTGCTTGATTTTTCAAAAATCGGGCATTGCCACTCGGCCCACTGTGAAGGCAGCCGTCGCCGAGCAACGATCCAGCAATCAAATCTGATTGCCAAGTGGTTAAAACGGGAAATTCTTTGGTCATACAACTACAGTAGTATGGCCGGTCTTTTTGTGGTCAATCTGGAAAAGGAAGGCCAGACAACGAGTCTGGCCTTCCTTGCCCTTGACTGGTTTTTACCAAGGTGGGCGATGCTGGCCGGTGGCTAAAACCATCCCAGCCCTGTGATGGCTCGTTCCCTCCACCGGGCGAAGATCGGTCATCCTCACAGACAGACCGAACGTCGAACTCCCCGTGGCTGAAGACAGCTTGGATCGCTCAAGGACACTATATGTATCAATGCGAAAAGAAAAACAAAGCTGGCAAGAACACGTTATTCAAGTGTCTGGTAAAAAAGCGTGGGAAAAAACCTGTATCTTTACGGCAATTCTGGGAACGTCGCAACAAAGTGTTGGTCTCGGCGGCGTGTGGGTGGCCTCGGCGACATCATCATGCACAGGATGATCTTCGAGGACTTCCATCGGATAATGCCGGAAATCGAACTCACTTTTTGTTGCCCGCAGGAATACCTTCAAATCGTCAAGGATCACCCATTCCTGCACGATTGCTACGACTACCTCTATTCCAAAAATGAAGACTATGGCATAGTTTATGACACCACAACCCGGTGTCGAGTATACGAGGCTTCGACGGGAATAAACTGTAGCGTCAACAGAAGCGACATCTGGGCCGGAAGTTGCGGCGTAGAACTTCAGAAACACGATATGCACCTGAAAGTGCCGACACCTTATTTGTTAGAAGCCAGAAAGCTAATCGGCGACAAACCGTCGGTGTTATTCGTTCCGTTTACGAACAACGGAACTGAAAAAATCTGTTTGACAATACAGTTGTTGATGTGGTTATCGGCCTTCAAAACAGGGGATTCAATGTAGTCGTTATGCACACCGATCCGCCGCCTCTGTTTCAATTGCTCAATTGCCAATCTATCGTGACTGCCGATCTGATGACGTGGAAATCGGTAATCGCCGCCGTCGATTACGTCATTTCTATCGACACAGCGGCTTTTCACTTGGCGGGCGGAATGAAAAAACCGCTGATCGGCATATTCAGTTGGACTAACGGCAAAGTGTACGGAAAACACTACGACTTCATGCTGGTACAGAAACACAAAGACTGTGACCCCGACTGGTGCGGGCCGTGCAACAACTGGCAAATGTGTCCGAAAGTCCCGCTGCACCATCCGAAGCCGTGCGTGGCAGAAACAAAAGCCAACGAAATAATGAACGCCTTCGACTTGCTAGTTAAAAACAAAAGCAAACCGTTCGCCTACTCACTGCCCGTTATTCGCTGACCTGTAGTAGAAAAACTTCGGCAGTTTGGGCGGCTCAGATACCCAGATTTTCTCACCAATATATCGTCCGTATTCCAAAGGTTCGTGGGGCGGGTAAGGTTTATCGTTCTTTCCCCACGGTTCGCCTTCGGTCCTGATGCCGTGACCGATGTAGTTCCCACACCGGAACATCGGCCACACTACTTCCGCCAAAAATGTTCGTCAACCGCCAGTTCCTTTCGGACGGCGTCTTTGTGACCACGGAAATCCATCCACCGCTCGAACATCTCGTACAGACCCGGCAGCCATTTCCGGCCCCGAACGCCCACATGCCGCTACATATAGGGAACCGCCAGTGCGTCACATCGTCGTGCATGACGTGCAGAGATTTGCCGGAATCCAACCACTCGCCCACCGCCTTGGCTTCTTTGTCGCTCAAACGAGAGTCTGCGTCACGAAAATTACGGCTTCGTTGTCTTCGTACAACGGCCGATACCTCTGCAAAAGGTTTGACCAACAGTAAGTCGAGCCGATCTTCGTCGGGGCAAACGGTACGACCTCACAAATGTCGTCCATGAACGCCAGATCGAATGGGCCGGGCACGCCTGTTCGCAATACACCCGCACTTTCCAGTCCGGGTAGAAGCGGGCGGCGTTCTTGACGTTCTCACAGATGCCGACGTTGTAAATTGGGTCGTCGCCCCACAGGACGTAACTGATGATCTTTTTCATTTGTCTTGGTGGTAAATGGCACACAGCACCCCGGAGTGTCGTAAATCGTCGGGAGGTGCAACTGAGACACGGAATAGAACCGACACTCGGCGAACAACGTTTCCCACGCAATTTTCGTCATGCAGGTAATGTGCGTGGGGTCGTTTCGGGAAACTTGCAAAAGAAATCTTCACCGTCCCGCAAACACACGGGAATCCGAACGATCAGATACCGGGTCTTGACGTTTCGCAAAAAGTGCCTCACGTCGTCCGGCTTCATGTGTTCAAACACGTCAAGGGCGGTAACGGCCTCGTACCACTCCCACGGCCCGATGGCCTTATTGTAATCGGTCGTGAGGTGTTCTATTCCCAGAACGGAACTACCGTGTTCGACCGGCCAAGGTGACGGATCGTACCCGTAGGTGAAATATTTCAGATTTTGCAGGGACTTGACCAAGAATCCGACCCCGCACCCGAAATCGAGAAGCGGGGCCGAGCCGGGCATGAACCGGAGGAAATTTTCGTGCAAATCCAGAGCCAGCTTGTCGTACTTGACCGCTCTGGAAAGGTAATCCTTGTAATTGCCGGACTGGTAGTAGGCGGAAGGATAATTTACGGGAAATTCTTGTCGGGAATTTCCGTCACTACTGCGTGTAGGAGTTCGTTGTTCGGTTGGTAAAAACATAGCTTACAAGTTTCCTTCCAGCCACGACCACAGTTCCCCTTGACGGCGTAAGGATAACCATGTTCTTGGTAGTGCTTGTTCAATCGAGAATAAGCATCCACTATATCCTGAACCTCGCACAGAGCAAAGTCGGGATCGTATGTTTGCTCCGAAAACAACACATGGCTGTTGCAGATGTAGGCGTAATACTTGCCGTCACCCTTGGGTGACGCCGCCACAAATGGCCGGATCATGCCGACGTAACAGCCGTGATCGAACGGGAAATCGTTCAGACCCACGTCTTTTACGAAGAACTTTTTGTGCCGGTCAACTGCGTCGATCACGCTCTTGAACTTTTTGCTGCTCTGATCGTTGTATCCGGTAATGAGGGAGTTCCCGGCGATCCGAACGAACTTGATCCCCGGATGCAATTCTACCAAACTCGCAATTTTCTCAATGGTCTGTGGGTCGGTTCCCTCGTAGTCCCGTCCCGTCCGACAACCTTTCGCACCGTCATAGATGATGTAGCTGAAACCCAACTTCTCGTAAGGGAACCCGTTGAAGTCGTAGTCTTCTGGCCGTTTCCCCTCGTCCAACTTGATGAGACTCACCCTGAGCCAGTTGATTTTGTCGTACAAAATCGGGTCGAGCCGGGTCAACTTTTCACTGTTGGTAATGATCCCGATGTCGAGTTTCAGATCGGCGGCGAACCGGATGATGTCGTTGATATTCTTGCCGGTTTCTTTGCACTTATACAGCATCGGATTGCCGCCGCCCGGTTATCTCAATGCTCTTGGCTCCGAGCGACTTGAAGTCTGTTATGCACTTCTCGATCATCGACCACGGCATCGAACTCTTGTACGGACGGTAGCCGACCGCACAGAACGGGCAATCGCTGTCACAAACCTCCGTGGGGCAGATTTGAACCTGGACTGGGAAGAACTTCCGGTCCTTCTGCATCGAGTACAAAAGGTCGGTGTGCTGAAGCAGTTTGGAGGTTCCCCAAGTCGTGTACAACTCGGACAACTCTTTGTGCTTGTCGCAACCACCGGCTTTGATGACGTTCAGACTGACGGCCATCGCCCCTCCATGAATGCTTTGAATTCATTGTAATTATAACGGGCAATCTCGAACGCCAACTGAAGAACTTCCTCGCCAAGCTGATTAAGCTTGAAACAATTGACAGCAATATCGACCCATTGCAAATTAGAAATATCGTTGCTGCCATTTCTGGCTCTGGGCAAGATGTGGTCAATAGAAGCATTTGCTCCTAGTCTTACATCTCGGCCCGTATAAACACAAATATATCGCTGATTTTCCAACAACTGCTTCAACTCCGGCCATCGTTTTTGATCGCCCCAGAGTGTGGTAGCAGTTTGTTTCAAAAGACAAACTTCGCACTGTTGTCGATCTTTGCAGTGAGGTAATTTGCCACATTTTCTACACAGCCCGTCTCGCAATCGTGCGTCGGCTCTCTGTTGCCCTTGTTCTTTATGTTGTTTGTAGTGAAATTCGCATCGTGTCATACCAGGAGAGGCTGGTTCGCCGCAATAAACGCACAAATCCTTTCCATCCTCCTTTTGAGGACGGTTTCTTTTTGTTTTTGTTTATATTCTTCAGACCCCATATAGGCTTTATGGAGATCGTAGTGCTTTTGACAACGAGAAAGAAACGGCAAAGCGGCTCATTGCACTCACTGCAAAGGCCATCGGCTCGACGTTTAGCTCGGCGTGCTTTGTTGCTCATGATAAACAGCGACCTTGCGACACCATTCTACGAATTCCGACTCTGGTTTATCCCACTTCATCCATTGAAGCGTTTTGTGAATCCATTGCACGTTTCCAGCCACATATGGCTTCTTGCTGTCTATTCTGTCAAGTGAGGCCGTGTAGTTGTAATGTCTATCGTCATCGTTACATTTTGGCAGCGTTATAGGTGTGCCTGTCAACGCACACAATCCCTGTTGAAACTCGAACAATTCGTACAGGTATTTCGCCTCAACGTCAAAACTAATGTCTCGCCGCTCGGCGTCTCGTTTAATCTTGTAGATCATGCTACCAGATACGTCCTTGTATCCTTTTCGACGACTGCATTTTTCCCCAGATGGGAATCTGTTGCAGCCGCAAGACTTCAGTCCATTCTTCTTCGTCAACCTTGACGGTGGAATCCACAGTGATTTGCCGCAGTCGCACTGGCATTTCCAACTGTGTTTGATTTTCCCACGTCTTCCGACAATAACAAGACGACCAAATCTTTGCCCTATGAAACACTCCATAATTATCCTCCTTGGATAAATGGAGTGTTCACAGAACAATTCTGCAACTATTCCCCCAAATTTAGGTAGTATTCGGGTGGATGCTCCTCAATGGGGATACCGGCCTTGTGGAACAGCCACCGGGAACCGTGGCTGTAATCGGCTCCCCAATCAATGACGTACACCCGCTTGATCCCGGCGTTAATGATGAGTTTAGTGCATTCGACACAGGGAACCCCACACCAACAAAAGAGGCAGCACCCGTGCAGGTCGTCCGAACTGTTGACGATTGCGTTCGTTTCGGCGTGGACACAGCTACACAGTTCGAGGCGAGTGCCGGATGCCGCCCCAATGATTTTGCGGGGGCAGGTCTTACTCCCGCCGAATTTGTCACAAACCATCTGGCACTGTTCGGAGTCGGATTTGTCCCAACAGTCGGCAATTTCAGTAGCTTTGAGAACCTTCTCTTTTCGAGCATCGTCAACTGCGGCCAAAACACGTCACGGAGGTATTCGGGTTCGTCGCAGTGCGGCGTCTTGCGGGGCGGGCCGTTGTAACCCGAACCCAACACTCTGCCAGAACCGTCGTCGTAGGCCCGAACCACTACCACGCCGATTTTACGGCTGTAGCAAGGGTTCTTGTCTTCGCCCACCAGCTTGGCAAGTCTCATGTACTTGCCCACGAACTTGTCGGAAATCATCTTTCACCTTATGGTCGTGATGCAATGTCTATGGCTTTCACCGTCAGAAACATAAACGCCGCACAAGCGAACGTTATCGCCCAAACAATAAGGGTAAATTCCAAACCGTAAGCCCAAACCATCAGGCCCAACATGCCGAAAAAATAAGAGCCAACCAAAACCAAGCGAGAAACTTGGTCATCAGTAATCTCTCCAGTGATCGTCTTCAGCGGCGGTCATTACCTTGTAACACCACCAAATGGCTCCGGCGATCCACACCGGGATAAACAAGGCCCAAAACCACCACTTGTCCATAAAGTCCATGATGTCACCCGAATACGCAACTTCCGGTTCTGAAACAACCGTAAAGTAATAGTAGGACGAGGATCAGGAAGCACCAGCCGCCACCTCTAAACAGTTTCTTTATCATGGGTAATTACTCACTTCGTTTTGGGTTTCTACCCAAACATGCGCTCCACATGATAGTGGGCAATCCGGCGGTACACTATGCGGGCGACTTCAACGCCGTCCTTGTCGTATATCACGACCTCATGCCCGTACTGGCTGTCCTTATACGATTTTACCGGTGATAACCGGATCACGAGTGCCATTTTTCCGGTTAGCTTTGATTTTGTGTTGGCTCACATGGATATATTTTTTCACAAATCCCTCCCAACCCATGTTAATCAAATCTCGAACCAGTGTGCCGGTGATCCCAAAAAGTCCAAAGTGATTCTGTCCTTCCTATCAACGATCAGGCATTCAACGTTTGTGGGTTCCATTTCCAGAACGTAAGCCATTACGGTTTCTGGATCGAACTTTGCACAAGAGTACACGTCCAATTGGGCCAACGGAGGTTCTTGTTTGTCCCAACAATGGATAGAAACGTGCGACGTTTCGATCATCGCTATGCCAGCTATTCCGTTGTTCCCTTCGGCTTCCACATAATCAACGTGAGGCCCGCCACTCTTACACAACTTCATTCCAATAGCGTTGACGAGTCTGCGAAGCCAATCTTTTGTTTTTTCTACGTCGGTAAAAGGCTTGCTGACATTACAACGAACAATTAAATGCTTATGTTCCACTCCCATTTATTTGCCCTCGTTCGCTTCGGGTTCACAGTAGAAAAGGCCACGACGCATGGCATCGTGGTAACAAAACGATCCGGCAATGTCACGGAAATCCAAAGGCTGGTTTTCCATCACAACACGATAAGCTTCTCGCATCTGGAATGCGGCCACGTCGTAAGACATTTGACCAATAGCCGTTCCCAACCCCGGACACAACACCGAATTGATGCCGACGCCGTTCATTCCCCGAACAATACGAAGGAACCGCACGCATGGCGAGATAGGCGTTCACAGTCCCGACGATGTTCATCGGCACTCGCATCGTCGGGGCCGAAATCAGATACTTAAAATCGGGATCGTTGTCAATGAGAATGCAAACGGCATCCCCTACGGGCAGTTCACCGTCGTATAAATCGAAAAGGTGCTTCTGGAGTTTTGCCTGAAGCCCCCAGCCGAACCGCTTGGAATAAGCAAGGTCGATCCCGCCGTTCATGAACCCGAACGAATTGGCCGGAGACACAATGGCATCGGCTTTAACGTCAAAAATATCCCCGCACCCGATTTCGACATTTCGGGAACGCCTCGGAATTGAGAATTCCAGGCATCAACCATACCCTGGTTACGGTCACGCAGAATTAGTTTCATTGAATCCTCAGTTGCAAACTAACATCATGGATTACACTAACCAAAAACATAGCCAAAACAGTAGCGGCTACCATTTGGTCATCAGTCATTTTCGACAAACCAGTTCCTCGAACTCATCAGGCGTCATGGTCGCCTCTTGCCGGGTAAAAACGAAGCGATACCCGTCTTCATAAGAGTCACCAACCTTGAAATATTTGCGTTCAACTCGTTCCGCCACAAACTTTTGCGACTTCAGGAACAGATGAGATTCGAGACAAATGTCAGACACAACGGTGTCCAATTTGATCGCCCTTTTTCTTCAAAAGACTTTTTGACCGAATTAACCAGTTCTTTCGCATAGCCCTTTCGCCGGTGGGCCTTATCCACGGCCACGTTGACAAGTGTAATGCTGTTCTTGTTAATTTGATAGATGATAAACCCAACAATTTCTCCGTCCAAGTCAACGGTCAAGCCCCTAGTGTGCTTCTGTTTGAAGCAGTCCCGAAACGTCTCTTCGTCCCAAGGATCGGTATAGCAGTCGAACTCAATCTTGAGGATCGAGCGGGAGTTCTTGTTGAAGTTGAGCGGACGGATCGCCGGGATTTTCATCGGACACTCCCTTTTGAGAATACTCTTGTTTATCACAAATCGTATTTCCGGGCCATACCATCTTGCGGCGATTTGCCAGCCATTTGTTGACCATTTTCCATTGCTCGCTGTAGCTGTGGAAAATCAGTGACTCCCGGCACCGGTTCACATCGTCGGGCCTCTGAATGTTATACACGTCCTGCTTCCAGAAATACCCGGCCTTTATGCCGCTCGGCCGCAACCAAAGACGCAGCCACTTCTTCACGGGTCCAACCGTTCGCATAACTCCACACCCACTCGGCCAAAGGACTTGGATATTCTCGATTTGGGTGGTAAACACCAAAGTCCAACGGGTTCAGTCGTGCAAGAGCTTCCGGGAGCCTAGAAAACATGATCTTGTGGAAACCCTTTTTGAACAATTGCACCCCGGAATTTTGTGGGTGATAACTGCCGGGGAGGAATTCCATTTTCCAGCCCTTTTGGTGTATCCACTCACTTTCGGCCGCAGTGTAATCGAAATCGTATTTGGAAAATAAATCAGCCACATCTCCGTTCACACAACGTGTCCACGTCAAGATATAGAACCTGATCCTCTTCGAGTTCACCGACCCAGCACTTGTTCATCGGAAAATACGACCGGTCGGAGGGATGATTCGTCTTGTGAATAATGGTCGCCCCAAGTGCCTGGAACCGTTCGTCCACTTCCCGATATTGACTGTTAATCAAAATGATCTTTACAGGAATATTCTTGTTGTGTTCCCGCAACATCCTCAAGCTGGTCAAACCCATTTCGACGTAATCGTGCTTGGGCCAGTCGTCTACCGGATGACGGGGGCGAGTGTCGTTAAGGACGTAAACGACCGTTCGGTTCGGTTTGTGGAACGGGCACTTGAGCATTTCGGGTTTCGGCTCTATCTGCCCGGCGCACATCCTTTGTTTTTCTTTGTAATACGTCGTTGCGTCTTTGGTCCGATCAGGGGCGTACACCTGCTTGCCGCCGTGTGCGAACTTCTTTCGTTGAACTGAGTCCAATACTCGAACACCCGGTTCGCCTCCGGTGTGTCCCTGTTGATGATTTCTTCGCTCAACTGCCACTTTTCCGCATAGCTCTCACGGCGAACCGGAACCAGTTGAGCAAATGGGGTGTCGGTGCGAAATTGGACCCATTCGTCCTTGCGATCAAATACGACATTGGCCCATATGTCTTGTTGCATCCAGTCGGTTTCGAGGATGCCCTCCATGACGTGACAGGGCTTTGTCGGAAAATTGATGGGACTGCGGATGTGCAGGCTCCATCCCGGCGGCGTCTCAAATATGTTACCGGTCCAGAACTGAACTACGCCCTCGTCAACCGTGCCCCAAGAGAACTTGTTCCGCCCTGTTCCGCCGGGCACCAAACGTCCGGGTGTACGTCGTCGGTCGGGGTCAAAAGTGATCGCAACAGTGGCGGCGTCGGAGTTGGTCAAATTCTTGGTGAAGTTTGACCTCGAAATTGCTGCCGCCAGTGCCAACAAATATCAACGTCAACAGCCGGGTACATCCAAAATCCCGACTTGTTGGCGTAGTGTATAGGGCCGCAAAATTTGAGTCCACCTTCGTGAGCGGTTCCCTTCAGAGTTCGCTCGGCAGACTCAACACGGCAAGAATTTTGTGGCACTTCCAAACCTTGAGGTTAAACGGTTCCATTTACTTCGGGGTTCCATCTTCAGAGTGAGTGTCTTCCCAAACCATCGGCGGCTGACCTTCGTACTTTTGCCTGAGTTCTTCCAACAGAGCCTTCTCCTTGGCTTCGACCTTCTGTCTACGCTTTTCCTCGTTCTTCCGTTGCTTTTCCTTTTCCTTTGCAAGACGTGCCTCGCCCTCAGCCTTTACCTTTCGGGCGTCTTCGAGGTACTTGGTCGAGGACGTTAACCGGCATGTGGTCTTCGTTGTCGTGCAACAATAGCAATTGAGGCAAAGTGTCATAGTTGCCCCGCTGCCGTTCATGAAAACCGTAATTGTTAACATAGCCTTGAAGAACTTGATATTCCTCGGCCGTCACTTCGGTCCATTCGGTAATGCCCTTGACGATCCAACGTCGCATATCTTCATCATAGTCATAATTCCCGCCCCAAACTTCGATGATCTTCACCTTGTACTTCTTCATGCCCCTCTCCTTTTTGGAATGTTGAAAATCATCAGCACGTCTTCTGGTTTGCCGACATTTTTCGAGTATGCGTTCCAAATCTTCAAATCCAAATCGGCCGAGTTTCATTTCGGCGACATCGCACAAATACAAATAAATCAGCCTCAAGTTCCTTGTACCTCTTCTTGCCCGGCGTCCCTTGGGAACGTCGTAGCCCATGTCGTAAAGGAACTTCAACAAATGGGTGTCAACGCCCGCCAGTCGTTGGTTCGGGCGACTGTGAATCAAAAAACATCGGGCCGTTTTGGGGCCGATACCGGGAATCGCTTCAAGATCGTCAACGGTGCAAGTTTTCAAATCCAGCTTGGCCGATATCAGGGCTTTGAACGTCCGGGCCTTGCTGTTGTAGCAACCGATGCCGTGATTCCGCATCTGTTCGGGCAGAAGCGGTATGGCAGAAATTATCTCGAACGGCGTCGGGTTGGCCGATTTGCAAAAATGACGGAAAGTCTGCAAGAGGTTTTCCAGACACTTGGCGATGGTGACGCCGTTCTTTCCGGCGGCGCACACCCACCAAAGCAAAACTTCTTCGAGTTGTCGTTCGTTCTGACTGTAGTCCGTAATGTTGGTCGGGTCGATCATGACGGTTCCCAAGGATCGTCTATGGTTCTTCGTTTCTTCACCTTTGCGGTCCCTTCGGCGATCATTTCTGATCAGACCGAGGGACACATAGTTCATCAAAACGTCAAAATGCGGCGTGTCGTCGGGCAGGGTTCGTGTCTCCCCGGTCGCATGTGAAAACACAAACTGGTCGAAAGATTCAGATACATCGACTCTTTGCGTATCGAGCGGATTATCACAACAATGGCTTCCCAATGAGTTTGACCTTTTTAACCGCTTTAGATTTGCGATAAATGTCCATGACCGACATCTCGTATTCGTACAATTGCTTGGGTCTTTCGTAGTCGCCGTTCAGGTAGCAGATCATCATTTCTCGCTTGTGCGCCCGACCTGGGAAATGCACAAGCAAATGATCCGGCTGGTGGTCGAACATGGTGGAGGCGAACAGCTTTCGCTCGACCACCTTTGATCCGCTTAGCGATAATCTTCTCTAGTGTCGTAAAGGTAGTGAAACGACGACTGCTCAAAATACATTCGGCCGTCGCCTCCTGAGAGAGTGCCAGTATACCCCTCGGTAATGAACTGGAGTTTGGTTCCAATAAATCGTGAATAAATGCCATTGTCCACGGAGTATTTCTGACCAACATCCCGCCGGTGGACAAGTGCCCCTCTCGGGTTTTCAGGCACAATTAGATCGTAATTTCTTCGTCAGACATACTGACGCACGTCACGGGACATATTTGTGAAAATGGCGTCAGTATCGAGATAGAAAATCCAATCGTAATCGGGTAAGTGTTCACCAGTCCCTGAAATCGGCCCCAATTAGGCTGCCTGCCTTTTGGCTCCAAAGAACCGACGCCGAAACTGTACCTGATAAAGTCGATGCCAGTGCCGATTGCAATATTGACCCGGTTCGGATCGGATATTTCGGCGATGCGGTCGTACTTGGCGTCGCGGGCGTCGATGCGGAGCAAACTGCTGTGAAGGCTCCCAAGGATCGTCAATGCTTCTGTACCGTCTGGGCTTGACCTTGATTTCGGTGAACGTCCGGGAAAACGTTTCCGGGTCCAGCACCACAGGGGTTTGAGCCCAAAGGGACATAGGGACAAAATATCGGGTGACCGCCTGTGGGTTCCGCCAACGTCCCCATCGTTCCGCTTGGCTTTACAGTTAGTGGAATTCCCACCGGCTCTGCCCAATGCTCCTGAATTTTCTCTTTCGCACCTTAGCCAAACATATTTTGAACTATATTGTACTTCTTTGGTTTGACCGGAGTCAAATCGGCGAGAATGCCCTTGAACGGATCAGAATCGTCAAGTGGCGGGAATGGCGGGAGCGTGTCATCACGGGAGCGTCGATCTTAATCGTCCGATCCTCGAAGGCCTTCCATCAACGGATCGGACCTAAGCTTTCTCGTATCCGGGGTTGTTGCCGGAGTCGGTCATTTGAATACGTCCTCGACAAAGCCACAGGGGTGCCCTCATCGGGCATAGGAGTATACGGCTGGTCCGTCTCGATGACTGGTTCCCGACTCTGGGCGCTGAACTCGGCCCGAAGAGTGTTGCCCCGGTTCCCGCCGTTTTCTGTGGTTCTTGCTCCAAGCCTGATGTGCTGCGAGAGCAAACCGACAGTTTCACGCCGCTCAGTATATTTCTTGCGAGCGGCGATCACTTCCGGGTCGGCGGTGGCTTTAGCTTTCGGCGTACCTGTCCGTGTTGCCTTCGTCTTTGCACTCGAGGTACTTCTGGCTGTACAAAGCTTCGGCGTCAATTTCGGCGTCGAGCATTTCACGCCGGGCCATTTCTTCTTGCTTGCCGAAATAGTCGATCCAACCGTACTCGTACTCGAAATACCGAGACAAAAGTGCGCTTGCTACCAACTCTCATGTTGGTCGGGTCATCGAGAACGACTTCACGACCACGAACAGCGACGATAATTTTCTCTTCTGGTGCTTCAGGCATTGGTTCCTCGTTCGTTAATGTGAGTGCCTTCGCCGACCTTGCAACGCCTGACGAGCTACTTCGCCGTTATTCAAACACAGCGTCTGAACAGTCAATGCGACCTTGATCGCACGCCCGCACATGCGGGTTGCCCCGCCAACAGGTCGGATCGGCATAGCAAAGGCTAGGGCTTCGCTGATATTTCGCAATTATTTTCGCCTTTGGTCAAGTATCTCATCATTCACCCCGCAATTCCTCTTCGGAAGGTTCGATGGCTGCGCTGGGCTTAAATCCACGCTTGGACTTTTGTTTCTGCCTCGCCGGGCACGGCGTCAGATTCGAATCTCACCGGACTTCTTATCTTGCATCATATTCATCGACTCTCCCCGATACTTCATCCTGCTTATCTCGAAAATGTCAAGAGTACCTAGTTTGTAATCGAAGCCCATTCTGAACGGGAACCGGGACCGGCCGTTGCGGTGCTTAATCACGAACCCACGCCCGACTTCGGCGTCCTTCTCAACAACTCTGCTGGTTAATGCTCCAGAAAGCGTCAAGAGGCTTGAACTGGTCGAACGCCGTGCCGATATTCGATTCGTCAATGTACTGGCGAATCTCCAGCCGGGCGGCACCGGCGCTGGGCTGCAAAGCGGTGGTCGCGCAGTGCTGTTCCTCGATGCCGAACGCTCTCAAGTCGCGCAAAATTTCGTAAGCGGCTTCGTACTTCTGTTTGTGTTTCCCGGTGTTGAATTTCATTTCGCCGACGTAGTCAATAATCAACAGGTTCGGCTTCCAACCCCGGAGCGACAACTGGTTGTAGTAGGCCCGAATCCCGTTCACGTCCAAAACGCCGCCGGGGAACTGAGTAATCATCAACTGGTTCGGGTCGGCTTTGCTCTGCTTTGAAGTCGGAAATGGCCCCTTAATCTCGGCTTCCATCCCCAACAAATTGTTCACGTCGTATTTGAACATTTGCGACGTGAACCGCTGGCCGACGCCGACTTCGTCCATTTCCATCGTCAAGTAAAGAACCTTGTGGCCCAACAAGACGTTGGCGACAGCGGCCTTACACATGGCGAGGGATTTGCCGACGCCCGGCAGGGCGATCCAAGCTGCAATCTCTCCGGGGAACAGACCGCCGCCGGTCAAGGCGTTGTCGATGCTCTCAAAGGCGGTCGTGAACCGGTCCTTGCCGGACATCTTTTCTTTCATCCGCTTGAACATTTCGTCAATGTTCATGAAATACTCAAGACCCTTTGGCCCGTTCCCTTTCGACCGTCATCGCTTTTCGTGATCTGGTCGTACACGAAACTCCAAGTTTCTTCGCCCTCTGGGGCTTCCGTCATTTTGTCAACGCACCGGTGGAAGGCCACCTTGACGGCCTGAACCTTGGCGAAATTCACCACCTTTCGAGAAGATATTCACGGGTGTCCAGACCCGGAACGTAATAGGTGTAGAGACTTTCCAGTTCGCCCATAAAGTGAATCTGGATAGCCTTGTCTCGGTCCTTCAGGCGGTCAGACATTTCTGCTTCATCACCCAAATTTCGGCAACGAACGCTGTTAGGTGAAATACTCGAACAAAATCTTGCACGCCATGACGTGGACTTCGTTCGAGAAATATCCGGGTCTATTTTGTCCATGCTCTGCGTGAGCATGGCCCGGTCGGTCAACAACATCCCCATCAATTCTGCGCTGGAACGTGTCGTCCCAAGAGAACTTGACCTTGGTCCCGTCCCCGCTCAACGCTTCGAGTTTTGCCTGTTCTTCTGGTGTCAGTTCACGCATTACTTTCCGGCCTCATTCTCAAAAGGTTTACGGATGGGCAGGTGAACAGTCACGTCATGAACCCCGGTAGATCGAGGACGATTTCTGGTCAATCACCTGCCAACCGACCACACCCATGTGCATCAAAGGGATAATGATCTGAAGGTTAGGCATCAGACGCTCGTCAACAATAGCGTCGGCCATATTGAACCATTCAACCTTCTCGATTTCGTCTGCCCCCGGTTTCAGAACGGCGTCATAAGAACACACGTCAATACGCACGCAATGTACTAGCGACTGGTTTCCCACGATTGAACCGCAAAGCAATACGGCGTCGGTGCATCGGTCGGGCTGTAATCCCGACTCTTCTTTAGTTCCCGAATGGCACAGGCAATCGTATCCTCGCCCTCTTCGACTTTCCCGCCGAGAAGGTTGAGCCGCTCCGGCCTGCCAAGCGGGTTTCTTTGTGAATCAATAGGGACACGATCCTTGGGACCATCGGCGTCAATCAGCCGGGTGTGAATTAATGACATATTCTTTCATTGTGACTCCAGATATGGAATACGGCGGGCTTATCCCGCCGTATTCTAAACTATTTGAGCTAAAAGTCGATGTCAGATTCCGGCCGTAACGTGATCGAATTCGGACAAACTCACCTGTCCGCAGCGAATAGACTTTTCACGAGTAATTCGTTTGCCCATACTTCTTCTGGCTGTTCCACACAATTGCCTTGCAATATGTGCCGAACTTCGAGTCGATCTTGAGTGGTTCCGTGCGACGTGGTCTGTAACGGGCGGGGACCAGACGGGCGAATTATGCGGTCGAGCAGCTTTTCTTGAAATGGGCCGAACTTCGCCGGTTCGCACCGTGGCGGGTGCGATTCTCCCACAAACTGTTTAGCTCTTTGACCACCCAACCCACAAAATCATCTTGGGCGTATTCCTTATGCGAGCGCCAGACATTTTTCTATGCATATTTGACGCTTGTAATACGAACCCGCACGCAACATCGCCTCAACGAGACTTTTGGTAAATGTCCTCGGCGTCGTCGGTGTAATTGTTGCGGGAATTCTTCCTCTTCAACTCGTGAGCGGCCTTCCAACACAAACGGCCGTATTCCTTGTTCAATTCCAGGTACTCTTCCTCAGTGACCCGATACTTCAAGCAGATGTCTTTCATTTAGACTCCTTGGTTGTTCCAACGGATTTCAACGAATCTAGATTCCGCCCGGCGTGACAAGTGACCTTCAACCGAAGACCCGGACAAAGGGAACTTTCCCCCGTCAGTACGTCGTAGCCCAACCTGTAAACTTTCTTCCAGTTTTCCTTGTGGGCGTAAACGCAACACCCGTCGTGTACGCTGTACGCCAGCGACGTGATGCCTTTTACAGCGGAATGGGACCCGGACAAGTTTTCTTTTTCCAAGCAAACAGTAGACGCAGGTGCCTGGACAGAAAAGCCGAGAGCGTCGTACTCCTCCCCCTGCGAGAATTGACGCCGGCTTTCGCCGAAGATGTCTTTTTGCGGACCCGGAAGCCTTTGCTTGTTCTGTGTACGGCTCTGGTATAGGCCAATGCCGTCGGGAACAACTCACGAATCCGGGTGACGATCTTCTCAGCGGTGGGAAGGGCAACCTTTAGTCGATGACCCAATGCCTGGGCTGACTGACCGTATATAACCGGCAGAAACATTTTTTTTACGCCTTATTTCGGTCATCTTTTTCTTTCGACTCGATTCCCGTCACCAACCTGTAAATTTCCAACAATACACGTCCGGCATTTCCATTGCCCGTGCGAGTTGCTCGTCTTTTGACAACCACTGCAACATTGACACTTCCATGTTCTTAAAGTCGAAATACATAAACATTTCGTCCAAAGCGTTGGGCTTCAGTCGCTTTTTTACGTCCTCGCTTCAAACCGTGCGGGTGGAACCCTTCGAGGAAATTCTGACCCACTGTTCAGTCGCCCGTTCACCTGACCACAAACCTCGTAACAAGCGGGCAAACTCGCTTGCCCAACACGCGTTCAAAACGCCGACTGTCTCTAAGCACGCCGGGACCACTTCCGTGACCAAGGGCAAATGAACCTTCTGGTAAACCGGTTGAACCTCCTTCCAGACGCCCGACGACACCCGCGCCTTGACTCTGTTCAACCCGTCGGCGAGAGATTTCGCGGCTTTTTCCGCCCAAACCCCGCAAAAGACTCGATCACTTTCAAGTCAATGATTGCGGCATCGACGGAGAAATCCTCTTCCGGTTCGGTTCTTGATGTAACTTACAGGCCACTCTTCCAGTTCCAACAACTACAATACCTTCATGTTCTTGGAGAACACTGGAAACTTCTCTCAATACGCCAACAACAGTTTCCAGAAATACTGTTCAACGAAACCGTCACCACGTTCCCGCCCTGACCGAAAATCGTCAACTCGCCCGGAACGACGGATCGGTGAAGTCCAACATCTCCGGCGAAGTGGCACATACACATTCTGCCCGGCTGTAACGGCATCTGCCAACACACGGGTTAGTTTTGACGGAGTCCATGCGCCGACCAAAAGGGATTTCTCTTTGTTCAGCTAAATGATACTGCCTGCAGTCGGACACAGCAAGAGACTTGCGTCAATTATTCCAGATATGATTTGCCGCATAGCACCGCTCCCGGGACGATGATGTTGTGTCCTAGCCTAAATACAAGAGATTTAGAATCTATGTGGTTTAGTAGAGGGAAAAAAACACACCAAACTCTGAGGAGGATCAGAACCCTTCCACCTCACTCCTACTTTTATTTGGGAGCTTCGGTGCACAAGCATTTCTTGTCACTAACCCAGTGTCAGTGACGCTAGTCCACAGACACGTTTGTGTCCGTTAGGTGAATTGAAGTTAGGGAGCCGCTAACTACCTGTGGCTTCCTGTGTGTGTCCTTGTGAGACACAGAAGAATTTAATCTCATCCGGTATGGGGCTTACAGGCGCAACCCGGTCCCACGGCAAAGGAGGGCGGTGAACTCTCCCCTCGAATACGTCACGATCTTAGGCGTGTTATCTCTGTCGCGTGTCCGTGCCAGTGTTCAAAGTGGAAGCAATATCCAAACTAACTAATTCTCATAGTCCAAGTAGTTCGGCAATCTTGGCAGGTTTGCACCGACCCTAATTGCTTTCGTCGGACTGTAGGTGCGGACGGATATTTCCGGTCACAAACCCGCAAGGAGCAGTCGTGACAAACACACTTTTACCCGAAGTCGCCGAACAAGGCAAGCCGAAATGACCAAATATTCCTCTTGGGCGCAATTCCGAAACGGAGATATCCTATGCCCGACCAGTCACCGAGCGAGAAAGACATGAGACTTCGATGCCATTGTCGATTACGACATGACCGAACTTGAGAGCCGGGCGTACAAACTCACGCTACTGTGGCTCGATCTGGAGCCGAAAAGCGTCTCCTGGAATACAAACATGCAAAAATGGCGCGCCAAAGGCGATCCCCGAAAGTCACTTATATTCAAACAGTGCTACAAACTCGTTCGGGAAACACAGGGAATATTGGAAGAAAGAGATTATCCACTCTACGTCCGGGCACAGTTGGAAATCTTAAAGTAGATATCGACGCACCGTCCTTCTAATCACTGTTTGATCGGTCCAAATTGTCTATGTGGGGACAAAGCTTGGATTCGTTGGAAGATGTGGAGCTGCAAATATGATAGTGTGTCTAAAGGTTAACGAGACTAGCTCTGTTGTGCCCGCAAACTTGATGAAAGTGGCGTCGGCGCTCACTACGACCAAAGAGTTTCTGGTCAAGACTTTTACCGAGGCCAAGTTCGAGGACTTGCAACTCGCCGTCGCCAACAAGAACTTCTACCGATGGATCAATATGGGCAAAATCAGCCCATATTATCTGGTTTTGTCGCCATTTGTGAAGAAATTGTTCCCCGAAGGGATCACGGGACTGGCAATGGATTTGGACGTTTTCCGGGGCATGATATCCCTCGGAAATCGAAACTCTGTTCAATAAAATGTTTCCTAATGAAGCCACTTCTGAATTCCGGCGTGGATTTATATCCACTGCCTTCTTTTGATATCTTGCCGTTATCTATAACATAATAGGACGGCAAAGCCTCGACATTAAATGAATGAGCTAGTTCCTTATTGGCGTCCGAGTCAATGTATATAAAGATATATGAAACTAGCAGTTCTTTAATTTCCGGGTCTGCCAAAGTTTCATTGTGCAACTTTTTGCAGGGGCCACACCACTCGGCCCCGAACACGACCAAGATTTTCTGCTTGGTGACTTTCTGAGTTTCGAGTGCGTCCTTGTAGGTCTTCGGCGGCTTGTTCGTGTCAAACTCCCGTTCACCCGTTAAAGTGGGGCGGGAGCCGGTTTTTGGTGACGGACGAAGAACACGATTCCGACCAACAGGCCCAAAGCGGCTACTACCCAAATCAAATTGCGGTTCATTTTTGCCTCTCAAATGGTAAATACGGCTATGTCAAACTACCCAAATTACGAAGACCTGAGACACGACGCCTCGGCTTACTTCCCTGATCTTACTCCGAAGTTCCGGGCGGCGACTTCACGATCTATTTACAACAGAAGGACGACCAGAATTTTAGCCGAAAATTGTTCGACTTGAAAGGCAAGATATGGCAAGCGGAAGCTTTAACTTTGCACGAATTGGCTTTTTTGCAAAAGGACCGGTCCTCGAACTCGGCTGTCTCCAAGGGGCGAGTACCATCGTTTTGTATCGGGCCAATCGAAACGTCACCACAATAGACATCAGCATGGAAGCCATTGAAGCGGCACGGGCCAATTTCAAACGTCACAACGTTAAGCCCACGATCATTCACGCCGACGCCGCCGCCGGAATCAAGCAGCTTGCCAAAGAAGGTAAAAAGTTTGCCTTCGTTTTCGTAGACCACGACCACGGGTACGACTCCGTTTACCGGGCGTGCGTGGAACTCCCGTCCGTTCTGCAAGAAGGTGCATATCTGTTTTTCCACGATTTCCAAGACCTGAGAAACGAGAGCGGAATATTCGGGGTCTACAAAGCCGTGAAAGACACTCTCGCCGACAAGTTAGATTTTATCGGATTGAGCGGAAATGGCGCAGTGTTTCGCTACATAGCTGCATGAGGACGTTCACGGAATTTCTAGAAGATATCGACCCAAACACCGGGTTTCCAATTGCCGACCCCAAGAGGCCGACCCCGCCACCCTTGCCCGGAAAGGGTAATGTAGCTTCAACAGCCGCCGAGCGTCGGAGCTTCTATGCTCGGCAAGAAAATGGCAATGAAACAGGAAAATCCTTTCCTGTACAGTGCCACGAACAAAATTCGTCAGGTCTTTACGAACAACCAGAAAAGCGTAATCAAAAGCAACCCGCTGAAGATCGGCGACAACAACATTATTGGCGGGTCGCTCACCCTCATCAACAAGTGGGGCTTGACGATGGACGAGGTTTCGGCCCTCAAAAAAGCTGGGCTGCTCATCGACAACGGGATCGGTGATATGATCCTGAAGATCGAACCGTTCAATCAGTAAGTCATAAACATACTGACAACCGCTTCGATAATCTCTTCTGGAGGCTGACTTGGACTGAACCATTCGTCAAATTCACTCGGCTGCACGTTCCATGTGTGCTGCCGAACTTTGCTGTCAATATCGTAACCCCATATTCTGACTAGCCCTTTGTTCCGATCCCACAAAACGTCAATGTCAAACTGTTCGGCACGCCCACGGGTCGGAGCTTCGACCCCGTGCCCTTTGAACTCGAAATATATTTTGAAGTAATCCTCGTTCATTTTCTTGAGTCCCTTGGGGAACATGCAGTACGAGGGGTAATTTTGCCGAACCGCCGAAGTCAGTTTCTCAACCAGACGTTCAAATTCGGGGAACTCACGCTTCGGACCTTCCAGTAAAGTCTTGTTTATCTCCACAAGATCGTCGTAAATACTGTGGGCCAAAGGTATTTCGTTGTTGTTGTGTTCGTTCTCATCAAGCGGAAAAACCTTCTTACACACCCAAGTGTCTTCGCCTTGGATGTCTTTGATTTTCCTGCGGGCGATGATCTTGTAGGAGCCGAGTGGCGACACGTCAATTTTGATCGCCCCCGCTTGATCCCCCATTCCATAATGTCCTGCCACGACCAACGGGGCTTGAACGTACCCAACGGCAAACGTGAGAGTTCTTTCATGATCGTCTCACAATTGATCGGGTCGATTGGCGTTGCGTCGTCGGGAATTTGCGTGCCGCCGGTGGGTTTACTCGCAGACGGATTCTCGAACCCGTATTTGGCCCATTCACGAAGTTGGACGTATTCCCCAAATCTCACCAGTTTCTTCATGTTCTTATTTAGTGAAAATGCCGGGAAGAATCCCGGCATTTTCTTTTACTGGTCTGAGTCGATAATTTTTTGTCCCTGAATAGGGATCGACTTTGGTTTCGGGGCGGTATTTTCTACGTTCCACTTTAGTGTAAGTAACCCGTCTTTCATCTCGGCGGTTGGATCGCCTTGGACGTAATTCGGGAGTCGGTGGTATCGTTCAAAAGACGAACGACGAAGTTCACGGACGTGGTGTTTGGTGCTATCCCCGTGCTGGTATTCTCTATTCATTCGCCCAGAAACTTTCAACATTCTGCCACCACCATGATCCGGCAAGATTTCTACCTTTGTGTCATCTGGCGTCAATCCCGGCATTGACACTTCTACCGCATAAAATCCCGGAGTTTCGTAGATGTCCCAGCGAGGATAATTCCTCGATTTCATCGAATCCCCAGCCACTTGCGAAGTCATTTTGTTGTAAATGTCGTCAAACAACGACTGGAACGGATAAAACAGATCGTCCCTTGACGGGAACACAAGCTCAGGAAACAAGGAATTGTTGAATTGTTTTACAATGTTAGACATTTTTTACCTCACTTTTGCTTTGCATAAAGTTTGGCGACCGGAAACTCTCCGTATCGCTTACAATATCAGATGGGATTGGTGCGAAAAAGATTCAGATATTCTACATACTAGGATGAAATTCAAAGTGTGGCTAGAACTGGTTGAAAATGATTACGCCAAGTGGAAAGATATCATCTTGGGTTATTTCAATTTGGACCGCAACAACGGCCTCTCCCAGACCATTGACACACTGGACAAGAACAATTTCAAGCAGAAGCTACAGTCTCTAGGCGAGTTCGCCAAGCTACCACCCGAAGTACAGAACCGTGTCCTGGCTTTTATTGACGGCCCTCAATCCGGCACCGTCGGCGACCTCGTTAGGCAAATAGCCGGGGAACCCAGGATGTGATATATGAACAGGCTGCTGGTCTGTAACCCCGCCCACTACGGGGTGTTTTACAAAATAAATCCTTGGATGGACCCTTCTAAAGCGACGGATCGCATGTTGGCCCATTACCAGTGGGCCGATTTGATGCAATTATTCAAATCTCTAAATATTGAACTTCACGAAATGTCCGGCGAGCCAAACTTGCCGGACATCGTTTTTACCGCCAACGCCGGAACCGTTTGGAAAAACCAAGTCGTACTCTCCAATTTCAAATACCCGGAACGACAGGGCGAGAAACCTTTCTACGGGCGTCAGTTTGAACAACTAGGGTTCGAGGTTCACGAGCTTCCCGACGAACTGAGCTACGAAGGTGCCGGGGACGCCCTGTTCGATTCCGACGGAGTTCTTTGGTGCGGGTACGGGTTCAGAAGTGATCTTGCCGCCCACTACGCAGTCCGAGACGTATTTTCGGTTGCGATACGGCCCCTGTTGTTGGTCGATCCTCACTTCTATCACTTGGACACCTGCTTCTGTCCGCTTCAAGACAGGCACGCTTTAGTTTACCCTCCGGCATTTGATCGCATGGCATTTCAAATGCTTTCGAGTTTCTTCGACCTGATCGACGTACCGGAAGACGAGGCTCACCGTTTTGCCTGTAATGCGGTTTGCGTCGATAGAAACGTTGTGATTCCTGCCGATTGTCCCGTCACTGCTGAAAAATTGGACAAGGCCGGATATAATGCCCGCCAGACTCCGATGGGGGAGTTCATTAAAGCTGGCGGTGCCTGCAAGTGCCTGACGATTCGGTTCTAATTACAGCTAAGACGGCCCTCGAAATCGGCGGGCCGTCCGAGATATTTTCTACTGTTTTCCGGGTGTACGACAAAATAGAACATCTGGACATAGTTGATTTCTCGGACTCGTCAATATGGCACCCCAAATCACGAAGCGTCATCGTCTCGGAGGCCACCGATCTTAAAGTCGATGGCCCCTACGATCTGGTAATGGCCTCTCACGTTCTCGAACATATCGCCAACCCACTTAAAGCCGTTTTGGAATGGAAACGAGTCAGTCCCGGCGGTCACATAGTTATTGTCACCCCGGTCAAGGAACGCACTTTCGACCACAATCGGGAAGCAACACCTTTCGACCACCTTTGGAAGATTACAACAAAAACACCGGCGAAGACGACCTCTCGCATCTTTCGGAAATTCTCGAACTTCACGATTTAGAAATGGACAAGGGTGCCGGAACCTACGAAGAGTTTCACGCACGGTCGCTCAACAACTTCCAAAACCGGTGCCTTCATCATCACGTTTTTGATGCCCTTACCATGAAGGAAGTTGTCGAGTTCGCCGGACTGAAAGGGCGGGGGATGTGGTTCATTGAGCCGCACCATTTGGTCACTTTGGTTTACAACCCCCAACAATCGGGGTAGGATGCGGGCCGGAGGGTCCAATGCCAAACCGAGTTGATCCGAAAGCCGCCCAAGCTTTAGTTGACAAGTACGCCGGTATGCTGAACCCGATGAACGGTCGGGGAATCCGCATCAAAACCACGAATTGGGAACCGTTGGCGATCCAAGAAGTCTATCTCGACTACTCTGACGAAGAGTGGGTCGGGATGCTCAATAAAGAAGGTCCGTATCTCGGTGTCTGTTGTGCAGCGGTGAGCGAGGTTCGAGACATTCTGTTCGGTGCCGTTCGTGAGGGCAAGAAGATCGAGTGCCCCGACCTGTGTCGGGCCGTTCATCAACTTGAAAATCACGGTCACGGTACGCACGGCCCGGCGAGTAAACTCAAGTTGCTGTGGGAGTGCATCAAAGAAGACGCATGTGGTCGTCTGGACGCATATCCTACTGACCCCAACGATTTGCAAGACGCCATCGAAATGGTAACTACGGCGTGCGGCAAGCTGTCGTGGAACTACATCAACGCCGGACCAGAAACTATGTTCCGTCAAGAGGTCGCCCAATATTGGGAGTTCATGCGAATTGCTCCGGCCATTCGCACCCTTTACAAGTCCCTTGACGAATTTTTCGGCGGCAAAAGCGTCGATGGATACGCCCTGTGTCGTGACGGACAGGTTGTTGAGTTTGCAACCGGCGTCGAAGTGTATGCAGACCTGAAAACTGCCGAGCGAAACGTAAAAGACTTCCGCCGTCTTCGTGACTGTGAAAATCTGACCATTCGCAAAGTCAAACTGAGTCTGCAAGACGGGCTAGAATATCTGGATTGATCGCCCGCTTTACAACTTCACGAAATCGTGGTACTGTGCAAGCATGAAAAAGTACATCTTGCTTCTGGCTCTGGCGTTTGGCTTCACTGGTTGTGGCCCGCAAGGTCCGACTCCCAAAGAACTTAGGGAACAAACCAAGTCCGTCTTGAACGTTCAAGCCGATTCGTGGAAGGGCGAGCTTGATTTCAAGCCGACCGCCGTGGACGCTTACGGCAACCCGCTGAACGTAAAGGTCACGAACAGCAAGTACGACACTCATTTGACTTTGAGTTCTTCCGGGCCGGACGGTTTACCGTCCAACAGCGATGACATTACTGTTTACCGATCTTTCCGTCACACGCAACCTGAACCTTTGAGCAAAAGCGTGGATAAGGGGGCCGAGTCTCTTACCCACGGTCTGTTCAAAGGTGCCGTTACCGGCGTGAAAGACGGCTTGAAGGGCGAAAACAAGAAAGAAGAGAAATAATGCCTACAGTAACCATTACTTTGTCCGATGTTGGCGGCACGGACGTTGGCGTTAATTCGAGTGCGAACCGGGGTGGCCCGGTCCTGCTGCCGAAGATCAAACCTTGTCCCCGGCCCAACAGTTGGGTTTGGAACTCATGGACAAGATGAAGGAAATTACCGGCGGCGTCGTGGACGGCGTTGGTATCGAAGGCGAATCTGAGGGTGCGCCAGTGGGCGTGCATTTCTTCGATGAAGAAGATAAGACCGGGTGAGTTGTTGCCGGAATATCCGGCGACTCTGCACTTGCCGTGGAAACCCAATACGAACGGCGACCGCATCGCCTCGAATTCCGAGGCTCGAATTATATTCGAGTCGCCGCACGTCACCGTATCGGAGAAAGTTGACGGGGCTAATTGCGGCATGTGTCTGTTCGACGGCAACCCCATCATACGCAGTCGCACCAAATTCATCGGCAAAGGGCGTGTTACCGGCAAAGCCAATCCGTCACTCGCTCAGTTTTCTTCTGTGTACTCGTGGTTCTACAAAACAAGGACAAGTTTGAGGTGCTGAACGCCGATCTTGGCGACGTGAGCGTTTACGGCGAGTGGATGGTTCAGCAGCACGGCATGGTTTACAACTACCTTCCCGACTGGTTCATTGCTTTTGACGTTTACGATTGGGGAATCGGACGGTACATTGATCCCAAAACGGCAACGAAGGCTCTACTGGACGCCGGATTCGTTGTTCCTCCGATGTTTCCGGTGGAGCCGGGCAAGCTGACCAAATACGAACAACTGGAAGAACTGGTCAACGGCGTAACGTCGCCCTTTTCCGGTCACGAAAAACCTGAAGGTTTGTACGTCAAGGTAAGTGACGGTAAGTACGTCACCGGCCGGTTCAAGATGGTGCGAGAAGGTTTCAGACAGGGTAGCTTGTTGGGTGAAGAAATCCGACGAAATAAGGTGACGAAATGACCCTAATTGTTGTACTAAGCGGTGCCGCCCTCGTCTGTTGTGTAGGAGTTGCTCTGTTCACCCTCTTGGCTTTGAAACACAAAGACCGAGACGAAGGTGCTGCCATTTTGCTCGCTTTGGCCGCTTTGTCTTGCGGGTTCGGAGCGGGCTGGTGCATGATGGAAGTTACCAAAAAGGCTGAAGAACATGACAAACGTAGTGAACTTCGATTGGATGGTACACCCGGACAACCCGCTCACGCTGGTAATCATGCGTGGCATCCCGTCTTCGGGAAAGAGCTACCGGGCTAAAGAACTGGCCGGTGGCGACGAATCCCTGATTTGTTCGGCCGACCATTTTTACGGCCGAACAAAGGAAGAGTACGTCAAGAACTGGAACCCGTCCAAGATCGGGTACGCCCACGCTTCTTGTCAGGACAACGTCCGCAAGGCGATGCAGGCTCATGACACCGCTCGTGATCGTGGACAACACGAACACGATGGTCAAGGAAATGATGCCGTACTTCGCTATGGCGTATCAGTACGGGTACAAGGTTCGCATCGAAGAACCGACCAGCCCGTGGTGGGTGAACGACATCGCCCCGTACCTGACCGACAAGGAAAAGTACAGGGATAAACTCAATTTGGCGGCGATTTTCTTGGCGAAGAAGAGTGAGGAAACTCACTGTGTTCCGCTCGAAGCGATTCAGCGGATGCTCGCCCGCTACGTTCCGAACGTGACCTTCGATGTTCTCGCCTCACATTACACCCCGGAGAAGTAATGGATACTCCAGAGCGAGTATTGGGGGATTTTCGTGGGATCAATATTACCGGTTGCTTGATGCCCGTTTGGAAGGACACCGAGCAACCGGTTATGACCCAAATCCCCGGCGTCGATGCCTACTTCATTTCAGTATTTGACAACGAAGAGGCTCTACACAAACAGACGGCGTTTGTTGTAATTGGAAATTACGTCACTCATTCCGAACACGACGGCACCCCGGTTGTCAACATTGACTACTCCAAAGGAATGCCCGTACAAGATCAAAAAAATCACAGACGGTCAGGAATTTGTGGAGTCGATCTTGGTTCATCCGAAGATTCGCATCATGTTGAATCCACGGATTGTTGAAGGTAAAACACGCTGGACCGAAGTCACCCTGCCGGAGAAACTGTGATGCCGGACGAATTTCAGCCGCTTTCGCCGCTACAACAGGATTACTTCGCTGCTTTGGGCCAAGAAGACGACACCTACGCTTATCTCGGACTCGATTACGTCACGGCCGAGTGTGGCCTTGCCGACGGTCCCATTCAGACGTTCAGTGTTAAACGTGGGGCCACTGCGGAAGAATGTTGGAAAGAAATCCAAGGCTTGAAAGAAGCCATCGAAGATTTCATGGATTTCAAGGACGAGTTGCCCGACATCCCCACCGACGAAGCGACACAGCGGCGGCTGGCTATTTTTGACGAACGGCGTGAACGGTTCAAGACCGCCAAGGAAACTGACATTTACTTGGCATTTTGCGACGACTGCCAAGAAGTCGATCCGCCCCTTTGTGCCGACGAATGGCACGGCGGGTACACCGGGGAGTGGGACGTTTTCTCCAACTGGCGTGAAGGCGATCCGCAATTCCAAGCCGTTTGGGAGCGTCGTAAAGTTCCCTACGCTGAAGCCGTGACCCGCATCAAGGACATGAGGCCGCTTCCGCCACCGGCGAAAAAGCCGTTCACTGTCGATCCTTTTACAAGACGAGGATTGACGAAATTCTGCCTAAGTTGGTCGAGTTCAACGACGACAGTCCTCACCGTGTAGTTGTCGAGCAAAAGCGACTGCGGCAAGAATTGTTTGAACTTTACGGCCTTCTGGCTTCAAAAAAACTGATGGCTCTGATCGGTGGTCACAAGCCCAATTACGTCGGCGTTTCAGTCGAAGGTAAATTGTGTGTTTTGAGCATTGCTCTGTGTCAGTACGACGATTGGGACCATTGGCGTAATTTCCTGAAGGAACAAGGCGCTGTGGGCAATGACAAATCGTTCTTCTGGAATTTGACTGGTGATCCCGACTTTGCATACTCTATTCAGCAAGGATTTCCGATTCGCCTGAACGAGTACGACTCTCACGCAACCGGATTCTAGGCCACATACACCACTGTGGAAAAAGAAAATGGAAAATCTGTACAACCGCAACGGTCTGATCTTCTGGAACCAGAAGGAACTGCGCCTCCGGCGCATGTTCGTGGAACACTTTGTCTGCGGAATGGGAACGGTTCTGGCCTCTCAGAACAAAGCGTTCCAGATGATGGAAGTCGAGCTGCCGCTCTTGACGCCTTCGGACTTCATCAACAAGAACTACACCAAAGACGACTATTACGAGGTCGCCTCTGAGCCGATTGGTTTGGTGTTGCGACCGGAAACCACGATGGGTTCTTATCAGTACGCCAAGTGGCTGATGGAACACACGGAAACCAAGACCAAACTGCCACTCTGCATTTGGCAGCACGGAAAGAGTTTCCGCAAGGAACAGGATCAGGTCACGAAGAACATGCGGCTGAAGGAATTCTACCAGTTGGAATTCCAGTGCATTTATGGCCTGACTACGGCGAACGATTATTCGCTTGCCGTGTATCCGGCCGTGAAGCAGATGATTTCCGAAATGATCGGGCCGTGTCACCTTGAACCGAGTGACCGTTTGCCGGATTACTCCGAAGAAACGGTCGATATCATCTGTGACAAAACTGGCATGGAAGTCTGTTCGATGTCCAAGCGTAAAGACTTCCCGAACGCCAAGGTTTTGGAAGTTGCAATCGGCACCGACCGCTGCGTCTTTAATTTCATGGAAAAATGATTTCGATTTCGACCTTGAGAGGCTGTCCTTCAATGCTCACTGAATTAGACATTCAAAAGACTGTAACCCAACTTCGTGATTGGGTGAATTCCCTGACTGATGGCAAAGCTGACACGGCTATGTTTTGGGCCGGTTCAAAAGCCATTACCCCTCGTGACATTCTCATTGCGGTCGAAGAACGCACCGATTTCGGACTCCAGTATGTTGAAAGCCTGATCGACCTTCAAAAAAACGAAAACCCGGTTTACAACCTCGAAAAGCCGGAGTAATATGCTGGTGTCGCAACGAGGACGCTGGCTTGCCAGGGTCATCCCGTTCCGATCAGCTTTCTTGTCTGGTTGTGCTGCGAACAACCGACTCCCCTCAAGGTGGTGTACGGCGCACACCGGTCCCATTAGACCGGAGGATCGCTCTCCACAAGAGAGAGACGGGTTCAACTCCCGACCTTGGGACTATGACATACGAAGACGCCAAAGATTTGGTCGCCGATCTGATTAACCAGAAGACCGGCATCAAAGGCATGGAACTCGTAGCGGATCGAGACGTTCGGCCGGTAATTTTGGCCGAATACGATCTGTCCGAAATTCTCGATGATCTGGTTGCGGAAAATCGTGTACTCTGCGTGGAGTACGCTTTGCCGCCGGACAACAGTAGAATCAAAGGGTTCTACCTGCCTGCGGGAACGCAGATCAGATTGTCGATAAAAGTCGATTCTGAAAATTCTGAAAATTGATCTTGAAAAATCGGGTGGGGCTACTACCATAGCTTTACCTGAAGAGGAAACTGAAGTCCCATGAACGTCTTTTTGCTTAGTCTGTCGTCGTTGTCCGGGCTATTTTATAGCTCCGGTTCCGGCTGCATTCTCTAAGCAAAGAGATGAAGAGGGGTAGGTAGTAACCCCCGGCAGCCGATCCCAAAAGGACAGGCTGCCGGGGGTTTTTTCATCTCCGAGACGCCTGAGTGGGAGCAAATCGGTGGGCTGGGCAACACACTACATTGCGAAGTTAAAAGAGGGCGAAACGGTAACGTTCAAAGCCCCAAACGGAAACTCGATGCGACCGAAGATCGTGCCCGGTCAGGTCGTGACGGTAGCGCCTATAACGGCGGCAGGAATCCAAGAGGGCGATGTCGTACTCTGCAAAGTGCGGGGTGCCCAATATCTCCATCTTGTGTCAGCGGTACAAGGCGACCGCTGTCAGATCAGCAACAACCACGGGCACGTTAACGGTTGGGTTGGTCGAGACTGTATCTTTGGCAAATTGGTGGTTTGAACAACTTCCGGGTGAAAATCCCGGAAGTTGTTGAACCTTAATTCATCGGAGCCGTCTGTTCGATATGAACGAAGAAACCAATCTGCCGGAACCGGAAAAGACCGGCGAAAACGAAAAACAGTGGGCCGTCGGTGCGTTGAAGCCGAAGGAAGTGGGTAATCGTGAACCGGCCTTCCTGTCGCAACTTGCGAAGGACATGGCGACGAATCTGATTTTCACTCACCTTCACATCAGAGACTTTGACCAGTCTCACATCGGCATGATTTTTATGCCGATTGCTTTGGGCTGCTTCGCCGACTGCTCGCCGGAGTACATTAACGACATCGGCCTGATTTACGAGTATTACCACAAGGCCGGGCCGAGAAGCATCAACGGGTATCCGTGCTTCTTCTCGTTGAACATCCTCTCGAAACACGACAGTGCAATCGTGGGCGAGAAGTACGAAAAACTTCGTAAGGCGTTAGAGGAAGTGTAATGGCTAAATTGGGTGCCGTACACGATTCCGCCGGAGCGGATTAGCGTACACAAGGTTATCGAGGGCGATCATGCGTGACGAATTCCAGAAAACGATCACCGACCCCAACGCACCCGAACGACTAAGGGGCAAAACGGTCACGGCGATTCTGACGGAAAAGTCGCTGAACTTCGTCATCGACCTTCCTGAAGATTTGACGCCGAATGAGATTGGATACTTTCGCCTCTTTACGGGCGAAGTAGCCGACATGCTTCGGGATAAACTTGGTCTGAGTCTAACAGAACACGCACCCCGGAGACTGGAGCCGGGAGAAAAAATCGACTAGATGTTGCACCAACTTTGAAGTGCCCCGTCTGGTTTACAGAACGAGCCACAGTGATGCAATTTGGCAGACATCTCACACTCAGAATGTGGGTCTTACAGGTTCGAGTCCTGTCTGTGGCACTTAACTGGAGAAGGCAATGTACGCTTTATACGGCAGGATCGAAGCCAGTTGTTACGGCAACGTAGGCGGGATTGTGCGTGTCGGCTTCTCTACTTTCAAGACCAAACAAGAAGGCAGAGCGGCGAAGCACATGGCTATTCGCAATCAAAATGACCAGATTTGTGCCCCCACTTATTTCGTGGCGAAAGTCGAGAACATGGGTTTCTGAAAAATGGCACAGTAGACCAACTGGCAGGAGTCGCCTCGCTCAAAACGAGGACAGTGTGGGTTCAAATCCCTCCTGTGCCACTGTTAGAAGAACGCCACAGTGATGCAATCTGGCAGACATCTCATACTCAAAATATGGGTTTTGCAGGTTCGAGTCCTGTCTGTGGCACTGAGCTACGGTGATGCAATCTTGGTAGACATCTCCGGTCGAGAGCCGGGGTCTTGCGGGTTCGAGTCCCGCCCGTAGCACTGCTTGGAAGAAGTAACCGCAGTTACGAGGTTCCTACACGAAGTCTAAGAAATGTCTCACTCCGGTAGCGAGCAGTCATTCAAAGGTCGGTGTTCCGACAATGACTGTGTAGGTCGGAGATTCATGGCAGACGTTGATGTGTAGGCTTCCAAGTTTATGCCCTTGAGCGCAAAGAGAAAAGCGAAACGGTTCAGACCCGTTGTTTAATTGTGGGCTGCAAGACCCACCAGGGGCACTTGTCGGTACGGAAAGTAAATTCACGAGGAGTGAACACGGTTTGCTAAACCGTTGGTGCCCTTTAGTGCGGCATGTGGGTCGGGACCACTGCTTTCCGCTGTATAATGTTGATGGAAGGTTAACTGGACAGGCGTGCCAGCATCGGCTCGAAACCGATTGGTGCCCGCAAGGGCATGGGGGTCGGCACCTCAGCCTTCCGCTCGTTGGAAGTGTAACTGGACAGGCGTGCCAGCATCGCTTGAAAGCGATTGGTGCCCGCAAGGGCATGGGGGTCGGCACCTCACTCTTCCGCTGTAGGTGATGGAAGGTTAACTGAACAGGGTTTCAGCACCGTTTTGAAAACGGTTGGTGCCCGCAAGGGCATGGGGGTCGGAACCTCAGCCTTCCGCTGTTAATGTGTGCGTTAGACATTGGTAGGTCTACCCGGCTGTAACCCGGACGCCTTCGGGCCTTGCAGGTTCAACTCCTGCCGTACACACTGAATGGAGCGTTGTTCCACACGGCCGACTGTAAATCGGCTGCCATAACAATTGTGTGGTGGTGGCGAGTTGTTCGATTCAACCAGTGCCCACTGAGTCTAGCTGGCGATTTAATTCGCATTAACCGGCTCCATGCCGGGCCGGGGAAACCCGGCATTGTGAGTGGGTTGCACCACCTTCTAGACTCGCAACTATGACTGACGAAGGCTTCGAGATTGGCAAACTTGGCTGCTGGACGATAGTGATCTTTTTCGTCCTGATTGTGGCCTTAATTGTTTGGAAGTATCACAACCCCACGCCAAGGAGGGCGGAAGGTGAGAAAGTTTCTCTTGTTCGTAGTGTTGAGTTTTACCGGGTGCCGGACGTGCGACACCTGCCGACAACCGGAATGGGAATCCGGTGTTGATGTGAAGACAATCGTGGTTGCAAAGCCAGAAGTAACTGGTAAGATCGAAGTGACTACGAGCCTGAAGAGGAAGTGGTAGTGTTTGCCCAAGTAGCTCAGTAACGTAGAGCGCTTGCCTGAAAAGCAAGAGGTCGTCGGTGCGATTCCGACCTTGGGCACTGTGTTCTCTTTTCGTTTCACGGCGAGTTTAACCACCGCCGGACGGAACACGCCTTCTTGGTCAAATAATGACGCTCGGTGGCGTAGGTTTCGGGACAGCAACCGGTCCCGATAGACAAGACCGTGAAGTCCAGTAACCGGCGACCGGATTAAGTTCCGAGTTCGGGAACTCTGGGGCGGGCGGTTCCGAAGGCCGGAGAATAAGGAGACAAATACGGTTGCAATTGAAATATGCCCAGGTAGCTCAGTTGGTAGTAGCGTTTCGCTGAAAACGAAAAAGGTCGCCGGTTCAAGTCCGGCCCTGGGCACTATTCCCGTGCATTGTAGCCGTAATGAGAAGTGGCTTCGAGTCCCGAAAGGGTTGGCCTTGCGTGGGGTTCGATTCCCCACCGATGCACGGGAATTTGTATATGCGGTTGAAAAATGCACACGGTCATACTATATTTAAGTATGGCTCACGCAAAATATACAACCGAACAACTGCGAGAAGCAGTCAAGACCAGTTTTTCTTACAGCGAAGTGTGTCGCAAACTTGGACTTTTCCCAAGAGCGCATCTTGGACTTGGCTTAAATCCAAGATAATCAAACTTGGTGTTGATACTTCTCATTTTCTAGGCAAGGCTGCTCATGCCGGATCAAGGAACAAAGGTAAAGCGGCCAAACATTCTGCATCGAAGATACTCGTTGAAGGAAAATGTCAACGAGAAAGAACGCATCGACTTCGGCGTGCGTTGTTGGAATTAGGTCGAGTTCACGAATGCAAAGATTGTGGAAACAAAGGCGAGTGGAATGGCAAAAAACTTGTGCTTGAAATAGATCACAAGAATGGAGACTGGTCCGATTGTCGTGAAAGCAATTTGGACTTTGTTTGTCCAAATTGCCATTCGACTAGAACATACTCGCCTGATGAATCACGATAGACGGTACGCAAATTGGGAAAAGCGGGCTGTCGCCGTTTGCACCGGGGTTCTTCCGGTGACGGTGCCAGCCGACATTGTGGGTTCGACTCCCACCCGTTTATCGTGGATCGCCGCTCTGGTGTAGTGGTATGCACACTGGCTTGAAATCCCAGAGGTCTTGAGTTCGATTCTCAGGGGCGGCACTATGAAAGATGAATTGCGACGGCTGTGGGAAAACTACAAGATATACGCAGAAAGCTGTATCGAAGCTGGCGTATTTCCGGCCCCTTTCGGGGCGACCGAAGAAGAACGTGAGTTGAAGAAGACCATCGGAGAAGATTACCCGCACGCCAAAGAATACTGGACCGAAGTTACGACTTTCTTGACCGACAAACACGGTTTGACGGCCGAGCAATCTGAAAAAGCCATCAAGAAATCTTTTGCAAGCACTCGGCCCCACTAACTTGATGATTTACCACGAGTGGCCTGAGTACACTGCCGACGGCCTCATCACCGGCGATTGGCACAAGAATGATTAAGTTGGTAATCAGCGAAGAGTACGGCTATCGGTACTGGCTTGCGGAACTGACGCAAGACGAGTATGATCTGCTGATCGACCGTTGGGAGTCCATGCGGGGGCTGAACTGTCTCGTACCGGTGACACTTATCATTCCGCAGGCGAAACCGCTGGACTCTTTAAGTTTTGATTGGGAGCAACCGGGTGCCCGCTCGTGCCACATTCACCAGTGGGATGACTCGCACCTCGAAGGAACCGATTACCGAATTCCTAACGACAAGCACTTTTGGATGGACGGAATGTGCTTCGAGGATGGAGATTATGGAAATCCTGAAACAAATTGAAGGCGATTTGAATTCTGCGATTCAAGCGGTCTTGTCTAAGTACAATACCGTAGACCTTCCGGGTTGCGAGTTTCACGGCCAACTTGTTGGAATTCTCCAACATAAGGGCCATCCAGAAACAGCAACAGGATGGCATTTTAATGTCGGCGACGGTTTGCCAACAGGATGGCCGAGCAACCGTTTCCCAGAAGGATTGAAAAAAGATGAGCGCAACAGCGTTTCCTGACGTAGAAGAACAAGTAGACACAGAAACCAAGACGAAGCGGCAGCCGCCGTACAACGTCATATTGCTCAACGACGACGATCATACCGTCGAGTACGTCGTGGCAATGTGTCAAAAGTTGTTCGGCCACCCCGTCGAAAAGGGACTAAAAATCGCAGAGCAAGTCCACTTCGAGGGCCGCTGTATCGTCTGGTCCGGCACGATGGAAGTCGCCGAACTGAAACAAGAACAAATTCACGCATTCGGGCCTGATCCTCTCATTGCACGGTGCAAGGGGAGCATGAGTGCCGCAATCGAACCAGCAGCTTGACAATGGACCCACAACTGCAACGAGTTCTGGACGACTACGGCATCTGGAAGCAACTTCCTGACGGTCGGTACGCCGCCGTAAGTGGCTCGTTTACTTTCGGAAAGTCGAGGATTCTCGTCGGACTTGATTACTGTGGATATTCAGGAAGCGTACTGATACGACAGTCACGAAGCTGCGGTCGCAGCTTTCGAGGCTTGGGACGGTACGGGCGAACCGTGCGGCTGGTTCCGCAGTCCTACGAGTGGGCGGCGGCGACCCGGCGGTGACGCAGACAAAGAATACATCAACTGGTGACAGATGACGAAGATCAACGTCGAAGACGTAATGAAGGTTCTCGAAGAGTGGCGACGGATTCAAAATCTCGACCCTAATCAGGTCGAACTGTACGGAGAACGGCCAAAAGGTCGAAATTCCTCAGAAATACATTGACGACTGGAAGTTTACGGGGTTGGGGTACGTCGGTTTCATAGAAACGGAATTTTACAAAACGGGCTGGATCGAAGATGAGCCTGTGTGAGCCGCTGTGGTGGCATGGGAAAACAACAGGCCGGTATGTACAACGTTGCTACCGGCAAGTACGACGCACAAGAAGGAACGTGTGACGACTGCGGCGGAAGTGGAGAGTTGGGAAACTGGCCCGAAGGCCAATTGACCCTCGAAAAAGTCGAAATGGTATTTGGCATTAACCCGCAGTATTGGGACCGAATGGAACGAGGGGCCGTCATTCAGTCCAAAGCGGTAGACAACTACATTCGGCTCTGGGCTGCTTTTGGCAGCGACGTAAAAGTGAACAAACTCATTAAATGCGTGCATTCGACTAACATCGACTTGCAAGTTGGTAAGGTTTACGAGAGAATCTCTGACCCGACGGCCGAACGAGACGGGTGGTTCCGTGTCGTTGACGAATCCGGTGAGGATTACCTTTACCCACAACGCTGGTTCGATACCAATGAGTCGTGAATACGAACAAAAGGTCAGTAGCACCCTTAGCGAGTGTGTCGAAAACCTTGAAAAAGCCATCGACATCAATCTGAGCGAAGACAACTTTGAAGTAGCGGCGGAACTGAAACGGATTTCAATCGGTGCCAAGATCGCATCGACTTGGCAGATCGCAGGCTCAAGTGATGGGCGAGAATATTCGGTGTGGGCCACGGAAGACGAATCGTGTTACACCACTTTGGTTGGCACCGAACCGAGAGTCGGCGAAGGTTGCGACAAGTTGGTAAAAGTTTTCTTCGCCGCTGATTGGAACGATGCCATGAAACTGTGGCACGAGTATCAGGGTGGAACCTTACAAGCCGATGGAGTGATATGGATTCCAGCAAAGAAAAATTCTAAGGGCTATGCGAAGAAGCTATCGAAGACGGTTCTTTTGCCAAAAGGGTCATGGAAAGACTCGACAAGATGGAAGATCAAAAGCGACGGATTGAGTGAAGTATTTCCCCGAACACGTCGGTCACAAAATGACCGAAGGGGAGTGGAAATACTTCGATGCCATGTTCGTTTCTTTTGATCTGATCTGTGATTGTGGAGCGACACTCACAATCACCAGAGAGATGGTGGAAAGTGTCAAATAAGCCGATATGGTGGAATGGCAGACACGCCGGTCTTAGAAGCCGGTGCCCGTAAGGGCGTGCAGGTTCAAGTCCTGCTATCGGCACTCATTCAACTCCGATTGCCCTGGCTCTTACTCGTTGTGAGTAAAAACACCGCAAGGTGGGGATAAGAGTTGGTTGTCACTTATGGCTCGTTGAAGCCTATAAGGAAGTGTAAGTTGGAAGCTAAGAAGATTCACGTTAATGTCGGAACCATCGGTCACATCGACCACGGCAAGACGACCCTGACCGCTGCGTTGTTGGCGGTTCAGCGCAGAAGGGCTGGCAAAGCCCAAGGGCTACAAGGGACATCGCTAAGGGCGGCACGGAGCGTGACGAAACCAAGACCGTCACGATCATCACGTCGCATGTGGAGTACGAGACGGTTTCCCGTCACTACGCCCACATCGACTGCCCCGGTCACGCCGACTACGTCAAGAACATGATTACGGGTGCGGCCCAAATGGATGGGGCCATTCTATTGCTGTCGGCCACCGACGGCCCTATGCCTCAGACCCGTGAACACATTCTGTTGGCTCGTCAGGTCGGCGTTCCGAACATCGTTGTGTTCATCAACAAGTGCGACATCGCCGACCCGGAACTGACCGATTTGGTCGAGATGGAAGTCCGTGACCTGTTGACCAAGTACGGGTTCAACGGCGAGTCCAGGACCGTAGTTCGTGTGCTGCAGAAGCCCGCTTTGGATAATCCCAAAGACGCCGAAAAGATTAAGTGCATCGAAGAACTGCTCGATGCGCTCGACAAGCGACATCCCCGATCCGGTTCGTGCTTTCGACCGGCCGTTCCTGATGGCAATTGAGGGCGTTCACCAGATCGAAGGGCGCGGGACGGTTGCAACCGGCAAAATCGAACAGGGACACGTTCGGGCCGGTGACAAGGTTGAAATTCTCGGCCTGACGGGGACGCTGGAAAGTGTCGTCACCAGCGTCGAACAGTTCAACAACCCGATGTCTGTGGCGGAAGCGGGCGAGAACGTGGGCGTTCTTCTTCGTGGCATCAAAGCCGATCAGATTCGGCGTGGGCAAGTTATTTCTGCCCCACGGCAAGTTGAAACCCGGACCGAGTTCAAGGCTCAAGCTTACGTCTTGAGCAAGGACGAGGGCGGGCGGCACACTCCCGTGATGAACGGGTACAAGCCGCAATTCTACTTCCGAACGACCGACGTGACCGGCACGATCCAGTTGCAAGACGGGATCGAAATGGTTATGCCGGGCGAAAACGTGGCAGTCATGGTGTCGCTGGACAAGCCAATTGCCCTCGACAACGGAATCAAGTTCGCCAGCCCGGAGAAGGCGGCAAGACCATTGGTTCCGGCAAGGTGACTGAAGTTCTCGCCGAGTGATATACAACTCCGGCTGGCGGGGTAGAATCTCGCCAGCCGGAGATTTCATAAGGGTTTGCCATGCTTGAGAAACAGATTGACGAAATCATCAAAACGTGCGGATTTACGCCTTGCCCGAAGAACGCAGGGAGAAAATTCGTTTGCTTGTGGCCGGTTACGGTTTGATGTGCCTTCTCGACAGCAAAGTGGCAAAGGAAGCCAAAAACGTCTTAATGACGACTACGGCCGATCAACCCGATCCTCATTACGAAGTCAACTGTGACCAAGCTAGAAGCGGCACTTGAGTGTGCAAAAGATTCGCTCGAAGCGAACCAGCAGCTTCCGTGTCGTGTCGATGAAATGACCGAACGGGAACACTGAGCTGTTCAAGATGGTGTCTGACCTTTATTCCAGTTTGCGGGTTTTGAACGAAGAAACCGTCGCACTGCGAAACCAGTTGTCGCAGTTGTGCGAAGATCATGTTCGGGTGGGTGCGATTTACGAGCGGGGCGGCAACACACGAAGCGCAACGCTAGCTTCGGGCCGTCGGGAACATGCTCGGATACATCCTTCAAGGCGGCGAAAACGCAAGCGACCGTGCTGCCCGACCCGGAGAAACCATGATTACCAAACCGCTATCAGAGTTGAATGTCGGGAAGCCTTCATTATGCCTTCGCCGCCCGAAGGCTGGTTCCCCAATCCAGAAGGTAAGTACAGTGTTTGGTTGAAACAAGAGCCGGTGCAGAGCCAGAGAACGCCGGGTAAATATTACAACATAATCCACAACGAAACCGGTGTTATACAATATCTAGAAGAAGACACGAAAGTGATTGTCGTGGTTATTGGCGATTGGGCGTCGAGAACTAAGATTGAATGACTCGCGGCACAATGAGATAGCGGACAGCTTGAGAAGCTGTTGTCTCCCCTAGACGGGGATACTGCTGGTTCGAGTCCAGTCGGAGTCACTGCGGTAGTGAAATCACCGAATCGTTTACGCAGGCCACCGGCCATCCGAGTTCTGCGGGGCGAGGGGTTGTGCCCGGTAACGGCAGCCAGCCATCCCTCCGATACGATGGAAGCATCAGGTTCGACTCCTGTTGCCGCAACTTATGACAGACCAAGAATGGGAAGAACTGGAAGTCGCAAACGCGGCGTTCCGCCCGGCGAGGATATGATCCCGTGGACGGAACTAACGCCCGTTTCGGTCGTGGTTACTGTAGAACATGGAAAAGATCACCAGCGATCCGGCATTTCGCTTCTGTCGCAAGGGTGAAAGCGGCTCTCGATCCGGCGAATATTGCCAGAGCCGCAAAATGCTGCGAGAACAACGTGCAAAGATGCTGCACCAGAACCGGATTCGTCCGTCTCGAAAGGTAGCAAGAGACGTTACCGGAGTATAGACGATGAATAAGTCCGACGTGAATGACGATGAAGCTTGGGTTCGTGCCACCGCCCGAACGCAGTCATGGACAAGCTGTTCGAGGCCGACGATGTGACTTACGATTGGGCAGTCTTTGACGCTCTGGGGTCACTCGTTTATGGGTCCGGTAAGACGCAGGAAGAAGCGTGGCGGGACGCACGACTTCATGCTACAATTTCCGGCGAAGACTGAAATGAAAAAGTTCGTTGGCAAAATGGTGGGCGACGGGAGCCGAAAGTCTTTTGATTTCTCGGCACGATCTAGGCACTCACTGATTTCGTCTACATGACACGAAATGTAGACGGGGTTACAAATTATGTCTGCAATGTTCAGTCGGTTGGAGAAAATAACGTCTTGGTCACTTGGACTGGAACCGCTCTGAAGTCGGCGAAGATATGTGGATTACTCTGATTGGTTGATAGATATGTCCAGTTGATTGTAATTGGTAAACATCTTCCGCTTAAAACGGAAGTCTTGTGGGTTCGACTTCACTGGACACCGCCCTTCGGGGCGATTAGAGAGCAACATGAACAACGCCGTCACCAACCTCCAAAGTAAGAGGCTCCTGTCCCTTACTCATTACGGAGAGTTGGTTCGATGTAGAGATGGCACGAGACGAGGCCGTCGCTCGCAGAGAGTGGCGTAAGCACCGTCGTATTCACACCGAAAGAAACAAAGACTACAACTTGATCGGATCGAAGAGACCCGTCTCGTTGTCGAGTGCCTGCCGACGATCAGATCGGCAGGTTCCGCAAGAAAGACGCTTACGACTGCGGCAGGGCCGGGTGGCATGGTCTGCGCCAGCCACAAGTTCCCGAAGCGTCAGAAGTCCGAAAAAGAACTGGCCGCTGACGACGACTTCAAACGGCAGTTGAAAGAATTGGAATGACGCCTCGCTACCAACACGACTGTGTCAAATGCACCTTTCTTGGGTGCTATTCAAACAGCGGCCCCATGCAGCTTGATCTTTATCACTGCGAACAGGGCGCATTACCGACCATCATCGCTCGCTACGGCGATGATGGTCCCGCCTACCTTCTGGCACCAATCGCCTCATCGACGTGTTCGATGAAGGCGTTCAACGTGCAACGGATCGAGGTTTGTCGTGTGGCAAATGATTAAGGTCTACGGTCCTCTGGATTCGTTAGTGTGGAACAATGGAATGACGATAATCCAAATTTGGAAATCGTACTGAACGAAGTCGTTGAAATCTGTGGTCGAAGGGTTCATGAAAAGTGGTGGGAGCCTTTTGCGGTAGATAACACGGCGTCTACTTTCTATCTCAAAAAGTTAGCCCCTGCTCCGGTTAAAGAATATGAATGACAAAGTATATCTTGTCGTTTATAGCGACTACGACACGTTCATGGATATACGGCATTGCTACAACCAAGCAAAAAGCCGAAACGATGCTGGACACACTGAACAAAAGCGGCATCCTCAAGCGCTCACGAACTCTCGACATTCGGGGAAGAAAAACTCGAACTCGCTCGACACATGGTTCGGGCCTGACGATCCACGGAGCAAAGGGAAGTACGGCCGATACTGTTCCAAACTGATGCCCTGCGTGGCGGCTGGATCTGAATCGGCTGGCTGCTACATTTGGCTCGAACACTATTACCTCGTTGCCCGCCAAGGCGATGAGGTGTATTTGCATTTTTACAAATTCAACGATTGGGACGAAGCTAACAGGCTCGCCAAAATCGTCCGAAGCACCAAGAGTTTTAGCCCGGAAAACAAGACCGGCATCTGGACTCAGTACGCCGATTCAAAGCCGTTTGGTCCGAAGCGTAAAAACATGACTTCGGCTGTGGGCGCAAGTGGGTTCAAAAGGCTGATGATCGACTGAAAGAAAGGGCGAGCAATGTTCGGCCACAACCTGAAAGACGCAATGGGTCTTCCCTCGTACAAGGAACTGACCTACGACGAACTGGAGAATCTGGCGAAGGGCATGATAGCCTACGCCGGGAGCCAAGCCGCCGTTTGATTCGGTCGCCGCCGCTAGAAGCGCGCAGGAAACACCTGAAAAGGGGCGTCTACGTTGAACCCACGACGGAACAGGGACTCGCGAGGATTCGTGGGTCCAAGTCGCTGGCCGCTTGTGCCGACTACAACAAGTTTATTCGTCTTGGGCTGCACGCCCTTCAGTTGAGCTATTGGGAGATGGAAGTTCCCGATATGGCCGTGTGCTCAATTGAACCGTCGTTGACAACTACGGGTTCCCCTGGAAAAGGAACTGGTACACGGGTTCGTAGACCTGTTCCTCGATTACCGTGGGAAACCGTGGCACCAAATGGAAACACCGCCGCACGTCGGCCTTGTGGTACAATATCTCAACCCACCGGAAGCTACAGATGATAGTTCGACAAAACATGGAAATGAAGGATGATGTCAAGTTCGTTGTGGACTATTGCGACACCGGTAGCACTCTTGAGATTCAGACCGCTGCCGAGTGCCGCAACGATCCACGGTAACTGCATCCTCCTGCAAAACTGAAGGAATTGCACACGATCCCTCCGAAGAAATTGCAAAAGGTCCGAGAAAACACCCGTTCGAGAAACGACAATAGATTCGGACGTGTTACGATTCACCCGATGGGAATGCTTGCTCATTCTCGTCGGGATCGCATGTTACGAACGAAACACTCTGATGCCTCTTTTCTGGTTCTCGGTCGTTATGGCAATTATGGTTCCGCTCTTGTTTCTGGATGCACAGGTGGAACGAAAAAGCGAACGAACAAATGCTGCGTGATTTCCTCCGACGATCCGTACATCCAATCGAAGTACGGTAAGAAGGACAGAAAATGAAACCGTCTTCCGTCAGGTGCTTCTGGGAGTACATTCCGCCTAAAGACGCAAGCGAACCGTACAAACGGCTGTGGAAACTGGTCGAAGCGATCCCGTGTGATGGAGACGGCTACCTCGCCAAAACGCCGACCAGTTTCGAGCCGTTTAACTCACGGCACAGTTGGGAAGCGTGGATGAACAAAAAGAAGAAACTAAAAGGTGAAGATTACGACTACGTTCCGATTATGGGCCGGGCCATCACCTGTTGGAACCCGCTTAACGGCGTGACCCTGATGGATTTGCACCCTTGCCGGAATGGGTTCCGTGGTTGAGCATAGCAGTTTTTGACCGAATTGAGTAAATTGCCAAATTGGTTCTCGTTTCTTGAGGACGGCGGAACCCTTTATCTTGGCACGGCGAGAGCCGTCGAGGACATTTTCAGTGGAACAGGAACAAACGCTTGAGTCGATTGACCTGTAACTTTCTTTACAAATACGTCGCCGGAACGTTGACCCGCTCGGACGGCCAACTTCACTTGGCCGCTTTGCGGCCGATTTGACCGTCGGCGACCGTGAGAAGGCTAAAGGGTACGTTGTCAAAATGTTCCTACGCATCCTCGCCGTAGGCGTTCCAGAGCTGCCAGAAGACGCCGTAATGACTGTGACGGCGGCTGCGTGTAAGCCGGAATTTCAGGAAATGCTTTGTGATATTGTTGTCGATATCATCAAAGAGGGTTATGCCGTGATATTTTGATCGACATCGCTAAATAACCTCATGCAGACGTTTACTGGAGTGGATGGCGGAACAACCGGCCCAACAGCCGATGGCCCCGGCAGCCAAACCAAAAATGGAAGGCCACAAAGGACGAAATTATCCGGTTCTGGCAGGGACTTCGTCCCGACGTGCCGATCCAGATGACGCCGGGCGCTATGACCACCAGGGAACGACATACGCCGAAGACGGCGTGCGAATCACGGGCAGTCGGGAATTTATTGCGAGTGTGTTGCCCAGACTCAAAGAGTTTTTGAACTTCGAGAGTCCGACCACGAAATTGGCTTTGGTTTACCGAGAAACCGACTCGCCCTCGAAATCTTCCACAGACAACAAGACTTCTTTCGTTTTCTATATTCAGGCCAAAGAGCGAGGTCAAGCCGGATCGGGGACTCCCGAAACGCCAACTCTGCCCAAACCGAAGGTGGTCAAGCCCCCCAAAGTAGGTGGAGTATGAATAATGCAAAGAAAGCCGCCGTCGATATAGCGAAGGCCGTTGCCGGAGTGTTCAAGAAATATTCACGCAATACCCGTGAAGCGGCTTGGGCCGGACTCAACAGTAAAGAGGGTCAAAAAAAGAAATCGACAAGTTGATCTTAAATCCCGACCGCCCGGTTAACACAATACAACGATTGTCTTTTAGGGAATGGCTGGAACGGAACTAAGTCCGAGTGGCGAAACTGGCAGACGCACCAGCTTGAGGGGCTGGCGGGGGCAACCCTGTGCAGGTTCAAATCCTGTCTCGGACACTGCCCGCAACAAAACGATGGCACAAGCCGCCGTGTTGTGGGAATTGGGTTATTTACGGAGGGGGTTGACAACGACTCGCTTCCGCTAGGCGAACTAAGACAGCCAGGATGTTGGCTCAGAGGCAGCCACCGTGCCCGCATAAAAATGGTGTATTGCAAATCGGGTCGCTACCGAGGAACCTTACACTGTCAAAAATCGGGTCCATCTAAAGAGTGGGAAGATACGTCACGGCCGACTGATCCGGTACGTTTCCCTTTGGCGTAATAGCACACTGGCCGAGGAAGTCTGGAACCCAACACAGAATACGGCCGTATTCGTGCGAGCGAATGCACTTTTCAGTAAGGTGCATTCGCTTCTTTTTTGAAATTACTCTTTTGCATTGATGTTGAAGTTTTTTCCCAACAGCCGTCCAATCGGGACGTGCCCAGAATACAGGACGGTTTTTCTCGGCGGCGGCTTTGGAGACTGCCTTTACAACATTTTGAGGGGCGAATTTGCTCATCGGGGCGGGCACCGCATATTCGTAATGGAAGACTGTCACCTTCCGAACATTAGAGAGTTACTTGCGAATTGTCCACAAGTTGCTGGCGTTGCCACCGGTCAATACGCAATCGCTTTCACGCCGCTTGCCGGAGAAGAAGCGTTCACACCACTCAGGTTGGATTTTCCAGAAGAAAGACTGAGTGTTAAGTACGAAAGATATGCGATAATACACCCTTACTCAAGCGACGACAGAAAGGATTTGGCGAGGATTGTAAATCTGCGACAAGTTTGCTTGACGGTTCAAGCATGGGGCTTGGTCCCGATCCTCGTCGGTAAATCTTGTGAATATCTCGCCGATCACGAATATCTTCGCCCAAAGAAAGAATTCGCCGACATACCGGGGGTCGTGAACCTCATAGACAAAACAACGGTCAGTCAGTTGGTCGAACTTGTGGCCCATTCTTCGTGTGTGATCGGCTCTCACAGTTCTGTGGCGATGATCGGCTGGTCAACTGGCAAGCCGACATTTTGCGTTTTGCCGGACACTTACTTTTGCTACCATGTTGGTCGATTGCCGGTCGCATGGTTCATGTATCTGGAGCCGCTGTTCCGCCAGAAAAATGGGTTCCTTTTTCAGTCCCACGCTCATTGTTTGGATCGGTTTTTGGATCATTTTTTGACGAAGAATTTTGGCCCCGTGGTGGAAAGCAGACACAGCACACTTAAAATGTGCCGCCTTCGGGCGTGCGGGTGCGAGTCCCGCCGGGGCTACTCGGAGACTTTACAACCGGTCGAATTCGGGGTAGGATCGGCGTATGAAAATGTACGACTCCCTGAGCCGGACCATCAAAAACCTCCCAGAAGGAAGGCCGATCACGTTTTACGCTTGCGGCGTGACCGTTTACGACTATTGCCATCTCGGTCACGCCCGCAGTTACCATAGAGTGGGACGTTCTCAAGCGGTGGAAGTGACAGGAAGTGGAAGTTCGCACACATTCGAAATTTCACTGACGTAGACGACAAGATCATCAATCGTGCGAGGGCGGAAGGTGTTTCTGCGGCCGAAATCGCCGAACGGTACATCGCCGCTTATCACGAAGACATGGACTGGTTGAACGTGCGGCGGGCCGACGAGTACCCTCGTGTAACCCCGCTCATGGATGCCATGCGTGTCGCCGCTCGTTGGTTTGTCGAACACGGCTACGCCTACGAGCGTGACGGGGACATTCGGTTCCGGTGCGAGTCTCACCCGACCTACGGCAAGTTGTCGGGCCGACCGCCGGGCGAGGATTTCGTTCTGTGGAAAGGTCCGAAGGCCGAGGAACCCGATTTCCCACAGGGGCGTCCGGGCTGGCACCTTGAATGCTCGGTCATGATCGAACGCACTCGGTCTGGACCCGATTGAGCATTCACGCTGGCGGAACGATCTAATGTTCCCCCACCACGAAAACGAAATTGCCCAAAGTGAATGCTTGCACGAAGGCCGGGCATTAGCCGATCATTGGCTTCACAACGGTATGGTTCAGGTCGGCGACCAAAAATGGGAAAATCTGAAGGCAATGCCTTCCAGATTAAATGGTATCGACAGTCCGGTGTCGATCCGAACTTGATTCGTTTTTGGGTTCTTCAGGCCAACTATCGAAAACCTTTGTCGAAAGAAGCCCTTGACGACGGTTCTATAGCGTTACAGTGGGCTGGGCTTCAGGAAAAACTGCGACACGCCCCGAAAAGGGTGTAACTGACGCTTTCGCTGACTTTGAACAACGATCTTAACACTCCGTTAAAGCGGCTGGCCGGAGTTGCGAAAGAATCCGTCTTTGAAATGGCAGATATTTTGGGTTTCCGATTGCAATCTGATTTGATTCCTGATGCAATAAATCAGATGGTCGCAATCAGAAATAAGTTGAGGGCCGCAAAAGACTGGCTCGCCGCCGATGCTGTTCGTGTGGCCGTATTGAACCAAGGATACGAAATTAGGGACAATCCGAATGGAACCACCGAAGTTTTCAAAAACTCCAACTGGAAATGTCATGAACCCGAAAGACAAACTAGAACAAGTTCAAAAGGAACTTGAAGAGGAAACCGCTCGTGCCCAAGCTGTTAAGGATCAAGGATGGGCACGGGCACGAGAACTGTTGCCGATGATTGAAAGTTTGGCTGAAAAGCCAAAGGACGAAGAATTCACGGACAGAGAAAGAACGCTCGTCTCATTCTTGGCCTGTCTAGTGGCGCGGGGACGTACATTTTAACGAGGCGAATTTGATTTGAAGTGAAGTAAGGCCAAGTAGCCCAATCGGTAGAGGCGATTGACTCAAAATCAATAGGTTGTGGGTTCGAGTCCCACCTTGGCTATTGATAACCACGAAAAAGATGCTGCACCAGACGGAGACATCTCCGTCTGGTTTTCGTCGGCAAAACAGCAAAACAGCAAAACAACACTCATCCAATGAATTCTCAAACGCTTCTAGACATTAGTCGTCTTTACTTTGACCCCAAGGCTTTGGAATTTGAGCGTGGGCGTGAAATCTTTGATAAGTACAGTCCACATACAGAGCTTATCGAAGTCAACAGTCATTGGAAAATTGAAGAACTGAATCAGAACCCGGATTTGGTCCGTGATTGGAATCAAGTCAAGGCACATTTCTCGTTCTTGGCATCAAAGCAAGTATTGCCTCACGACCCAATTGTCGTTCAACTGACTGGATTGCCCCCTCACACGCATCAGGGTGTGCGATGGCTTGTTCTTACTGTTATGTAGCTCGCCGCAAAGGGTACGCCAATCCTATCACTCGTGTTTGCCAATATTGACAAGATCATGAAGCACATAGAGCGTAAGTGCGAGCGACTTGGGCCCTAAAGTCATCAACGACGAAAATGCTCAGTGTGATCCGTTTTTGGACATGGGATATTGGCGAAAATAACGATTGTAGTGTAGATGATTTGATTAGCAATAACGTTCGTGATCTAATCAATATGTTTGCCCGTATCCCTAACGCTAAAGGTAGTTTTGCCACTAAATTCGTTAACCGTAATTTGCTTAACTACGATCCCAAAGGCAAAAACAAGGGTGCGGTTTAGCCTAATGCCTCATAAGCCGTCTAAGGTTGTGGACGTGCGAACCTCTCCTATTGATGAGCGGATCAATGCTATCAATGATTTCGTCCGAGCAGGATATGAAGTGCATATCAACCTGAGTCCTGTCATCATCTATGACGGATGGCAAGAAGATTATGTGGAATTATTCCGTCAACTGGACGATATTTTGGACTGCAAAGCAAAAGAACAGCTTAAAGCAGAAGTTATTTTCTTGACTCACAATGAAAATCTACACGAACTAAATATGGAATGGCATCCCAAGGGCGAGGAACAATATCTTTGGCGACATTGGGACAGCGAAGAAGATAAGACCAAAAATCGCTTTGGTTTACCTGTTATTCAACAAAGGAAACTGAGTCAAAATGGCATGGTAAATTTACGCTATAAAAATAACATTAAAAGCGAGGCAATCAACACTCTTAAAGGTATTATGGAAAAAACAATTCCATTTTGTAAAATTCGCTACATTTTTTGATTTGAAATCATTCGTGCTAGATAGTTTCGATGGAAGGTGGCCGGACGATGGTCAGCCGGACCTGCCTGGAAAGCGAGCGCACCCGCAAGGGTGCCGGGGGTTCGATTCCTTGCCTTGCCGCTGGTGCGAAGTTGAGTTTGCTTGCTTGAGGGTCGCTGCGATGATGCTGGAAGTTAAAGCCGAAACCGCTGTCGATGCGATTGAGATTGCGAAAACTGCTGGTTACAAGTTGGACGCCGAATATGGAGCCATTCCCATGAGCGGCAAAGAGAAAAGTTGGGTTCTGCGTGGCGAAAAAGATGCGGACACCCATACTGATGACCGCATCACCGAATGGGGCGATGCCCAACAGGAACTTTTCTAACATGCAAGCCGAAAATCCGGATGAACACGACTCAGCTTGTGGCCCGGCTGAGTTCGTTCAACGACAATTCGTCGGTGAAAGTTTACACCGACGTGGGCGGCGATCTGGATGCTATGCCCGTTGTTCTCGTAAAAACTACGCACGACGGGCACCCGTTCATCGACGTTGACCGTACCGGCAAGAGCAAACCGCTGACGGTTCTGGAGTTGACGGGCCTCTTGTCGAAATTTGATTTCAACACTTTTCCGGTTTCACCGGCGATTGTGACGGGAATCGTTGACGGGCTTCGGGTTACTGACATTGACCTAATCGCCGTCACAGAAGCAGCAGAAATGTTGGCCGAAGAGGATAACAATCCCTCGACTGCCATCCTTTACCTGATGGGCGTGGGCACCGCAAAGTAATCTTTTGCTCCACATGGTCAGAATGCCCTTCCTTGGACAGAACTCCCCCGAAGATAGCATCTTCGGGCCGATTGAGGGACGATAATGTCCTGAGTATCTCTTGCCCCGTCTGGTCAGCCATAAGGCTCCGGCGGGGTTTTTTCTTTTGGAATTATTCATGCCTCCACTTCATGAGATGGAATTGGTCGTCGCCAGTCGCAAGCTGATTGCCAAAATGCGACGTTGGAAGTCGTTGCGCCGCATTCACATCACCAACGTTCCCGACCTGACACTTTTGGATATGCCGAAGCCGGGCATAGAAATGAAACCGGGCATGAGAGTGCGAGAACGAGGCGGCACCGATCACTGCTCTTTCTGGTACGGTTTTAATGATTCTTGGCTGGAATGGTGTCGTGGCGAGTCCATGCACGATTGGTTCCAGCCCTACGTTTACGAGATTTTGGTCGATGAGTCCAAAATCTTGCGGATCAGTAACGAACAAGAGTTTGAGGCGTTCGAGGACGAGTATCACGGTGTACCGGAATATTTGGAGGCCATGTACGACAAAGAACACAACGGCAGAAAATATCGGTCAATCGACGCCCCGTCGCCGTATTTTCGCTCCGGCCGGTACTTCACGAGTTATATTGATTACGGGCGTGTGGCCGAGAAGTACGGCGGGGTTGAAATCGTGCCGTATTTGTGGTCTAAACGACTGGAGTCGATTTGGTACTACGGGTGGGACTGTGCTTCTGGTGTCATTTGGGATAAAGAGGCCGTTACCGAAGTTCGTCTCATCGGAAAATACGACGATAAGACGAATGATTTCGTAATGGTGAAATGAGTTTACAAACCGTTTTTCTTGAGGTAGAATCTTCCTGTTCTGAATCTCAAACCCTCCTTTACCCGGAGAAAAATGATGACGCCGCTTCTCGCAAGTTTCGCTCTGCCTGAGACGTTTTTCGTCGGTCTGGTCGGCAGTTTCGCCTTCGGCCTGATCGGTCTGGTGATGTTGATGCTCGGTTTCAAGATGTTCGAGTGGATCACCCCAAGCTGGAAGTTGAAGACCAACTCCAGAAGGGCAACGTGGCGGTGGCTGTGACCGTGGGGCAGTCTGTTCTTGGCTCTGGCCTACATCGTCGCACACGTCATTCATTAACAAGGGAGCGGCCCCGGCGGGCCTTGAAAAGATGCACCCATTACGACCAAACCGTTTGACCAAAAAAATCGGGCTTGTGCTGATTGGGTCTTCGATGATCTTGAGCGGGTGTGGGCATCATCACGAAGAAGTCCCCGCCGATGCTGTCACCGTTGTTGATCCCACACCTCTTTCTGGTATTTCCACAGCGGCGGTGGGGGCGTGTATCATCACTATGTCCCCCACCCGTACCCGGTGACGGTAGCGGTAGTTCCTCATTCGTTTCCAGAAGTGGGACGATTAGTGGCTTCAAGTCTTCCGCTTCTGTGAGTTCCGTTCGTGGCGGGTTCGGCTCTATGGGCCACTCGGCTACGGCAGGTGCCTAATGAAAGAATCGGAATCGAATCCCCCGGCACGAGTGGCCGGGGATTGTTGAATCTCAAGGCATACACTACCACACTCCCGACGGCAAAACGTATTGGGACGAGTCGGCGTGTTACGAGTTCACTGGACGCCGAAGTGGACGTTCTCGAAGCCGCAACTTACGAACTTGACAAATTAGTGTCTCGAAGCCGTCGAACACGTCATTGTGAACAATCGTTTCGATGAGTTCCAAATTCCCGACGAGTTCCGTGGCTACATTACGGGTAGTTGGGACAATGATGCTCTCCAGCGTTTACGGTCGTTTTGACCTCGTCTATGACGGGACTCACGAACCGAAAATGCTCGAATATAATGCCGACACTCCGACCGGCTTGATCGAAGCTGCCGTCGGTCAGTGGTGTATTGGTTGCAAGACGCTCTCGCCCGGTTACAAGCAGTTCAACTGTATTCACGAGCGGTTGATTGAGGCGTGGAGCGCAGTGAAAAAGCCGCACTCCCGGTGTCATGTACTTCGCCGGTCTTGCCGGAATGGTCGAAGAGCTACATGAACGTCAATTACCTTCGTGACACGGCGATTCAGGCGGGTTTCGACACCGCTTACATCGACATCGAAGACATTGGCTGGAACGAAAGCCGCCGATGTTTTACCGACCTCGATGAAAATGAAATCGAAAATTGCTTCAAGTTGTACCCTTGGGAGTGGATGCAACGTGAAGAGTTCGGGCCGAAAATTCTGAAGCGAACGACTAAGTGGTTGGAGCCGCCGTGGAAGGCGATCCTTTCCAACAAAGCCATCCTTCCGGGTTTTGTGGGAACTGTTCCCGGCCACCCGAACTTGCTCCGATCCAGTTTCGAGCCGTTCGAGAGTGGCGACTATGTGAAAGCCGATGTTCAGCCGTGAAGGGGCGAATATCCAGATTTTTGAACACGGTCGGTTGTACATGAAAACCGACGGATCCTTATGACGGCCCCTCGATATTACCAGCAGATTTGGGAACTTCCGAGTTTCGGTGGGAAGCACCCCTGTATCGGCAGTTGGATCGTAAATGGATGGGCCGGTGGCGTCGGCATCCGTGAAGACGACACCATTATCACCGGAAACTTGTCTCGATTTGTTCCGCACCGTTACGGCAAAGCCCGCCATTACGGAGTTTGGAAATGGATCGAACGACCGGAAATAGTCTCGTTGTATTCGTTTCCGGTGCCGGAACCAGCTTTGGCTAATTTGGCCGAGGCTTGTGATTCCGGTAAATTGAACGCTCGAATCAAGGCCGTTATAAGCAACAAATTAGACATCAAGGCTTCTGAGGTCGCTCGCAAATACGGATTGATTTACATCAAAATCCCAAGGATGTGGGGTCCGAAAGACGACCGACGTGACGCCTACAAGAGCGACGAAGCCTATTCGGACAAATTGTTCGATTGGGCTTCTTTCTCGTCCCCTAAGCTGGTTGTGCTGGCCGGGTTTACTGCCAAACTGCACTTGAAACCAATGTGGCAGAGGCGGTCGTGAATATTCACCCTTCTTTTGCTTCCCCAATATGGCGGCAAAGGGATGTACGGGCTGAATGTTCACAAGGCGGTTCTGGAAGCCGGAGAAGAATACTCCGGCTGTACCGCTCATGTGGTTGATAACGAATACGACCACGGGCCGATTTTGGCTCAAAGCAGAGTTCCGGTTCTCCCGGACGATACTCCGACGAGTCTGGCCGCACGGGTACAGGAAGCGGAACGGGCCATGTACCCCGCCGTTATTGACTCCTACTTGAAAAACCTGACCCCGTTCCCTGTAAAATGGTGATTTGTGGCAAACAACTCAAACGATTATCTGGAACTGCTCGGAAAGACGCAGAACAGTGTCACCAAGATGGAAAAATACCGCAACTCTCGATGGCGAAAGGTGCGGTTTTGGCTCAATCGCCGATGGAACGGGTTCTTGGCTATTTTCAAAAGCGTTAAGCGGCTTTTTCCAATTGGTTCTGCATAGCCTGTATGACCTTTTTGAATGCCACTCTTTGGTCCGGCGTGACCCAAGACGGTGGCAGCGGAATTTGGTTGACTTCGGTGTTTTTTGCCAACATCCAAAGTTCTTGTTGCTGTTGCGGGCTGAGTGATTTGAACCACGCACCGGGTTCGGCCGTATTGACGATTACGTTGTTGTCTCTGATCCAGTTGCGACGTTCTTGGCTCTTTTGACGATCCCGTGCGCTCGCCTCTGCTCGCCGTTGAGCGTCCCATGCTGCTTTTGCGGCAGCGTCAATAGTTTCGACGTATTCTCTGAATGTTTTCTCTTCATGGTCCCCCCGGATATTTAGACATGAGTGGTGAAAATAGGGGCAAGGTTCGGAGTATCTTAGAAGTAATGCAAAAATGCCCGGTGTGCAACGGCGACGGATGGTACGAGGCGGGTTTGGGCGGCGAATATCATTACGATTGTTCCATCTGTGGCGGGACCGGCGAACTGCCCCTGCCGAAAACAAAGGTGAAACAATATCGGTCGATAGACGACGAATGGGAACAGTCATGAGCAAGAAAAATGTCCGTGCCGAATTCCGACACGCTTGTTACGAGCGGGACGATCACTGCTGCGCAATGTGCGGCTGGAAGCCGTCGAAAGAGGCTTGGGCTTCGTATTACGAACACCCACAGCAAATCCCGTCCGCTGCGCCTCTCGACGCCCACCACGTCACAGACCGCACGCTAATGCCGTGGGGCGGGTACGTCAAAGAGAACGGCATCAGCCTGTGTTCGCAGTGCCACGGTTTTGCCGAACAATATCACATTACCGGCAAGGCGCACCCGGATATTCCCCGACTGATCTGTACAATCGGATCAAGTCGAATTATACTTTGGCTGTGCTTTGCAGTCTCGAACTCGAAGACGGAGTCGGCTATGAAGACGTGATGAGTTTTCACCAATTTTTGTATGCCATTGAGACTAAAGAGCAAGAAATTGCCAAAAATCTGGGCGATATCGACCTCGACGCCAACACTTGGGAATTGGCGTGCGAGCAGTGTGGCGTTCGTCTGAACAGCATGGCGACCGACTTCGATAAACAGCTTCTTTTATACGGCAAGGGAAGATACATCTGATGTTAACGACAGAGCAAAAGACGTTGTGCGCAAGATCGTGAAGGGCCGAGAGAACAATATGATCCAGACTCTCGGCGGGTACGCCGGGACCGGGAAAACGACTGTTATCAAAGTCTTGTCACAGCGCTGCCCAATTTTTGCATCTGTGCTTATACGGGAAAAGCGGCAAACGTTCTCAGGAAAAAGGGACTCACAGGGGCCGGTACGATCCACAGTACGATCTACCGGCCCTACAAAGACTTGAAGGGCGATACAGTATGGGAATTGGCGAGCAAACATGAACTGGCCGACAATTTCACCGAAGGTTTCATTGTCGATGAAGCCTCGATGATCGGCACTGAAATAGACCGTGATTTACAGTCTTTCGGTATTCCCATCATTTACGTCGGCGATCACGGACAGTTGGAACCAATTGGCGGCACCAAGTTTAACTTGATGTCAGAGCCGATGTACACTCTCGAAACGGTTCACCGCAATGCCGGTGAAATTGCTTATTTCGCTGAACACCTTCGCAAAGGCAGCTTGGCACGCCTCTTCAAAACGGACAAATCCGTCCAGATCGTCAAAGAACGTGTTGTGACGGCCAAAAATCTGGCCGACACCGATCAGGTTATTTGCGCTTTCAACAAGACTCGTTGCAAAATCAACTCACAAGTCAGAAAAGAGAAAAAATCGAGTTCAGTTATATCGCCGTGGGCGACAAGGTGATGTGTCTGCGAAACAACAGAAAGCTACAACTGTTCAACGGAATGCAGGGCACGGTCACGAAGATTCGCAAAACGACCAGTGACGAAGTTCTTTTTCGATTTCGTGTCGGACGGACAGGAATATGTGAAGGTTCAATACGACCCCGACCAGTTCGGCCAAGAGAAGAACGATTTTGATTTCGGCACTAGCGCAAATCCATTCGATTACGCATATGCCATTACTTGCCACAAAGCCCAAGGCGACGAGTGGGACAACGTAATGGTTTACGAGCAGAAGTGCGATAAATGGGAACACAAACGGTGGGCCTATACAGCCGCTAGTCGTGCCAAGCGTGGGCTGGTATGGATCGAATCCGAGAACTATATTCCAACTTATTTGGTGTAAATATGTCTAGAGGGGCGTGGATGACGCCCCTTGGGACCAATTTGAATCCTGAGCGAATCTACTATCGAACCAAGCGAATTCGTGGTAGTATCTTAGAACGAGACAACCATTCCGAGTCGTCGCTGGGGCCGTGCAAGCGGCCTTAGAGGAAGTTCGGGACACCATCTGCTGAAAGAGGAAGAAAACGCCGCAAGGTAAGTATCGTCATACCTCGGAGGGTGCAATCCAAACAGGCCGAGTGGGAAAGCAGCACTGTGAGGCCGGGTTGGAGCAGCCGTAAGGCACCGGGCAACCGGTAGATAAATGACGACATAGAACAAAATCCCGGCTATGGGAATGGTTGCCTCTTTCTCTAACACAGGAGGGGGTATCAAGTGGATGCCGAAATCGTCCATGTTACGGACCATGCTTGGGTCCGTTGGCGTGAGCGGGCGTCAGAAACTCAGTCGGATTGCAATGCGTACACGATCATTCAGTCGGTTAGGGAGGCTCGGAGGCTAGAAAAGAACGAACCGATTCCATACGGAATGCCTCGCAAAGCGAATTCGGTGTACGCAGTCAAAGATGACATTCTGTTCATTCTGGAACCAGTAACCTAAGACCGAATTCCGCCTTGTAACCGTCATCACCGACACACCCCGCAAACTGCCGGTACTTGGCAAAAACGAAAAAGCAGCGGAAGGAACGTGAGCGACAACTTCAACTGGCACAATTGAAGGCTCTCAATCCCGACGCCAAATTCATGACCGCATCGGAGGAACACGAGGCGTTAATTGCAGAAAAGGAGCGGATCGAGAGTATGATTGCAATGACGCCAAAGAAAAATCGGAGCGAACTTCAAGAACAGTTGAAGGACATTGAAAGGCGGTTGACCGAGAACAAGCCGTACTGGTTCGCCGAGAAACAGGAAGAACACAAAGAATTCTTGAAGATTCAGTTCAACGAAGGGCAGCAGGTGTTGGTGTCGATTCTGGACGAACTGAAAGCGATTCGGGCAATGCTCCTTGAACCCGAACCGCCGCCGCCGCCGCCTCCTCCTCCACCGCCGCCCAAGCCGAAGGTTGAAGATTTGTCGATAATGGGCGAGTGCAGGCCCATCATCGTGGAAAAGACCGCAGAAGACATCATGAGAACTGTAGTTCTTGGCTCTTGCAAAGTAAAGAAAAGCCGACTTCGGTCGGCTTTTCGCATTGGAGACTGATGTGGCTGATTACCTTGAACCTGTGATCTGCGACCGAGTCGAAGACATTAGAAGTCTCGCACAAGAGATGTTCAAAGCGGCCAAAGGCGACCCAATTGATTCGCCGCCGCCGTACTCCAAAACCGCTGACGAGGCTTTCGAGCGGGCAAAAATCCGAAAATTGTCGAAGACCTGCGAACCTCTGGCACCACCCGCTGTGTCATTCTGGGGCGGGCACTTTTCGTGACTTTGGTGCTGACCCTAGACCAGTTTGATGGTGAACCGAGCTACCATCTGAGCATGAGTCTGCTGCTGGGACCAAAAAAGTTGGACGGGTGCCGGACGTTTTGGCCGAAGCGATTGTCAAGGTTTTCTTCGGCGACAGGTCGAAGGCGATTGACAATCCGACCGCCCTCAGTCTAGTGCGGCACTACTCGATGCCAGAAAAGGACTGCCAGACGAATACATAAGGTGTATGATACACCAACAACGGCAGGATTGCCAAAAACTCGATCTGTTGTGTCGGATTTATTCCGTCCAAATCGAGGGCAAGGATGTAGAATATTGGGCCAGCACTAACAGGTCGCCCGATGAGTTTCGGGACGATATGAGAGATTTTTCTTCCGAATTCAAAACCTCGACCCGGATACCCTGTTTTTTCACCTAAAAGCCTATCTGGGTGAAAAGGGATATTTGAGGGTCGCCGATCTGGTGTCTGACCGATTTGTAGGTCGGAATCATCAGCACCAGATCGAGAATCCTTGAGGATTAGTCATGACTGTCAAGTTCGAGAAGGACGGGCTGTTCGAGTACAAGTGGAACGGTGACAAGCGGAAGTACGTTCGCCGTCGGGTCAAGAAAATTGCAGTTTGGAAGCACCTCCGTGACGCCTGCGAAATTGCCGAAGGCGTCACCCTTCTCGACATCTTCCGCACCGTCAGTCAGTACAAGATGTTGAAGCTGTTCATTTCGCAATATTCGTGGTGCCGCAGCATTGATGACTTTCACGCTCAGGCGGAAGAACCGTACAGTCCCGACGAAGACGAAGAAAAGAATGGCGATCCGATGACGGCCCTTGAGGTGTATTGGGCCTGCGATCTGGGCGATCATTACGAAGACGAAAGCCGCAAGGCGTTTGATTTGACGCCGAGTTTCCATGCTATCGGACTTGTCGGTCCCAACTGCGTCAAGAATTTTGGTTACGGCGAAGATCAAATTGGCGAAAAGATGCAGTGGGGCATCGGTTTCACCCCGATGCAGGAAATTGCACACCTTCCTGTCGTTCTCAACCAAACTGCCTCTTTTTACGATTCCGACGAATACCTCGCTGCTCTCAAGGCGTACAGCAAGACCGACAGGGACCGGCCCGAAACCGGAACCCCGTCCCGTAATGGTCGCCGAACGCACCTACAATCTCCAAGACGTTCTCGACGCCATCTATTGGGAAATCAGCTTCCACGGCGGTCCCGCTCAGAAGAACGAAGTCAAAGACATGCTCAAAGAGCGTGTGGACGAAATCAAGTCTGGACTGGCTGACTCCATCCCCGCAGAAGAAGTGTTTCCCGAACTCAAGGAAACTGCCGAAGAAAACAAGGGCATGAAGATCATGCTCCACCCTGACGTAGCAAAACAGTTCGGCTTCGATGTCGATGCTCAAAAAGAAACTGACTGAGCCAACAACGAGCGGATGTTCGCAATATTTTTCCGCTTAGTCGTTTTGCCGTCGGCGATCCATTCGACATCGTATCCGTGATCGACTTTTTTGGCCCAAATTACGGCCGCTTGGTCGTATTTTTTGGCATAACTGACTAACTCTTCCCGGCTGATGTCGGGAATCATAAATGAGTCTTCTTTGTGCCCTTGGTAATTTCCAGCCACAGCCCAAGGGTCGTGCCCCGCTACTCGTAAATCTGTCCACAATTGGCCGTTCAGTTTTTTGTTTTGCTTTCGGGACAGCTTTTTGCCTTGTGGATTGTGGGCCGTGACGATACCCACACTGTCCCCTTCAAATCGGAATTCGGATTCTGCAAGGTATTCACGAAATTGCATGAAGATATATAGACATTGGCGTAGATGATGTTAAATTATAGGTCAATCCGATTAGGAGATTGACCATGCCAAACACATACGTCGAGCGGTTGAAAATCCCGGCACGATCCGAAGAAGAGATTAAATTCGCAACGCCGAACGGCCTGCCCGTTGCCTGCGGCTACAAACAGGTACTCATGACCAGCAAAGGGCCGATGGTCGAGTTCGTACCCGACCAGATTCTTTTCGAGAACGTTACTCTGACCGAAACCGGGCGGTTGCGTCACAAACACCCCGACGCCTATTACGTCGAATACCGCAGCAAAGATTACTGTTCCGTGAAGCTGTTTGAGCAAAAACGTGATGTCGGCAACATGCGTGCGGGCCATTGGTACGTTTCGGCGTTGGACTTGACCTCGGACAAATATCCCAATCTTATCGAGCCACTCAAACGTAAGTCTAAAAATGAAAAAAGAAGTAAAACTGGCTAAGGGCGTCCGTGGGTTTCTTCTCACAATCCGTACACCGAGAAACACTTTTTTCGGGTGTACGAATCTGAGGACAAGAAAACTTTCACTGACTACGATCTGGCGGCGGAAGATATCGAAGTCGAACTGACCTGTGACTACAACTGTCTGGTCAAGTACGAAGACGGCAAGAACAAGGTGGACTTCACTTGTTCTCACAAAAAGATTGACAAATTGGCTTGGGCGTGGTATTATACTTTCATGAACAAGTTCTATGCTACCGTAGTCGTACCGTACTCTGGACCCAAGCGGCCCCGGTGACGGTCCATAGAACTTTGAGTCTTCTCGAAACCGGGGTTTCTACCCCGGTTTCTTTTTTGGAGCAATCATGTATCTTATTGACGTTCCGCCGCCCACAATTTCCGGTCAACTTCACATGGGGCACGTTTTTTCGTACTGCCACATGGATTTCATCGCTCGTACACGCCGTTTTACGATGCGGCCGAGTGGGATGAAGAAACGGGCCGACACAAGCCGTCCAAAGAGGACATCTTGTTGTATCCGTTCTGTTTTGACTGCAACGGTCTGCCAACAAAGAAACTGGCTAACAAAGAACACATTTTCGACCAGTCGGAAATCATCAAGTTCGCCGAGAACAAGTCGGAAATGTACTCTGACTTGTTTGCAAAAATTGGGATGGGATGGAGTAAGCACCAATACCACACCTTTCAAGGCAAGGCGATTACTCTCAGTGCCATCTCTTTTGACGACCTGAAGTCGAAAGGGTTGGCCTACAAAGCCGTCCGTGACTACTATTGGTGCCCGATCACAAAAGAGTCCGTGAGCCAATCCGAGATTGACGAGAACGGCTGCTAGCGAACGCAGCGGTGCGAAAGTCGAATTGCGCACCGGTGAGGGCTGGTTCATCAACATTATGGATCACCTGCCACGGCTGCGTGAAGCCATTGACAGCATTCAATGGCACCCGGATCACTTTCGTGAACGATTGCACCGGTGGCTCGATGATCTGAAATACGATTGAGTATTTCTCGTGAGCGAAAGTTCGGAATCCACATTCCGGGCGAAGCCGACGACCAAGTGTTCGATACTTGGTTCACCAGCAGTTTGAGTCCGCAACTAGCTTGGATGTCGCACACCGGCGAACCGAGCCTGAAGTGTCCGATTTTTGACGCACGGTTTCAGGCGCTGACGACATCATTCGGACGTGGGCCTTTTTCACCATCGTCAAGAGCATTTACCACAACAACCAGATTCCGTGGAACCGAATCATCATTAGCGGCCACGCCCTCGACCGTCACGGCCGGAAGATCAGCAAAAGTGCCGGAAACTTTGTTCACCCCGATACTTACATCGAAAAGTACGGGATGGCCGGTGTTCGGTATTGGGCCGCTTTGAATCAGGTCGGGACTGATACCCGGTGTGATGAAGCCATGATGGAAAAAGGCAAGCGTCTTTTTGAACAAGATCAAAAATGCCGGTCGGTTCCTTAATGGCAAATCAGGCGGAATAAGCGAAGAACTTTATTGGGAAGCCGCCGCTGTGTTTGGGAGGATGCAGACGTATCTAGAACATGACTACAGATTGGCCGTTAGCTTTTCAGTATCTTACCAATTTCTTTTGGCACACGTTTTGTGACAAATGGATCGAGAACTGCAAAACGCTAATGTACGATACTCTGCAAAATCTTCGACTCTTTGTTGGATTATTTTTCAATATTGTTCCCAGATGTTAAGAAAGTAATTAGCGGATAAACTTTTACAATTTTCCTCTTCTGTACTTCTAAATAGGTGTAGGGAGAGAAATGGCTGAACTACCACTATTCGACAGAGATTTGGGAAACGACTACAACAACCGGTACTGGCACCGTAACTTTGGCCGGTGCAGGATTGGTTATCAGTCGTTTGCTGTTGTTGGCAATGGCAACGAAACCCCTTACTGTATTACCGACGGCACCGATTGGGAAGTCGGACGAGGCACCTACGATTCTGGTGCCCTAACACTTACTCGCACTACCATTTATGCCAGCAGCAATGGCGGCAATGCGGTTAACTTCTCGGCCGGATCGAAAGATGTCATGCAGGTCAGTCCTGCACGATATCAGAACCAAATTAACCGTTCACAGTTCTCAGGACCGTATTTTAGCGGAACTCAGTTCACTGCCATTGCAGAAGAACCGATTTCTGGACTGAAAGCCGTTCACATTTCTCCGGTTTCTGGCAATGTTCGTATTGCTATGGCCGCTGTTTCGGGACGTATGCCAGCCATTGGCGTCGCTTTCGATAATGTTGCCAGCGGACAAAATGTCAATGTATACACTACTGGTCCCGTTCAGTTCGGAAGTGGACAAGTAGATTTCTCCGGTTATACTGGACAACAACTTTATGTTGGTGCTTCTGGTGATATTTCTACTGCATCTGGGCAGTTGGGTGGAATAGTACAACCTATTGGCACTGTAAAAAATAGCGGCGGTGCCATTTTTGGCGTTCAAGGAATTGTCCCAGGTAAGTATTTCAGTGGCGACATTGCTTCTGGGCAAATTGGTTCTTTCCATATTTCTTCCGGTGCCATCGTTTCGGGTAGGATTGCATCGGGACAAGTTGGCTTCAGCCACCTTGCCAATGCTTCCGTACAGTCAGGTACTCTTGCGTCCGGTGTTGTAAGTCAATTCCATCATGCGTCCGGTGCAGTCAACTCCGGCCACATCGGGTCCGGTGCCGTCCTCGGACAAGCTGGTGGTGGCGCATTTACCATTGCGTCCGGTACAATCGGGTCACTAGACATCGGGTCGGGTGCCATCGTTTCAGGTAGGATTGCATCCGGTCAAGTTGGCTCCGGCCATCTCGCTAATGCTTCCGTACAATCAGGCACCATTGCTTCCGGGCAAGTTGGCTTCGGCCATCTTGCTAATGCTTCCGTACAATCAGGCACCATTGCTTCCGGGCAAGTTGGATTCGGACATCTTGCTAATGCTTCCGTTGCTTCTGGCACTCTTGCATCAGGTGTTGTAAGCCAATTCCATCATGCGTCCGGTGCTGTTAACTCCGGCCACATCGGGTCCGGTGCCGTCCTCGGCCAAGCCGGTGGTGGAGCTTTCACCATTGCGTCCGGTACGATTGGATCACTCGACATCGGGTCCGGTGCGGTCGTTTCGGGTAGAATTGCTTCCGGGCAAGTTGGCTCTGGACACCTTGCCGACGGGTCGGTTCAAGCTTCTACAATTGGGTCCGGTGCAGTAGTTTCGGGTAGAATTGCATCGGGACAAGTTGGATTCGGACACCTTGCCGACGGGTCGGTTCAAGCTTCTACAATTGGCTCCGGTGCGGTCGTTTCGGGTAGAATTGCTTCCGGGCAAGTTGGTCAGCCACCCTGCCAATGCTTCCGTACAGTCAGGTACTCTTGCATCAGGTGTTGTAAGCCAGTTCCATCATGCGTCCGGTGCTGTTAACTCAGGCCACCATCGGGTCCGGTGCCGTCCTCGGTCAAGCCGGTGGTGGTGCTTTCACCATTGCGTCCGGTACGATTGGATCACTCGACATCGGGTCCGGTGCGGTCGTTTCGGGTAGAATTGCTTCCGGGCAAGTTGGCTTCGGTCATCTTGCTAATGCTTCCGTACAATCAGGCACCATTGCTTCCGGTCAAGTTGGCTTCGGACACCTTGCTAATGCTTCCGTACAATCAGGCACCATTGCGTCAGGCGTCGTAAGTCAATTCCACCATGCGTCCGGTGCCGTCAACTCCGGCCACATCGGGTCCGGTGCCGTCCTCGGACAAGCTGGTGGTGGAGCTTTCACCATTGCGTCCGGGTACGATTGGATCACTCGACATCGGGTCGGGTGCCATCGTTTCAGGTAGGATCGCTTCCGGGCAAGTTGGCTTCGGCCATCTCGCCAATGCTTCCGTACAATCAGGCACCATTGCATCGGGACAAGTTGGCTTCGGACATCTTGCCAACGCCTCTGTTGCTTCCGGCACTCTTGCATCAGGCGTCGTAAGTCAGTTCCACCATGCGTCCGGTGCTGTTAACTCAGGCCACATCGGGTCCGGTGCTGTACTCGGCCAAGCCGGTGGTGGAGCTTTCACCATTGCGTCCGGTACGATTGGATCACTCGACATCGGGTCGGGAGCAATCGTTTCAGGTAGGATCGCATCGGGACAAGTTGGTGCTGGACACCTTGCATCTGGTCAAATTTCAACATACAAAATAGCAAGTGGCACAGCAACTACAAGATCGCAGTTTGCTGCACCTTTTGTAAGTGGATCGGCTTGGACGGTATTGGCCGAAGAAAATATTTCTGGTGGTCGTGCCGTCGCAATGTCCCCAAGCGGCAATTTGCTCGTTGCTATGGCTTCAGTTCCAAGCAGGATGCCAGCTATCGGAGTTGTGTTTGATAACGTAGCCAGTGGCATTGCCGCCGATGTTTATACAGCAGGAGTGGTGCAATTTACTTCTGGATTGGCTGATTACTCAGGCTATGTTGGGAATTCATTGTATGTCGGTAGGTCTGGTCAAATAGTTACCGCTTCTGGATCGTTTAACTCAGGCGGTTTCCTATCGGGAGATATATTGCAGCCATTAGGCGTGCCGAACAACAGCGGCGGCGCTCTAATTGGACTAGGGAAATCAATATATTAGCGGGGGTCTGACTCTTGGTTCCGGTGTTGTCCTTTCAGGCAATATTGCTTCTGGGCAAATTGGTTCTTTCCATATTTCTTCCGGTGCCATCGTTTCGGGTAGGATTGCATCCGGGCAAGTTGGATTCGGACACCTTGCCAACGCCTCTGTTGCTTCTGGCACCATTGCATCAGGTGTTGTAAGCCAGTTCCATCATGCGTCCGGTGCTGTTAACTCCGGCCACATCGGGTCCGGTGCCGTCCTCGGCCAAGCCGGTGGTGGTGCATTTACCATTGCGTCCGGTACAATCGGATCACTCGACATCGGGTCGGGGGCAATTGTTTCGGGCAGAATTGCGTCTGGACAAGTTGGATTCGGACATCTTGCCGACGGGTCGGTTCAAGCTTCTACAATTGGCTCCGGTGCAGTAGTTTCAGGTAAGATTGCGTCTGGACAAGTTGGATTCGGACACCTTGCCGACGGATCGGTTCAAGCTTCTACAATTGGCTCCGGTGCAGTAGTTTCGGGCAAGATCGCTTCCGGGCAAGTTGGATTCGGACATCTTGCCAATGCCTCCGTTGCTTCTGGCACCATTGCATCAGGTGTTGTAAGCCAATTCCATCATGCGTCCGGTGCTGTTAACTCCGGCCACATCGGGTCCGGTGCCGTCCTCGGTCAAGCCGGTGGTGGAGCTTTCACCATTGCGTCCGGTACAATCGGATCGCTAGACATTGGGTCCGGTGCGGTCGTTTCGGGTAGGATCGCTTCCGGGCAAGTTGGCTTCGGCCATCTCGCCGACGGGTCGGTTCAAGCTTCTACAATTGGGTCCGGTGCAGTAGTTTCTGGTAAGATTGCGTCTGGACAAGTTGGTAATGTCCACATAGCAAGCGGGTCTGTAACAAGTGGCCGTTTGGGTGTTACCGGCACTCCTGACGGAACGTTGTTCCTTCGGGACGACTTTACATGGGCTGCTGCGGGTGGCGGTTTGTCATCCGGTGTCGTAAGCCAGTTTTACCTCGCTTCTGGTGCTGTTAACTCAGGCCACATCGGGTCCGGTGCCGTCCTCGGACAAGCCGGTGGTGGTGCATTTACCATTGCGTCTGGCACGATTGGATCACTCGACATTGGGTCCGGTGCGGTCGTTTCGGGTAGGATCGCTTCCGGGCAAGTTGGATTCGGTCATCTTGCCGACGGATCGGTTCAAGCTTCTACAATTGGGTCCGGTGCAGTAGTTTCGGGCAAGATCGCTTCCGGTCAAGTTGGATTCGGTCATCTTGCCGACGGATCGGTTCAAGCTTCTACAATTGGCTCCGGTGCAGTAGTTTCAGGTAAGATCGCTTCCGGTCAAGTTGGATTCGGACACCTTGCTAATGCTTCTGTACAATCAGGCACACTTGCGTCAGGTGTTGTAAGCCAATTCCATCATGCGTCCGGTGCAGTCAACTCAGGCCACATCGGGTCCGGTGCCGTCCTCGGACAAGCCGGTGGTGGTGCTTTCACCATTGCGTCCGGTACAATCGGATCACTAGACATTGGGTCCGGTGCGGTCGTTTCGGGTAGAATTGCTTCCGGGCAAGTTGGATTCGGACACCTTGCTAATGCTTCCGTTGCTTCTGGCACTCTTGCATCAGGTGTTGTAAGCCAATTCCATCATGCGTCTGGTGCAGTCAACTCAGGCCACATCGGGTCGGGTGCTGTACTCGGACAAGCCGGTGGTGGTGCTTTCACCATTGCGTCCGGTACAATCGGATCACTCGACATTGGGTCCGGTGCGGTCGTTTCGGGTAGAATCGCTTCCGGGCAAGTTGGATTCGGACACCTTGCTAATGCTTCCGTTGCTTCTGGCACTCTTGCATCAGGTGTTGTAAGCCAATTCCATCATGCGTCCGGTGCTGTTAACTCCGGCCACATCGGGTCGGGTGCTGTACTCGGCCAAGCCGGTGGTGGAGCTTTCACCATTGCGTCCGGTACAATCGGATCACTAGACATTGGGTCCGGTGCGGTCGTTTCGGGTAGAATTGCTTCCGGGCAAGTTGGATTCGGACACCTTGCCAATGCTTCTGTACAGTCAGGCACCATCGCATCAGGTGTTGTAAGTACCTATAAATTCGCATCAGGAGCAACTGCCCCTCGTGCCCAATTTTTAACACCATTTGTTAGTGGAACCAACTGGTCCGTTCTTACTGAAGAAATAGTTTCTGGTGGTCGTGCCGTTGCATTGTCTTTAAGCGGCAATTTGCTTGTTGCTATGGCTTCGGTTCCTTCTCGGATGCCAGCCATTGGTGTTGTGTTTGATTCTGTTGCAAGCGGTATTCCGGCTGATGTTTATACGGCTGGATTCTCTCAGTTGTCTTCTGGATTGGCTGATTACTCAGGCTATATCGGGACTTCTTTGTATGTCGGTAGGTCCGGTCAAATAGTCACTACTTCTGGATCATTTAACTCCGGCGGGTTGTTGTCAGGTGATATATTGCAGCCATTGGGAGTTGCTGCAAATAGTGGGCGCTGTCCTTATCCAACTGAATTATCCAAATGTCAGTGGATTTGTACTCGGTTCTGGGAATGTAATTTCAGGCAGTATTGCGTCTGGACAAGTTGGCTTCGGACATCTTGCCAACGCCTCCGTTGCTTCTGGCACCATTGCGTCCGGCGTCGTAAGTCGGTTTCACCTTGCGTCTGGGGCTGTTAACCCGGCCACATGGGGTCCGGTGCCGTTCTCGGACAAGCTGGTGGTGGTGCATTTACCATTGCGTCCGGTACAATCGGGTCACTCGACATCGGGTCGGGTGCCATCGTTTCAGGTAGGATTGCATCCGGTCAAGTTGGATTCGGACACCTTGCTAACGCTTCTGTACAATCAGGCACACTTGCGTCCGGTGTTGTAAGTCAATTCCATCATGCGTCCGGTGCAGTCAACTCCGGCCACATTGGGTCGGGTGCTGTACTCGGCCAAGCCGGTGGTGGCGCATTTACCATTGCGTCCGGTACGATTGGATCACTCGACATTGGGTCCGGTGCGGTCGTTTCAGGTAGGATTGCGTCCGGGCAAGTTGGATTCGGACACCTTGCCGACGGGTCGGTTCAAGCTTCTACAATTGGCTCCGGTGCGGTCGTTTCAGGCAGAATTGCATCGGGACAAGTTGGATTCGGACACCTTGCCGACGGGTCGGTTCAAGCTTCTACAATTGGCTCCGGTGCGGTCGTTTCAGGTAGAATTGCTTCCGGGCAAGTTGGATTCGGACACCTTGCCGACGGATCGGTTCAAGCTTCTACAATTGGGTCCGGTGCAGTAGTTTCAGGTAAGATCGCTTCCGGGCAAGTTGGTAATGTCCACATAGCAAGCGGGTCTGTAACAAGTGGCCGTTTGGGTGTTACTGGTACTCCTGACGGAACGTTGTTCCTTCGGGACGACTTTACATGGGCTGCTGCTGGTGGCGGTTTGTCATCCGGTGTCGTAAGCCAGTTTTACCTCGCTTCTGGTGCTGTTAACTCAGGCCACATCGGGTCCGGTGCTGTACTCGGCCAAGCCGGTGGTGGTGCATTTACCATTGCGTCCGGTACAATCGGGTCACTCGACATCGGGTCGGGTGCCATCGTTTCAGGTAGAATTGCATCGGGACAAGTTGGATTCGGACACCTTGCTAATGCTTCCGTTGCTTCGGGCACCATCGCATCCGGTGTTGTAAGCCAATTCCACCTTGCGTCCGGTGCAGTCAACTCCGGCCACATGGGGTCCGGTGCCGTCCTCGGACAAGCCGGTGGTAGCGTTTCACCATTGCGTCCGGTACAATCGGATCACTCGACATTGGGTCGGGGGCCATCGTTTCAGGTAGGATTGCGTCTGGACAAGTTGGCTTCGGACACCTTGCTAATGCTTCTGTACAATCAGGCACTCTTGCATCAGGTGTCGTAAGCCAGTTCCACCATGCGTCCGGTGCTGTTAACTCAGGCCACATTGGGTCCGGTGCTGTACTCGGACAAGCCGGTGGTGGCGCTTTCACCATTGCGTCCGGTACAATCGGATCACTCGACATTGGGTCGGGGGCAATTGTTTCAGGTAGGATCGCTTCCGGTCAAGTTGGCTTCGGCCATCTTGCTAACGCTTCCGTTGCTTCCGGCACCATCGCATCAGGTGTTGTAAGCCAATTCCACCATGCGTCCGGTGCTGTTAACTCCGGCCACATCGGGTCCGGTGCCGTCCTCGGACAAGCCGGTGGTGGTGCATTTACCATTGCGTCCGGTACAATCCGGGTCACTCGACATCGGGTCGGGTGCCATCGTTTCTGGCAGAATTGCATCGGGGCAAGTTGGCTTTGGACACCTTGCCGACGGATCGGTTCAAGCTTCTACAATTGGCTCCGGTGCAGTAGTTTCGGGCAAGATCGCTTCCGGGCAAGTTGGCTTCGGACATCTTGCCAATGCTTCCGTACAATCAGGCACACTTGCGTCAGGTGTTATAAGTCAATTCCATCATGCGTCCGGTGCAGTCAACTCAGGCCATATCGGGTCCGGTGCTGTACTCGGACAAGCCGGTGGTGGCGCATTTACCATTGCGTCCGGTACAATCGGGTCACCTCGACATCGGGTCGGGGGCAATTGTTTCAGGTAGGATTGCATCGGGACAAGTTGGCAATGTCCACATAGCAAGCGGGTCTGTAACAAGTGGCCGTTTGGGTGTTACTGGTACTCCTGACGGAACATTGTTCCTTCGGGACGACTTTACATGGGCTGCTGCTGGTGGCGGTGTTACTTCTGGTGGTATTGGTTCTGGAAAAATAGCATCCGGTACGGTTCAAGGTTTTTACGGAACCACCAGACATATTGCCTCTGGAACAATAGGATCGTTCGATTTTGCGCCTAACGCAATTACTTCGGGGCACATAAACATTGCTGGTACTCCTGACGGAACATTGTTCCTTCGGGACGACTTTACATGGGCTGCTGCTGGTGGCGGTGTTACTTCTGGTGGTATTGGTTCTGGAAAATAGCATCCGGTACGGTTCAGGGTTATTTCGGAACTACTAGACACATTAGTTCGGGGACTGTTGGTTATTTTGACTTCGCCAGCGGTGCCCATGTGTCTCAGGCTCAGTTCGCCGCTCCGTTTGTGAGTGGAACACAATGGACGGCTTTGACGGAAGAAATTGTTTCCGGCAGTGTGGCTGTATGTTTGTCTCAATCCGGCAACATCAGAATTGCGATGGCGTCTGTTTCTGGTCGTATGCCAGCCGTTGGCGTAGTGTTCCAGAATACTCTGTCAGGTCTTCCAGCTAATGTTTATACGGCCGGAGCATTCCAGTTTACTTCTGGTTTGGTCGATTTTTCGGGATACTTGGGTCAATCTTTGTTTGTTGGTAGGTCCGGTCAAATAGTCACTACTTCTGGATCATTTAACTCCGGCGGGTTGTTATCGGGCGACGTTATACAGCCCATTGGATATGCTTTGAACAGCGGTGGCGGGATGATGGGGATTGCAGCGTCCTTGCCGTTCGTTGCATCTTTGGTATTGTCTGGCAACATTGCATCTGGGCAGATTGGTTCTACTCATATTGCAACCGGTTCTGTTCAAGGTAGCATCGGCACTATTGACAATATTGCTTCTGGGACCATTGGTACATTTGACATTGGTTCTGGTCAAATCTTGTCCGGTAATATCGCATCCGGTCAAGTTGGCACCAACCACATTTCATCGGGGGCCGTTACTTCGGGCAATATCGCATCCGGTCAAGTTGGTTCGTTCCACATTGGTTCGGGGGCAATTGTTTCAGGCAGAATCGCATCCGGTCAGATCGGTTCTACTCATATTGCAACCGGTTCTGTTCAAGGTAGCATCGGCACGTTCGACAATATTGCGTCCGGTACAATCGGCTCACTCGATATTGGTTCTGGTCAAATCTTGTCCGGTAATATCGCATCCGGTCAAGTTGGCACCAACCACATTTCATCGGGGGCCGTTACTTCGGGCAATATCGCATCCGGTCAAGTTGGTTCGTTCCACATTGGTTCGGGGGCCGTTACTTCGGGCCGACTCGGAACTACAGGAACTCCTACGGGCGGTAGTTTCTTGAGAGACGACTTCACATGGGCCGCTCCCCCGACCGGCTTGTCTGGAGTTGTTGGCTCCGGGTCTATTTCTTCTGGTATGTTTGCTTCCGGCCTGAACTATCAGGGCTATCCGATGTCACAAAGGCAGGTCGTAAGGCTTACTGCTTTTGGAACAATTTCTGGTGGTCGTGCTGTTTGTGTAGACAACACCGGGAATGCCAGAATTGCTCAAAGTACATTGTCAGGTTTAATGCCCGCTTTGGGTTACTATGACGGACCCGGTGTGTTGTCGGGACAAGTGGTTGAATTTGTTGTGAACGGCATAGTCACACCGGCCAGTGGTTTGAACCTTATTCGACCGGGGCGTCCGGTTTGGGTCAACGCTTCTGGATTTGTAGGCAACATTTCTGGCGGATTCTTGTCCGGCGGCTTCGGTGGTGTTGCCAACATATCTGGTGCCGTATGCCAGTGTCTAGGGATAGCGACTCACAGCGGTCAGTTTTATGTCGAACCTGGGTATCCTTGTACCTCTGGTTTGCCGTTGTTGAATGCTGGTACTTTCATGTGATTTTGGATCAAACTACATAAATACTAAACCAAACAACTTAGGAGGACTCATGGCTATTGATTACACGGCTCTTGGCGTTGAATTGAATACCGACCCGATTGCTTATGGGTACGCTGAGTTTATTGCTTCGGGCGACGATACTGCTTTGGCAAATATGTTGAATTTGCCAAGGACGGGGACCAACGGTGGGCCTCAACAATTACAAGACGCAAGAATATTTTATCTTCCGAAGTTCTTGAAGCAATTGACACTCGTGACTTTATTTCTAACGCAAGTAACTTGCAATGTTCTTGGTTTGAATCTGCAACTCAATTGCAAACGCTTCAACTGATTGACGAAGCTGGAAGTAACACACGCATTTTAAGGAACATTAGAGACGTATTGAACGTCGCTGATACGAACAACAGCCGAGTTAGACTGAACAATATTGCCAATCGGGACGGTAGCCGTGCCGAACAACTTTTTGGAACTGACACTCGTGTAAGTGCGAACGATATTGCGAGAGCGCTTGGGAGATTCTAATGCCTTTACCAGATTATTTCAAAAGTGAACACGGGACTGCAATTGTTTGGGGCGTGACTGGCGGTGCGTCCCCTGCCCCTACTGCCGCTTTGACGCTGGACAACTTGGCAAACGGCGGCGGTCGTATGGGTGATGCGGTTGATCTTGGTACTCCTTGGGACCGGGAGTACGTCGTTTTGTTTTGGATAGAAACCGGTACGGCTCCTACTGCTGGGACTGTTGTCGAGTTGTGCTTGGCTTCGTCCCACGACAATACAAATTGGCCTGGGAAAGTTACTGGCAGTGATGCTGCTTACCCCCACCTGTTTCTGCGAACAAGGTACAACTGGTGCGCCAGTCTCCGTTTTAACTGCAACTAACGACACGAACACAATTTTGAGACAGCCGCTGTTATTTGGATTCCACCGGCTCGGTATGTCGCACCAGTTGTTGTTAACCTTTGGGACAATCTATCAGAAATGAAACTGCTGAAGCTCAGATAACGACAGTCGTGTCATTTTGATACCTTTAAGGACACTTGTTCAGGAAAGCGCATGATAAGTAAAAGTATTCCGAGCAGACATTTTTATGCTCGTGGCAAGTATCAATCTTTGGAGCCGTCGCTATGGGACGGCTTGGTTCTTTTCTTTGCCCTTCCCTTGGTCAAACTGGAACTACAGCTTACGATTTTCCCCATATTCTACTCATGCCAGTTTCAACGGTATTTCAGCCAGCAGCTGGGCAACTCGACGTTTGGTCCGTACATCAATTTTGCCAACGGAGTGAACAATTATCTGCAAATCTCAGATTCCGACTGGTTAGACGGCATGAGCGGTTTTAGCATGGTTTTGGGATTCAAATAACTTCGCTCGCCAATTTTGGTGCCGCTTTCTAAAGCAGCAACTGCTAATGTCAGTTATATTCTTTATACCAATACAAGTGGCGGATTTAGATTGTATGTGAACGCAAGTTTTCCGACATTTACCGAATCAGCCACCGGCATGTTGACCGCCAACAAATGGAGCCAATGCTGTTTGTAAACATACAATGGTCTTAACGGTGAAGTGTTCTATTATGTTGACAATTCTGTTTCTTCTTTAACTTACTCACAAGGCACAGTTAGTTCTACTACAAACGTTTTGGAATTTGGAAATCCTAACACATTAGGGGCTGGGGCAAGCACCGCCGAGGCTTTAGCTGGCAATATGTCATATGCCGGAATTTACAATCGTGTGTTGAATGCTTCGGAAATACAGTTTGTTTACAAAAGGCGTGACGCCTCTGACTCCCAAAAATAGGATGTTTTCTCCTGCGGGTATTGATCCAAAAGTGAATTATCCAGCTAAATTTGGCGACAAAATATTGACTGCTAATGACCGGTTGTTTGTTTTTAGACGTGCGTACTCCTTTTGTTTGCACAAGGAGTACCCAAATTATGGCCGGAGCTTGGGAAATATACAACCAGCAGCGTGTGCTTGTTGTCATTTTGACACGAGAATTAACTTCTGTTGCTTGGGCTTTTGGTTTCAAAAATTTACAGATACCCGGAACTTACACCGGTCTGTCTGGAATGCCTTACGATCACGCCCGTAATACCGGATGTCAAAAACTTCTTGAATTGGGCTGGGAGTACGTCTTTTTAGACGATGATACGGTCCCGCCGCCTGATGCCATTTATCGCCTAATGGCCCACAAACAGCCTATGTCAGCGGGGTTGTATTATCGCCGCAATCCTCCGATTGTTCCTGTAATGCTCAAGGAATCTCCTTCTGGCCGCAATTGGATTAGTCAATTCAAAGCACCGGACTTGATGGAAGTTGATTTCGTCGGTTCCGGCTGTCTTTTGATCCACAGAGACGTTTTGACTACCTTGAAAGCTCCCTGGTTCGACTGGCGTGTAGACCGTTACGACCTGCCTGCTCACGAAAGAATGTCGGAAGATTTTAGATTCTGTCAGTACGCCCGTGAGAATGGATATAAAATACTTGTAGACACATCCGTCCAATGCCGACACATTGGCCTCGGAGAAGTCGAATTGGCGGCGAATTCACCCCAGCAGAACTGATTGTTTGAGGACATATGCGTATAGCTGTAATTTCCACCACAATTATGACGTGTCCACCTCCCGGTTATTCCGGGCTGGAGATGTTGGCTTGGCAAATTGCCACCGGACTCCACGATAGAGGACACGATGTCACACTTATCGCACCGGCGGGCTCTAAAGTCAATTGCAAGCTTCACGAAACTGTCCTTGGGGGCACGAAAAGGACGAGTACAGTAAATACTGGCAAACTCTGACCAGTTACGACGTAATTATCGACCACAGTTGGCAGAAATTGGAGCTACATTTTGAAAATGGAGGGCCAATTAAAGGCACCCATTCTCGAGTGCTTCACGCTCGGTTCACACCATGTTTGGTACGGCCCCGCCCGTCGAGAAGCCGTGTTTGGTGGCGATTAGCAAAGATCAATCTGAAGCGGTTAAAGAACACCTTAAAGTAGAATCTAGAGTTTGCTACAATGGCGTTGACGTAAATTCTTACAACAGAGTCACGTCAATGGAATAGGAACCAAAGATATTTATTTTGGCCCGTATGAGTACAATTAAAGGCCCACACATTGCTCTGAGTGCGGCCAAGAATACTAGAAGTTTTTGGACATGGTCGGCGATGACCGACTTACCGGCGAGCCGGAATTGGTCAAGCAAATTAAAAGAAGGATGCAGTGCGTCTTCGATGATTCAGTACATCGGACCTCAAAGTCGTGCCGAATGTGTCGATTGGTTTTGTAAAAACAAAGCATTGTTGCATCCCAACGAAACGTACCGTGAGCCGTTCGGCTTGGCTCCTGTCGAGGCTCAACTTTGCGGAATGCCAGTGATAGCTTGGAACAACGGGGCAATGCGAGAAACCATCAAGGAAGGTGAAACTGGATTTCTTGTAAGTAGCCAACAGCAAATGGAAGATTTGATGTCAAGAGATGCTACCGGTGGCATGAAACCTGAAACTTGCCGTGAATGGGCGTCACAGTTTTCCTGATGACAATGATTACTCGCTACGATCAATTGTGTCAGGAAGCGATTGGAGGGGGTTGGTAATGCACCTGTTTGTGACTTCTGATACTATTGGGACCGAAACTGGCGGTGGCGTTGTAACTGCCAACGAATTGAAGGCCATGCCGAGCGGTTTTTGTCATCAATCCGCCCCCCATGCCGGACCCGTTTGCTGCCGACGAAATTGCACTTGGAATTCACAATAATGAATACCGGCATCTTATGGTCCCCGGTCGAAGTGTCGCTCATTTTTATGCTGGCACTTATTCCAAATTGATCCAAGCTCTCAAGTTGGACGGAGTCAAGATTACCTATACCGCTGCGGCTCACGACATCAATTTAAGCAGAAAGAGTACGAGAAGTTAGGGCTGTCTTTTGATTACCCTCACCTAAACGATCCTATTCTCTTCCAGAAGTACGTTCAAGGCTAATCTCTGACGCAGATGTTGTAATTTGTCCGTCAACACACAGCAAGAAAGTGATGGCAAGTTACGAAGATGCAACAAACGTTTGGCAGTTATCCCACACGGATGTGAACCCGTCACAAAAGCAACACCTTTACCAAAGTTTTCACAGTGGGCTATCTGGGACAACCCGGTCCAGATAAGGGATTGATCTATTTGATTCGTGCTTGGAAATTGCTTTCTTCTAAAGATTCGCAACTGATTATAAAGCCGGATCAGAAATACTCCTACCTTACTGGATTTGGCACGTCGTGAGGGCGGCGGCGCAATACATTTGGCCGGATTCGTTCGGTCGCCGTCTCAACTTTACAACGCTTGCTCGGTTTACGTTCAACCGAGCGTAACCGAAAAAGGGTTCCGGAATCGAAATATTGGAAGCAATGGCCCACGGTCGTCCGGTTGTTTCTTGCGAGAGGAGCAGGAGCTTCCGATTGAGATAGGCAGATAGAAGCTGGAACTGTAATACAAAGTTGTAACCCCGAACTGCTTGTAAGTGCTATTCAAAAGTATAAATCGGACCTGGCTTGGTTTGGCGGCTCAAGGTGTTGCCGCTCAAGAAAATGCGAGAAAGTACACTTGGGAAAAGAGTCCGTGATCTTTACTCGGACCTCGGGAACAATCTATGAATTATACGTTTCCATTTAACGCAATGTCAAAGGTAATTGAACTCGGTGGCGGGGAGAATCCGAGGTTCCGGCCCAACGTTGACATTCGGCCCGGTCCCACTGGGTAGGACATGGTTGCCAATTTAGACGACAAATTGCCGATTCAGTCGGCCGAATGGGACGTTGTTTTTAGCTCGTATTGCGTTGAACACATTTCGTGGCGGAAAGTGCGTCAATTTATTGAAGCAGTGTACAGAATTTTGAAGGATGACGGTAAGTCTCGTTTTCATTACGGCCGACTTACTGAAGAACAAATGCGTTGGGTGTTAGATCGGAACGAGTGGGACGATGACTCTTCTTGCATCATATTTGGTGGACAAGACTATGGCGACAACGCACATAAAAACAGTTTGTCGCCCACCTACGCAATGAAACTTCTTCAAGACGTTGGTTTCACCGACATTATTGTTTTGCCTTGGGAGAACTAGGAACTGACATGATAATTGAGGCCAAGAAAACTATGTCGGATCGCAAGTCTTTGTTCGACAGGCATTACTTCAACGGTGGCGAAAAAGTAGGCGGTTACGCCAGAGAAGGATATTGGGACTACCCAATTCATTGGGCCACTTTCAGACAGATTATGGCAATGAATCCAGAATCGGTTCTCGAAATTGGCTGTGCCCGTAGGGTACATCGTCAAACGCCTACAGGATGCAGGAATCCGTGCCGCCGGTTTAGAAATATCGAAGCATTGCATGGTCACAAGGGTGGCCGATGCTATAGTCGAATGGGATATTTGCCAAACGCCGTGGCCTTTTCCCGATCAATCCTTCGATGTTTGTTTCTCAATTGCCGTTCTGGAACATATTCCCGAACAGTTCTTGCCCGCCGTTATCGGTGAAATCAAAAGGATTTGTCGGCGAGGCTTGCATGGTATTGATTTTGGTGAAAAAGATGATGGATTCGATAAAACTCACTGTACCCTCAGAAATCAATCTTGGTGGAAAGAGAGGATGCCAGAACAAATTGTCGTTGATAAAGAAGATTTGGAAACTGGTTCCCGATTGCCTCTCGCATTGCCAGAACCGGACGGTCAATTGAAATTAAATGTCGGTTGTTATACGACAATGTTTCATTACGGTTGGATCAATATGGACGTGATCGACCTGAATGATTTTGCTACCCGGAATTTTTACAAGTTTGTTCAAGAGATTTGAGGGAACGTTTGCCATTTTCCGATAATTCCGTAGGATTTAATGTTCTCAAGTCACTTTCTCGAACACTTGACTTTCTCCGAAGGCATCAATTTCCTTAAAGAGTGTCATCGGGTCATGAAACCTAGGGGCTACGTTTCTGCCTTTTGTTCCCAGACACTCAACTACTGGCACGTCACTATCTTGACGGCGCAATTGGTCAGTTGTTTGATGAAACTTCTCGATCCAACACACTTTTGACAGCAAAGCCGGAAGACTGTGGACAATGTTGTTCAACGGACACCAATCGGCCTATGACGTAGAAACTTTTACTTCCATTGCTCCAGAAGGCTGGGTTCAGCAACATTCACATCAAATCTTTCCAGAGTTGGACACCCCCAAATACTAAAAGAAACCAACGAGTTTTTTGCAGAAATGAGTCTTTTTGTTGAAATTGTAAAATAACAGCAATCGTGGACATGGAGGATAAATACCTCCATGTCCATTGGCTCATTTCCCATTTCTGAGGTCTGCCCGATTTCTTCTTCGGGCCTTCTAATTGTCAGAAGGTCAAGGAGAAGGTTTAGCCATGCCGATAGCACCGCAGATGGTGTCTTAATCGCAACAGCTACATTTGTCGGAACGGCTACAGCGGACAGCACCGCAACGGGACAAGCCGGGGTCATTGGAACGGCTACAGCGGACAGCACCGCAACGGGACAAGCCGGGGTCATTGGAACGGCTACAGCGGACAGCACCGCAACGGGATCGCTTGCCGCAACAGCTACATTTGTCGGAACGGCTACAGCGGACAGCACCGCAACGGGATCGCTTGCCGCAACAGCTACATTTGTCGGAACGGCTACCGCGGACAGCACCGCAACGGGATCGCTTGCCGCAACAGCTACATTTGTCGGAACGGCTACAGCGGACAGCACGGCGACGGGATCGCTTGCCGCAACAGCTGCGTTCGTCGGAACGGCTACAGCGGACAGCACCGCAACGGGACAAGCCGGGGTCATCGGTACGGCTACAGCGGACAGCACCGCAACGGGCACTAGCTCTGTGCTTCTGCATTTGGTCGGAACGGCTACAGCGGACAGTACGGCAACGGGATCGCTTGCCGCAACAGCTACATTTGTCGGTACGGCTGTAGCGGACAGCACAGCAGTTTCTTCTACGTTTACAGCTTTGCAATGTGAAGGTACAGCCACAGCGGACAGCACAGCGACGGCTGTTGGTGCATCTGCTAAAACGGCAGTCGGTCAATCTATTGCAAGTTCTGATGCTTATGGTGTCTCTCGATATTTCTGGAAAACTTACGTTGTTCATCCTTCGCCAGCTTCCTTACACCGCCAGCGGCGATTGCACGAGCGAGCGTAAACAACAGGTTTAAGTCCATTGTAAATCGGAAACCAAAACCCAATCCGGTGCCGAAATTCGTTTTTAGGACGATAAATAACAGAGACATAGATCATTTGTTTCATTGCCGGAGACTTAATGGCTGAAAGGTACATCAACTGCAAATAGTTATGCGTGTGCCCACGGACAGCGGGCGACGGCAATTGAGTACCGATTTTCAGAAAACACAACTGTTTACTCAATGAGTTAAAGCCAAAAAGGCGTTTTTGAGGCTATCAGTATCAAGACCGCAAAATTCATTAACAACACGAAGACATTTGGTGCTACCAACATCATGTACGTCGATACGTTAAACAGTCTTTTGGAACGAGGCCGACCTTTTGCACCGACGCACAGAGCTCAGGCGTATGCTCTAGAATATTACGATTTCATTACTCAAGAAACTGAAAATCAACTGAGCCAATGTCGGCACCGATAACTATAATATAAAGGGAAAATATGGCAGCAAAAGGTAGTACATTTACGAATGACTTTGCCAAGTTGGTGTTTCAGGCCACAGCCATTGCCAATATTGCGGACAATGCGGCTTCATCACCTTTGACTAACTTATACGTTAGTCTTCACACAAGCAGCCCAACAGCTTCAGGCAGCCAGACTTCAAACGAAGCTGATTATACTTCTTATGCTCGTGTTGCTGTGGCGAGAACAACTGGCGGATGGTCAATTACAGGCGGTTCGATTACGCCAATTTCGACCGTTGGATTTTCCGGCGGCTACAGGTGGCAGCAACCCGATTGCTCACTTTGGTATCGGCACTGCAAGTTCCGGGCACCGGAAAGCTTCTTTTACTTCGGTACGGTTGGCCCAAACGTTGCTGTTTCTAACGGCGTTACGCCGCAATTGACGGCTTCTACAACCGTTACCGAGCAATAATCATTCGGCGTCCCACGGGTCGTCAATGCTCCTATATTTCTTCTTTTTCTTTGCGGCGGCTTCCTTTTCTTGGGCAGACCGCCGCAAGTCTTCCAATATCTCGCGATCTCTATCTCGGCGTTAATTTCCTGTGCAGACCGCCGCGAGTCTTCCAATATCTCACGATCTATCTCGGCGTTAATTTCCTGTGCCAATACCTCTGCCAGTTCTTTTCTCGGCGTTGCCGTGAAAGAAGCGGCCAAGTCTTGGGCCGCTTCTACGGTCCATTGGGCTTTTAACTTCCTATTTTGGCCTTGTAATGTTTCAGTTTCTATGTCCATAATTGGCGAACACACGGAGAATTATATGGAAGACCCTCGCTAAACCGGTCTGAAGAACGGCCTCAGACAACTCACCCCTGAGCAACTTCGCAGAGTCATAAATTGGCCCCACGATATGGTACTGAATGCCTACAATTATTGCGACGGTTGTTTTTGTCCACTTGCCGTCGGCGTCGGCTTGGATCGTATGGTCGATCCCACACACGATAAAGTGTTTGCAGAATTAACTGCAATGGGATACAAGGTTTATAACACCCGTGGCATATTGGGCGAGTTCTACACAACTAACCGACGAGACGATCTGATTTTAGCCGCCAAAGAGGTTTTAGAGGAATATGAAAATCAAAGACTTGATGGCAGAGTTGTCGAAGCACAACCCGGATGCCGAAGTGCATCTGGTGGTGGCACGGGCTACGTCAGCCCTGAGTTCGTAGTTTCGTGCGTCGATTCGGTGGCGTTCCACGAAGAGTTGGAGAACATGGACGTAGATGACCCTCTGTACGACAACCCGTGGCCCGATCTTCCCGCTTGTGACGGTTCGTGCAAGACGACCGCCGTCGTTCTTCATTTTTGAGTGATTACATTCAGAAACACAAAAAATGATAAATATATGCCTCCAATAAGGAGGCTTATATGGCTTGTTGTGGCGGCGGAAAACGCAAACCGGGTGGACGAAAGTCGGCTCGATCTGGTAAGATAATCAGATCGAGTAAGGTCAAAAATCAGACCTCAAAGAAAACGACCGATAAGGATGCAAATGTCCAGCCACCTCAAAATCAGTAACGACTATTCGTATTTGACCTGTGACAACATCAATATCATGCACCGGTTGTGGACTATGTTGCGTTTTCGAGAGCCGCAATTACTTTCACAATCGTCGGTACAAAGATGAAGTTGTGGGACGGGTACACAGAATTTTTCAAAATGGAAACAGGGAAGTTTCTCACCGGCTTGCTTCCCGAAGTGCGTGCCGCCCTCAAAAAATGGGACATTTCTTATACAGTATCCGACGAACGTAACAGGGTTGATTTTCGCTTCACCGACATTGACGAGAACTTCCTTAATCAGTGGATCGCTCCCAACGCCGACAAGGTTAAGCTTCACGATTACCAAGTGGACTTCATCAACAAGATCACGAAGCACCACCGGGGCGTCGTCTACGCCCCCACGTCGGCGGGCAAGACGTTCATCATGGTCGGCGCTTCTCAAGGCTCTCCCCAGGATTGTCCGACACTGGTCTTGCAGAATCGGGTAGCTTTGGCTCAACAGAACTACGAACGAAATCAGGAATTGGGGGTTCAAGAACGTCGGCGGGTTGTGGGGCGGATTCTGCCAGCCGGACACGATCACCGTGGCGAACATTGCCTCGATTGGCAAGATCGAAAAGGACTTGCACAAATACCGAGCGGTTATCGTGGACGAAATTCACGATATGATGTCGGCCATGCCCAAAGCCACATATCGGCGGCTCAAGTCGTGTTCCGTCCGCATGGCCTTGAGCGCACTCCATTTAAGTTCGGCGAAACAGATCAGGTTCAGAAGTTTTACGTCAAGGGCTTCTTCGGCCCTGTACTCAAGACCGACGCCACCGAATCCGGCATTCTTACTACCAAGGATTTGCAGGATCGGGGAATTCTGGCCGCTTCGGAGTGCTTCTTCTATCCGATTGAGGAACCGATGATCCCCACGACATCTACATGGATGCCGTGACCCGTGGGATCGCCGAGAGCTACTATTTCCATCAGGTCGTTACAAGACTCACGAAACTCCAGAAGGGCCGCACACTTATTCTGGTTGATCGTGTCGCCCACGGGGACGCTTTACACAGTATGCTTCCCGGCTCCCTCTGGGTTCAGGGCAAAGACGATGCGGCTACCCGCAAAGGCGTCATCCACAAGTTGCAGAAGGCGAAGGGAAACGTTGTTGCAATTGCTACCCAGCAGATTTTCAACACTGGGCATCAACGTCAAGGTGCATAACTTAATCAATGCGGCCGGGGTCAGGCAGATCACCAGATTATTCAGCGGATGGGTCGTGGGCTTCGTACCGCCGACGACAAAGATATGCTCAAATATTACGACTTCCTGTTCAAAATCAACGACTACCTAGAAGACCACTCGAAGAAACGCATCAAGATTCTGAAAGAACAAGGGCACAGTGTAGTGGTGAAAGAAAGTATTGATTTCTAAAGAAAAGACCCCGGTAAAACCGGGGTCTTTTGCTTAAATCACCAACTGCTCGAACCGCTGTCGTAAGAACTGCTACTGCTCGAACCGCTGTCGTAAGAACTGCTACTGCTCGAACCGCTGTCGTAAGAACTGCTACTGCTCGAACCGCTGTCGTAAGAACTGCTACCGCTCGAACCGCTGTCGTAACTCGGAGGGGCGGTGGCGGCGAATAACTCGGTTCCGGCGGCGAGTAGGTGGGTTCGCTTGGCGGTGGCGTGGGTTCGGGGGCCGTCCACGTCGGCTCTGGCGGCGGCGAGTAGGTGGGTTCGCTTGGCGGTGGCGTAGCCATATCCACCGGCTGGGTAACGTCCATGTTGACTACGGCTTCTTGAGAGTGGCAGTGTCCACCGCAGCAGTGGTGGACTTCTTCCACTTCATCTGCCTCAATGCTGATGGGCACAAAATCGTCTTCGTAAGGTTCGCTTCCGAATACCGACGCCCACAGACCAGACACCCAGCCCATTTCCTCGAACTCGAACGTTTCCGAGTACGAGTCCCAAACGATCTCCCGGAATTGTCGTGGCCGACCCTTTCGGAGCATCGCACAAGATAAATTGCAGCGTAGTATTCTTTCCCGCCGGATTTGATTGTAATTTCGTTAACGCCGTCTTCGAGGGCCGGTCGATTGGGGATTCCTTGAACGGTTTCGTCGTTGAAATCGGTTTCGTCTGCCGAGCCGACGAAGACCGCCGTCACCGTTTCGCCGTCTTCGGCCTCGACGTAAAAATCTTCGTCCAGCCAGTCTTCGGGCTTGTTTTTCTTGTACCCGGATACTTTGTAAACCGATTTGGTGCCGGTTCTTCCTTCAAAAGAAACAGATACCGTGTCGCCCATCTGAATCATTTTGTTCATACTTAGCTCCAGTTGGAAACTGCCTACTGCATAGTAGTCCGAAAAGTCTCAGAGGTAAAGCGGAAAACAGAAGCCAAAGGGTAAATAAGATGATGTACACTTTCAAGTATTTTTTGGAACAACGACTTATAGCTGAAGCTGGACCGGCACCGGCTCCGGGCGGTATGCCCCCGCCCCCTCCGGGTGGCGGCGGTTTAGGACCGCCCGGTGGATTAGGCATCCCGGTGCATTGCCGGGCGGTGCGGGTGGCGGTATGCCACCGCCCCCTCCGGGTGGTGGCGGTTTAGGTGGTCCCCCACCTCCGGGTGGCGGAATGGGCGCACCTCCGGGGCACCCGGAGGTGGTCAAGCTGCCGACAAACTTAAAGCGTATAACGTTTGGGACGTTTTGGAACGTGTGTTGAAAAGTGCTTAGTTTGTGTGGATGGCGGTAGTAATAGCCGCCATACCTTCTCTCGGCCCCTTCCGGGATCGACGCCGATGGTATAGCCGGTCCCGGAACCACATCTGTGCAACTCCCGCCGTTGTAGTGGCGGTAACTGTTTTTGTGGGTCTGCGTCCTTTCGGCCGCTTCATTCACTATGTCTTTCACTTCTTTTCTGCTTCTGACCCGCCTTCAGCATGTCGTAAGTGAACAATCTCATCGCCTCTCGCTCGCAGAAGTCGTCCAGCCAGCCGTTGACTCCGTGGCCGTAATACTTTTGATTTTCTGTCAGGAACGAGTTGAAGTTCTCACGGGCTTTTTCAAAGTAGAATGCGGCCAAGTCAAACGGCGACTCCATAGTTTTGCACCACCCGGCCCCGTTCATTTCTTCGTCCATTTCAATTTTCACACCATGCGGGAAGCGGATTTTTATCCGGCAGCATGTAAATGCTCGGCATCGGAGTTTTCTTGTCGTCACTTCTGACTCCGTAATATTTGCCGACTATTTCTCCGGCCCGCTTTCGGATTTCGGGGTCGTCACTCGTATTTGCTGCTCTCAAGCAATCACGCATGGATTTGATTTCGAGGTCGGTGAGTTTCTTTTGCGCTCCATTCACGTTTGCTGTATTCTGGGTCGCCCAATTCATCAACGAGTTTTCTAATTTCTGGCGTCGAAGGCGGCAGCGGTTTTTCTCCGAGCCACTGCCAGAGAAGAAGGTGTGGGAGTAGGAGTTCAATAACTAAAAGGATCATGTCGTTTCCCTCGGCGACGGGTTCATATTATCTCCTTTCCCGTCCGTGCGAAAGGCCATTCTATTTATCCCCCTTGCTTTTATTTCCGAGATTGATTATCTTGCCTCGTATGAGCGACGAAGTCCTTATTTTTACTGACGCACACGTCCACCCGCACAAGCGTAAAGTGGAGCGACTCGAAGACTGCCTGAAGGTGGTCGATTGGGTTTTCCAGACGGCACGCAAGCGTGGAATTACCAATATTCTTTTCGGCGGCGACTTGCTGCACGACCGCCAAAAAGATCGAAGTTTACACTTATCAGCGATTGTTCGAGACGCTGAGACGGAATCTGCTGGGCGACATTAAACTGTACCTTCTTCTCGGCAACCACGACCTGTGGTTCAACGAGAACACTTCTATATCGAGTGTCGTGCCGTTTTCGTCCCTGCCGGGCGTGACGATCATCGACAAGCCGACTCGGTGTCACAATATCTGTGGTTCGACCTGGGACTTTATTCCTTTTACTCACGACCCCATCACGGCGGTCAACGAATTGAAACAGGAATCCGGCCGTCCGCAATATTGCCTTGGGCACATTGCTATCGACGGGGCCATTTTGCACGGCGATCACACGGCCGACGTTGTGGTCGAACACGACGGCGACATGATGCGAGTGAGTGCCGATTTGTTCTCGCACTACAAGTCGGTGATCCTTGGGCACTACCACTGCGCCCAACAGATTACGGACGTAGTTGAGTACCCTCGGTTCGCCGCTCGAACTGTCTTTCGGGGAAGCGAACCAGAAAAAGCAAATCTTGGCAATTGACTGTCTGAAACACACAAAAACTTACATCGAGAACACGTTTTCTCCCAAGCACTTGATTCTGCGACAAAGGGATTTGGACAAACACAAGCTTGACGGCAATTTCGTTCAAGTGATTGTTGACGAAATTGGGAAGCCACGGACCTGATTAACGTTCGCCGAGAAATCACAGAGAACAATAAGGTCGGCTCTCTTGAAATTAAGCAGCGAAAGAAGAAGATGGACGAACACGTCATTCAAGACGCCAAGGCCATTCTTTTCAAGCAAGACGAGATGTTGACTCGTTACGTCGATGAAGTCGGAACCGACGGCCTCGACCGAGATTTGCTGCTCAAGATCGGTCGAGAAATCTGCGAAAAGACTCCGACGTGACGCTCTTGTAGGTCATGGACAAGTATCTTTTCACCGGATTCGATGCGGAATGTTGGAACAAGTACGGCACTTCTTGGATCGCCTCTCTCAAAGAGTTCGCTCGGTTCGATGGACGAGTAGTCGTATACATGCACGACTACTCGTGGACCGACGTGCCGGAAAAATTGAAACTTAACGCAGAAGTCATTACAAATTCTGGTCCCGGTATTGGCCGGGATCGGACCATTTCTTTGGCCGAACACTTTATCGCCGAACACCCCGGCATTCACGTTCATTGGGACTGCGACGTTTATTTCCAAGATTCCGTTGATCCCGTATACGAATATCCCGATTCGCTAGTGAGTTCTGGCACCGGAATGTTGGGCGGGTCCAATGAAGTGTGGGCATTGTTCTTTGATTTTTACCGACTCGTGCAACTGGTTCGTCCGACGAGCCTTGTGGAAACGGTGGTCAAATTCAATAACCACATCCCCAGCATGAGTCGCCCCTTAGAAGATATTTGGAATTTTTCGGACCTGAGCCTTCTCAAGTGGGACAACGGCTACCGATATAAAGATCGCATTGTGCCCGTTGTGCAAAACAGCCAACTCGATGAATACTCCTTCCCGAACAACTATCAAAGCGTGTATCGCAAATGGCGAGGTACTTATTTGCCAAAAAATCTGTTGCACAATCACAAAACAAATATCCAGGCAGAATGATATTGCAGAGAACGAGATTGGCATATAAACTCCTTTCATGAGAACACTCAAACTCCATTATGCCGGTGCCTGGAACTTCCTCCCATTCGGTCCAGATGGGGTTGAAATACGGTTCGATAAACTCGGCAAAGTGGTATTCGTCCGTGGCGAAATCGGGACGTTAAACCTATCGACACCGATCTTCCTTCAGAAGAGGTCCGTGTATCGAGGTAACGGCACCGGCAAAAGCACTTTGCAGGAAATTCTGTGCTGGACTTTTTACGGCAAAACGATCAAAAACCCTTCAAAGATCAAGGCCGACGGAGTTATTCACAACCTCATTGGCGGCAAGTGCAAGACGGCTGTGATTGTTGACAACTATCGCATCGAGCGGGGCCGCAAGCCGAATTTCTTGCGATTGTGGGAGAGTGAAAAGCACGAGTGGAACGATTCGACCGAATTGACCCAAGGCGATATGCGGGTCACTCAGAAAAAAATCGAAGAGATTATCGGACTCTCATACGAAGCGTTCGTGAATATTTGTGTATTCACCGACGACCAGTCTTCTTGTTTCTTGGAATGTGATACGCCAACGAAGCGGGAAATCGTTGAAAATTTGCTGTCACTATCCATCTACCGCCAGCGGCACGAAACGGCCAACAGCGACCTCAAGAGCCTGAAGGCCACGATTGTCAATTTGGGTCGTGAGTACGAGACGCTTCTGGGGTCAAGCAGGACACCGAAAGCCGCATCGAAAAAACGCTACAGAAGGAAAAGGACTGGAAGGCTGCCAAGTTGCAAGAGGCGAAGAACCTCGTGCAACAAGTCAAAGACAAAACCAAAGAGCTTCAGTCCACCGACACCGGGGCCGCACTCGTTGCGTATCAGAAGGCCCAGGACGAGATTAAGACTTTGACGGCCAAGATCGAGATTCTTGAAAAGAAGCAGGACACTCGCCGTCGGATTCTCTCTGAAACGAGAGAGAAAGAAACCGAACTCAAGGAAGAAGCTCGTGCCATTGCCGAGCAGGTGCAAGACTGCCAGAGGATCGTCAAGGATCAGCAGGCTCGACTCAAAGAACACCAAGATTTGATCGCCGAACTTCAGGGCAACGAACCCGGCAGCAAGTGCCACAAGTGTCACGGCGTCATTGAATCCGCCAACATCGAACACGCTTGTCGTGAGACGACCGCAGACGCATCGGCCTGTAAATCTATCATCAATCAGGAGATGCAAAAGCGCCAAAGGGCTGTCCAGACGAAATCAAGGTTCTCAAGACCCGACAGGATCGAGTTCGGTCCTCCATTTCGGACGGCGAAGTGGAGTTGTCCAACGGCGAAACCGAACTCAAAAAATTGCGTTCCGGCCTCGTCACCGCATCGCAAGTTCGTGAACCGAAAGCCGACAGCAAAGCGGCCCTGTTGCAGCAACAGATTGAAGCTCTTAAAGAGCAAGCCAAAGCGAAAAAGGCCGAAGCGGACGGCGACAGCCCCTTCGTTGAGATTCTCGTCAACGACCGCAAGGAGTTGGAGAAACACGTTCGGACCTGTGCTAACAAAGAAGCGGAAGTCAAAGAGGCAGAAAAGAAAAAGCCGTATTACGAATATTGGGTAAAAGCATACGGGGACAAGGGAATCCGCAAGTGGGTCGTGGACGGGATTATTCCGCCCTCAACGGGAAGATTGCGTACTGGCTCCAGTTCCTTATCGACAACAAAATTACCCTTAAATTCGATAACGAACTCAACGAACTCATCGAGCGGAACCCGCCCGACGGCGACCCGTATATTTATCACGCAATGTCGGCCGGACAACGGCGACGACTCAACCTCGCCGTATCACAGGCTTTCGCACACATTATGATGGTGTCCACCGGAACCGTGCCGTCCGTCGTGTTCCTCGATGAAGTCACCACGAATATCGACCCGCTCGGCGTTCAAGGCATCTATAACATGATTTCCGAACTGGCCGAAGAAAAACAGGTGTTCGTAACTACGCACGACGCCGACCTTATTCGCATGTTGCACGGGGCCAATACGATCAGTTTGTGCCACGAAAAAGGAATAACGAAAATGGTCAACTAATGGCATTGCAAAGTTGCCCAGACATGGCTAATATTCCTTCCCAAAAAGTATCTGACGGTAATAGCCGAAAAAAATGACCAATAACGCTTAGATACCGTCCCAGCAAACATATCAAAGAAGGAAAACGGAGTTAGAGATGTCTATAAAGTCTTTGCAGGATTACACTTACGTCAGCAAATATGCGAGGTTTAACGCAAAACACAAGCGGCGGGAAACGTGGTCGGAGGCGGTGGATAGGGTAAAAGAAATGCACCTTCCGGAAGTATCCGAATGCTGGCGAGACGAGATCGAATGGGCGTTCGATTTGGTGAAGCAAAAGAGGGTATTGGGTAGTCAAAGAGCGGCTCAATTTGGCGGCTCTCCCATCGAGCAAAAGAACGCCAGAATCTACAACTGTTGCGTGTCATTTTGCGACCGTATTCGTATGTTTCAGGAGACGTTCTGGTTGTTGCTATGTGGTTGCGGGACCGGGTTTTCCGTTCAGCATCACCACATTGCGAAGCTTCACCCGGTTTCTCCGATTACCGCCTGTCCAAGCGGAAGTTCCCGAAGAAAACCTTTGTTGATCCCCGACAGCATTGAAGGCTGGTCGGACGCCTTGAGCATTCTTCTGGCTACATACATGCCTCACCCAGAGTTTGCAGATTGGGAAGCTTGTGATGTAGAGTCTGATTACTCGCAAATTCGCAAGGCCGGGAGCGTGTTGGCTTCTGGCGTCGGCAAAGCGCCGGGGCACGAACCGCTGAAGCGGTCTTTGGAAATTATTCGCACGATGTTGGACACTTTGGTGTCGGACGGCCACGAGCGTTTGCGCCCGATTGATGCCTACGACATTATCATGCACGCCAGCGATGCAGTCCTGAGCGGTGGCGTCCGTCGTAGCGCCTACGATCTGCTTGTTCAGCCCCGACGACGAGTTGATGGCGAGTGCCAAAACTGGCAACTGGTACGGTGAAAATCCGCAACGTGCCCGCTCAATAACTCGGCCTTACTGCTCAGGGATTCGACTACGAAGCAGCAGTTCGAGTCGCTGATGGAAAAGGTGAAAGAGTTCGGCGAACCGGGGTTCGTCTGGTCGGACTCCACCGGAATTGTGCGTCAACCCGTGCGTCGAAATCGGCATGTGGCCCGTCCACTCTGTTACCGGCGAATCCGGCTGGCAGATGTGTAGCTTGTGTGAGATTAACGGCCGCAAGATCAAGACCAAAGAGGACTTCGCTCTCGCCGCCAAAGCCGCCGCAATTATCGGCACGCTTCAGGCCGGGTACACCGATTTCGCTTACTTGGGGCAGACGACAAAAGAGATTGTCGAACGTGAGGCTTTGTTGGGAGTTTCAATCACGGGGATGATGGACAATCCCGACGTGATCTTCGATCCCGAAGTTCAAAAGGCGATGGCCCAACTCGTGTTGGCCGTCAACGAAAGAGTTCGCCAAGAAGATCGGGATTCGCCCGGCGGCACGGGCGACGTGCGTGAAGCCCGCCGGAACGACGAGTTGCATTCTCGGCAGTGCGAGTGGTATTCACCCTCACCACGCCAAGCGGTACTTCCGACGGGTTCAGGGCAACAGCATGGAAGCCCCGCTCCAATATTTCAAGAAACAAAACCCACACGCCACCGAAAGGTCGGTGTGGAGTGCGAACAAGACCGACGAGGTCATCACTTTCTGCATTGAAGTCCCGGACGGGGCGAAGGTGAAAAACCAGTTGGGTGCCGTCCACCACTTGGAATATGTGAAGGATACTCAGCAGAGTGGGTCGAATTCCGGGCGCAGAGACTGGACGAGTGTACGCAACCGTGGCTCACTCACAACGTTTCCAACACGATTAACGTCCGTCCCGACGAGTGGAAGGACGTGACCGATTACATCTACGAAAACCGGAAGCACTTCGCTGGCATTGCATTGCTCCCCACGTCGGGCGACTTGGATTACCCCCAAGCCCCGATGTGTACAGTCCACACGGCGAAAGAAATTGTTTCGCAGTACGGAGAAGGGAGCCTTTTCGCCAGCGGATTGATCGTTGACGGCCTTCGGGCTTTCGACAATAACCTGTGGGCGGCGTGTGATGCCGTTATGGAAGAGGTCAAGCCCCACGAGGAACGAATGGGGCCGGATCAACCTTCCCGAACCGCAGCCCCGGAAGGCGACCAATTCTCTGTAGATTTCGTCGCCTTCCGGGAATGGAAAGAGGCACACGACAAGTGGAAGGAACAAAAGGATTTTGTTCGCCGAGCCATTCAGTTTTCCGAGCGGTACTTCGACAACAAAGTGAAGAAGATGACGTACTGCTTGAAGAAGTGAACAATTGGAAGTTGTGGCGGGATTTGACCCGTGACTACAAGGACGTGGACTATTCTTTGATGATCGAAGAAACCGACGAGACGAAAGTCCAGCAAGAATGGGCTTGCAGTGGACAGTCTTGTGAACTCCGTTAAGGGTTTTCCGATGAAGACCACCGAAGGTATGGTTGCCGCTCTGGAAGCAATTTGCTGACTATTTGGCCGATTGTCAGGTCGGCCAATCTTTCACTCTCGCCACTCTCAAGGAAGAAGTGGAAGAAGATACGCCGGACCTCGTTTTGGATTGGGGGCGGAACGACAAAACTCGTGACTCCCTTTCTAGTGCTTGTTCCAAGTGCATCACGGCTTTCAGCAATCAGGGGTTGCTGATTTGTCGCTCAAAGAAGACCTTTCAGGTCACGGAAGAGTTGATCTACCTCGCTTCGGCTTATGACGGCCTCCGCCGATTACGAGCGGTTCATGGAGTGTTACAACACCTTCAAAACCGCTTCAAATTACAGGACACGGGAAAGTTGGGCCGAGTACGGCGGCTAGTGGCGAACTGGCCGCTCGGTGCCGGATTTACGTCCCGGCAGTCAAAGACTTTTTGAAGAACATGAACTTCGATTACGACCTTCTTTTGCGGCGGCACAAGATCAACACCCCGTACTTCCGCAAACGTCAAAGTATTCCTATGCCACGCATTAGTTGATGTGGTTATTTCCCTCCAGTTGTGTTATCTTACGGCGGGGTTTTTACCCCGCTGTTTTGTTGCCCTTACTCTGATAGATAAGGATATTGAGAGGATTTTAATGAGTAAGTATATCATTGTTGCCGGTGGCGTGATTTCCGGCACGGGCAAGGGCGTTTCTGCGGCTAGTTTGGGACTTTTGCTGCGACTCAGGGGTCACACCGTCACTTTAATCAAGTTCGATCCGTATTTGAACGTGAACGCAGGTATTTTAAGCGCCCCGTGAACACGGCGAGTGCTTCCTGTGCGACGACGGCACCGAAACCGATTTGGATTTGGGTCACTATGAGCGCATTTGTGGCATTACCGTTTCCAAGGCCAATATTGCCACGTCCGGGACTTTGCACAAAGAACTAATCGAGGAACAAGAAAAAGGAAGGTATCTCGGACAAACTGTGCAAATTCAGCCGCACCTGACCGACAAAATACAGCAACGGCTGCTCGATCTGGGCAAAACACACGATATTGTCATTGCCGAAATTGGCGGCACCGTGGGAGATAGCGAAAGTTTCGCTTTCTTTGAAGCGATGCGTCAGTTCAAGTGGCGTGACGAGGGCAAATACAAAGACGAAGTTTTGATCGTTATGGTGGCTCCAATTCTTTGGATTCCTACCATCAAGGAATTCAAAACAAAACCACTACAGAATTCGGTGAAGGAGCTTCAACGGCACGGCCTTCAACCCAACGTGATTTTCTGTCGCCCTCTCTGCGGCGGTCCAGACCTACCGGCCAAGTTGCTGGACAAAGTTGCGATGTTGACAAACGTTCCACGTCAACACGTTTTCGAGGCTCCCGACGTTTCTACGATCTACGAAGTGCCGCTCGGTTTTTACGAGCGGCAAGTTGACGATCTTTTGTTGACTTGCTCCGATTGAATCGGAGTCGTTGCAACATTGCCAAATATCGTGAAGTCGTGGAGAAATACGTCAACAACCACCTCCCGGCGGTTGAAATCGGCGTGTTCGGCAAATACGACGGCGACGAAGCGTACAAGTCTCTCACCGAGGCTCTGGTACACGCCGGTATCGCCAACAACGTAAAAGTTATACCACGTTGGATCAAGGCCGAGGATTTGGAAAAATACAAGGACAATCGTGGTCTTCACAAATACTTTGAAGGCTTGCACGGCATCATTGTCCCCGGCGGCTTCGACACCCGTGGCATCGAGGGCAAAATCAAAGCGATCCAGTACGTCCGTGAGAAGAAAATTCCGTTCCTTGGCATCTGTCTAGGTCTTCAGTGCGCAGTCATTGAATTCGCTCGTAATGTTTGCGGTATGGAGGCCGCAAACAGCCTCGAATTCAACAAGGAAACGTCCGATCCGGTCATTCACTTCGTAGAGGGACAGGAGAATCTTGAAGTGAAATCGGGCACCATGCGATTGGGTTCATACGACTGCGAATTGGTCAAAGATACACTGGCGATGGATTTGTACGGAAACAAAATCATCAAAGAAAGACACCGCCACCGATACGAGGTCAACCCACACTACATTAACCAGTACGAGGCCAAAGGTTTCAAGGTGAGCGGACGAAACCCGGAAACCGGACTCGTTGAAGTTATGGAATTGGACCGGAGTTTGCACCCGTACTTCATCGGGACGCAGGCGCACCCAGAGTTCAAATCTAGACTTACAACGGCTGCCCCACTGTTTCAAGGACTAATTGCCGCAGCATCGCAACGGATTCAAGAAAATATTGCGTAATGACGACTGTAAATAGAGCATGAACTTCAAAGATTTCCTTATTGTTGAGCAACGAGCCTACCTGGGTCAGAAGATTGGCGACGTTTTGACGGCGGCACAACAACTTCGTGACGACAGCAAGCACATGGGCACCCGTGACTTGACTCGGTTTTCGGAGAAAATTGTCAATCAAATTCGCCGAATTCTTCACAGTCAATGGCCGAGGGAAGAAAAAACATCTGATGTCACTCCAAAAGATTGGGGTGGCGATCATGAAGGCAATTGACGAGCGGGACGACCTTCCGTCTGTGATTTCTAGTGCTTCTGCTTCGTTGGAAGAGTTGTCTGGAAAGTTGGGCGTACCGGTCCACCGACTAGCCTCCCAGAAAAGGCCGAACCAGAAGAAAAAATGAGTGGAACGGCCTCCCCAGAAAAGAAGCCGTCTCCGACCGGACAGGGTACAATGCCATCTCCCGCAGGCCCGCCCCGCCCGATCCGAACTCGAACCCCGGTTTGAGTCAGGGCGCACCGCCATTGGGCGGTAATGCTGGCCCGCTTCAAGCCTTCTGAGGTTGAATTGAAATGAAGAAGATTTGGGACTACAACGTAGAAAAATGCGTACCCGCCTCGAAGCGATTCGGGATAGGTATTATCGACCGAATACAAAGCACCCGGAAGGGGATTTGGTTCACCACGGCGATTGTGAAACTCACCGCAGTATGGAAGTGTATCGCTATGCTCCTTGTACCTGTGGTTTGCTACACGATCTGAAGATTTTGGGTGACATGGCTCTCAGATTGTACCCGCAAATGTACGAAGACGAAGCCAGACAAGATGCGATGATTCCCGGCCACCGGTACTGGCAGGGACCGGTTACGGAAGAAGAATTGAAAAAGTGCGACGAGTTCATCAAGCAACATTTTGGCGAACCTGTTTCTCCGTCGCCCGAAGAATGGGACCAGATTTGTAAGCGAGACTGGACCCTTATCGAAGAAGTGTTCGGTAAGTCGTTCAGGGATCGAAAAGAGGCGCTCGAACAAGACGGGGAAGACTGATGTGTGGTATCAGTGGGTTTATCGGCGAGTCGAAAAAGCCAGTGATGACGTATCAGTTAATCACCAAGCTGTTCGACAAAAGTGAAATCAGAGGTGCCGATGCCGCCGGATTCTGGGGCACCCAGACCGGCGAAATCGTGTATCACAAGGAACCCTGTCGCAGCAGCCATTTCGTCAAAAAAGACGTGTGGCGCAAAGTCGCTAAATTGAACCCTTCGATCATGCTCGTTCACGCACGAGCCGCCTCCAAAGGCGTGGGCGAGCCTGAATGCAACAAAAACAACCATCCGTTCGTCAGTTTCGATAAGTCCGTCGGCCTCATTCACAACGGCCGCATCGAAGACTACGAATACCAAACTCTCAAGCAAAAATACGAGGTGCAATCCGAATGTGATTCGGAAATACTTCTCAGGATATTTGAAAATCCCACCGAAGTCAACGAAGACAAATTCGATAACCGACTATCGGGCATCAGAGATATATTCTCCTTCATCAACGAAGGGCACATGGCCGTCGCCATCGGGGAACGATACCAGAACCAAAATCTCTTGTGGCTGTTCCGCAACCGATTCCGACCTTTGTGGGTTGTAGATATGCGTGAACTGCTGGGTCAGATTTTCTTCGTTTCCGAACCACGGATATGGGAACTGGCTGTGCGTGAGTGCGGAATCAGAAACATTTCTCAGACTCAAAAATTGATCGAGCTTCCGGTCGAAGAGGTTTGGTTCTTTAAGTCTTCCGACAAAGAACCAACACCCTCAGTTCAGAGGTATGAAGTCGAGAAGTCCGATGGCGGCACACCCTGGAAATTCGACGGCAACAGACTTGTTGTAAAGCCTTCCGAAGACCCGGTGCCGGAACCACCCGCAGAAAATCCTGCCATAGCCGCTGCACTCGATGAGGTCAAAGGGATCGGCCGAGAAATACATCAAACGGTGGCCCGGATCGTTGGCGAAACGTCGGCACTCGTCAAGAATTGCAGTTTGCACCCCAGCGAGTACGAACAAATTGTCTCTAAACTCAACAAGATCAAGAAGGAACTGACCGAGGTGTATATCCCTCAACAGTAAATTATTGAAGCCTTACTCTGTAAATACAGGGAGGGCTATATGAACAATAATGACGATGACGACTTCTTCACCGACGATCTTGGAGACGGAGAAGGCAAGAAGAAGCGGCGAAACGGCAAGAAAAAAGGCAGCCGAACCGAGTTGGGTCTGGTTAAGGTTTTGACCGAGAGGTTCGGGCAAGGGTTCAGTCGTGCCGTTGGGTCCGGGAACCGTTGGGGTCAGGTTTCATATCTTCCCAAGCACGCACAAGACGTGTTCTCCGGCGACTTGGTGGTTCCCAAACACTTCAAATGGGTCATCGAGAGCAAAGGCGGCTACGAAGGCATTGACTTGAATTCGATCTTGGTTTGTGGTAACAGCGAACTAAGCGGGTTCTTGGATCAAGTCACAAAAGACAGCAAGCGTTGTGGTCGAAAGCCGATGTTGTGCTGGAAGCGTGACCGCAAACCTTGGCTGGCTTTTGTTCACACGACGGAACTGGAAGGTCATCAATTCGTCTACAGTCTTCGGTACGGGAAGTGGACCGGAGTTGATCTGAAACAATTGCTCAAATTGGACGACGAATTCTTCTTCGATCAAAACATAACGTAATTGTCACCACTCTGCTCGTACCAGAATTTGTGGTTGTCAAAAAGTTCGTTGTAATGAGAGTTTAGGGTTGCCACGGCAACCAAATTGGGAACCACGAGACATTCGCCACGGTGTTGAACCTTGAAGGTTTTACCCATCTGGTGAATCTTTAGAAAATCGTCTCGGCGAACCATTTTCACGCCGAGACGATTTGCAATTTGCAACAGTCGTTTGCATTGTAACTGTGTCATTTGATTCGCAATTCAGGCGGCACGGGCTTTGCGGATTTGTCCTTGCGAGGCTCCAAATCCTTGTCCCAAATGTTGAACATATAGATTCCCGGCAGATCACTTTCAAATGCCCGCAAATGAGTAGCCCCAGCCGTCCGTTGTAATTTCGGTCACTGTGGCCCGAATGCAGTTTTTCATTATCGTAGACGTTAGCGGCACGACGTAGACCTTGTCTCCAACTTTGAAGTTGTTGGTTGTGTGCCAGCGGTCCCAAACTTCTTTGGCTACTTCAAGATGTTTGTCGGTGAAATCGTATGAGAACCAAGCGTCGTCCTCAAGACCACGTTCACGCAAAGCCGCCTTGAGTTCTTCGTAGGCTTTCTTGCCACACATCCTGATCGACTCTACCTTGTTCATAGCCTCTTTTTGGACTTCTGTGAACATGGCTCACTCCACTTGGGGAATTTCGTCGGGCTTCCAGTTTGCGAGGTATTCGTCGGGGACGGTGTAGTCTTCGTCCCAATTGAAAATGTCCGATTTGGCTTCACGAATGCCGTCGATCCGCTTGTCTTCCATGTACGCCTTGAGCGCATAGCACGTCTTGCGGTAAACCTGCACCACATTCGCCCGACGCCCGTTCTGTCCGAGCATGAACTTCCACAGCATGTGAGCCGGATCGTCAATTCCGTTGAACGATCCGTTCTTGATCGTCTTACAGAATTTGATGACCTTTTCCGGCCCAAAACGAATGAGGCACTTCACGAGAACCGCTGGCACCGCCGCACTGGTCTTCGGCAGCATTGAAATGATCCATTCAATCTGCTTCTGGTGCCGCATTTTGAAGAGTTCCTTTTGTTTATCGCTGGCATCGGGCCAGCCAAAATTCGGACCCTTCATCATCTGGTTGGCTACCATTGCCACAAAATCCAAGCGTGGCTTTTCCATCGTTTCTCCGTTAAGCAGGAGGAGGTTTTTGCCTGTTGTTAGGTTGAGCTACGTTAGCCGGAACTTCCTGTGCGGGTTGTTGCACAGGCTGTTGGATCGCCGGTTTGCCCGATGGGGGTGTGAGCAATTTTTCAATGTGCCCACCGTACTTCTCCAACAAAGCTTCCAACCCCGGTTTGATGTAGTTCTGTATCAACTGATCGTTCCGGTGGTTGTATATCTGCATCACCAGTTTGTATGCTTCTTGCGGTTGAGGCTCTTGTAGTTTTTGCCCCTTCAGACTGATCGCCTTCCACGTTTGCTTGTGAGGCCCGGTCGAATCGTACACAAAACCAGAAGCTGCGGCCCGTCGTAACGGCTTTCGTCGGTCCCGATCAAGTAGATGGCGGGCCAACTCGTGCCGCCGTTCGGTTGAGCGAACGAAATAACCTGACCGGCCATCTTGTTGAGACGCCGGAACTCACGCATCTAGCGCTTTGTCGGCTTCTACTTCTTTTATCTTCTTCAGAACTTCCCGGTTCGTCTTGAGAATCGTGCTGTAGGCGTTCTTCAAGTTGTACGAATTCTTGATGTTCTTCTTGATCCATTCCTTGAGAATATATGTGTACGGATCGACACGAATGAACCCGCCCGGCTGCAAATACTGACGATAGAACCTCTGGTACACAAGCCCCATGCCCGGTTCGGCGGGAGAGAAACCCAGCCCGTTAACTTGTTCAATTTCGATCAGCTTTTTTACTGCAAGCATCAACTGAGTGTAAATGGCAGTAGCGGCGGTCCCGGCCATTTTCGTGGACGAGGTTCCTTTGGGTCCGGTGAAGACGATACTGAAAAACCCCGGAACTTCAACTCCTTGGTAATCTTGCGATTTATCTCTCTCGAAGTTTACACTGTAGTTGTTTCCGTCGTGCTGAAAAGACGTTTCGTACCCGCCGTTTTCGCCGCTGTTTCGGCGGTCTTCTTCGTGATCGCTTCTCTTTTCTTCTACGCAATCACGAACGGCGTCATCACGAGCCTGTTCAGCCTCACGTTCTGCTTGACGCTGTTTACGTTTCATGTCGGCGTACCAATCTTGTTCGGCAGTTTCGTAGTCGTCTTGTGCCTGTCGGTACTCTTCTTTCCACTTTTCTAAAGCTTCATCGAAAGCTTCTTTGTTGAACGTACCCCTCTCGTCTCGATCCTCTTCCTCTTCTCCAGCCATTGGCAAAGGGTGACGAGTGTGCGGGGTCCAAAATTGTTCGTCGTCTTCGTCAGGTTTGGGGTTATCTTCTACCCAATCGTCAGAAGTTTGTGCGTCAAAATTAGGGTCGTCTGTTGGGTCTTCGTAAATGTCACTGAAATATTCAGAGTCATCGAAGTCCAAGTCGCTTTCGCAATCTTCGGTAGGCGTCATCTTCATCAAAATCGTCGCCATCTGACGGCAACTCGTCAAATGAAAGGTGCGACGTGTCCATCTTGCTGATGTCGCCGAACTCCCAGAACAAGTCTCCGTTGTGTGTGATCCATTCCCGAAATTTCATCACTACCCCCAAATTTTGGTTATTTAGGGGTTATCGACCTCCATTTTGCAACATTTTAGCCCCAACTGGCCGGTGGCAGGGAAGCGGTCGATGGAATACTGTCCCACAGTGCTTTCGACTCTTCTTCAGTCATTTCCGGCAGCGGCTCAATAGCTTTCACGTCGGCCATGCTGATGAAATCCCAGCCCCGTTCGTACTGGTTTTTCCATGCGGTTCGTGTGACCATTGCCTCGAACCGCTGACCTTTGTTCAGATCAGCAAGTCCGGGCACGTCGTTAAACATTTCGACCTGACCGTCTTCCCATTTGACCTGCGGAAACCACCCTTGCCAGCCTGAAGGATGGTCCGATCTGACGAATCAGCATGGTATCAGACGGCGGGCCGTATTCCGCAAGAGATAGGCGTCGAAATTCGCCTTCTCGACGGTCGTCTTCTGGTCGTTCGATGCACCACCGCCAATGGGAATTTCTTGTAAGTTTGGCCGTCGAGCGTTTCGTCGGCCCCGCTGTACAAAGAACTGCCCTGTTTGTAGAAGAATGACACGCCAGCGGCGTCACAACGGTCACGGATGTCTCGTGCCCACTGCGGATCGTGCTGACGGAACCCGGCCCCTGATTCGCCGCCGAAAATGACCCAATGCAGACCCGTCAGGTCGAGTTTGTCCAGCGGGCCGCACGCCGGTTCGTAAGATACAAACCGAACTTTGCAGTTCACCGCCCGGAGGTAATCGGCACGATCAACGTAGTCGCTGTTTTCGATGGTCGAACCGAGCCATACGTTTTCGTAGCCATTCCCCCAATCGGCCGGGAGGCTCTGGGCGATTCGTTCCGGGCGCTTGGTGAGCAATTGCCACTCAAGATTCGGAGTCTGACGAATCAACGGCCAGAGTTTCTTCAACTCTGGCTTCGACTGTCGGGTGATCCTCGAACACGCCACACATCGGAACTACAGAAGACCTTTTTCTGTACGCCTTCTTTTGCCGCCGAACGGTTCCATTTCAGCGGCCTGTTCCAGTGCTTTTGACCGAACGTGCGGCGTGGCTTGCCCTTCCCCCACACGTCGAAGCCGAACCGCAACGCCAACGTCTCGGCGTAACAGTTCTGCAGGCCGGAGAGACCTTCTCGCACCCCCACACGATGTTGAACGTGTGGTCCGTCCACGAGATACCAGTTTTCCTTCTGCCATTTCAAAAACTCCAATTACCGGGGATTAACTCTGCCTGATATGTTGTAGAGTTGACTGCATCGCCACAGTTTCTTTTTCCACGCCGTTACCCTAACGGTTTCTGGGCGGGACGGTGGCTGTATTCCATTGTCATGCCACCGTGAATTTCCCACTGAATGTATCGAACGGATCATTCCGCGAAGCCGATTCGATTTCCGAATACGAGCCTCCACATCGGCGGATCGCATCCGGGTATCGCTTTTTGACTTCGGCGTAGGTATCGCCGTACCCCGTGGGCCGCATTATGAGTACCCCAATGCGGCTCTTTCTTCCGGCGTCAGCTTCGCCAGCACGCGCGTTTTGTTTCCTCTTCTCACCTCTTCCGCCAGTCCTCGATAGAGTCGTACAGCGGAATCACTTTTACTTCGCCGTCGCCTTCGTACCCCATCACCCTCGGCTCTTGACGGCTTCTTTTGGCCGATTTTTCATTTGTGAAGTAGGCGAATGTAACCATCGGACCTCGACCTTCGGTCGTGTCAGCGTTTTGCTGCGCTGCGTAGATCATTTTCATCAGACTCTCCCGAATATTGCTGTTTTGAGAATCTCACTGTACAGATCGAGATTGTTTGTGGGCACTTGCTCGTCACCGTCGTAGATTTCGTCCGGTATATCGAGCGGTTCCTAATATCGTTCTGCCAGAAGCTTCCCGGTGTCACGACGCCGCAATTTGTAAGACTGAACTACCCATCGTTCTTCCACCATCCACTGAATAGCTAAAGCAAATGGTAGTGGGTCGGCCGTTCTGATTTCTGCTGCCAACTTCTCGACTGTAGTTTCGTCTTTGTCCTTCATGTACTCGACAATGGCATCACGAGCATCAAAGGTTCGCTTTTTCCACCCTCGTCCAACAACATATCCAGAGGTTTCATGTCGTGTTTCGGCACGATACTTTTGACGCCGAGAGCCGGTACGTCCGTGTAGGTCGGAGTCTGCATCCGCTCGTACTGCGGGTTGTCTGCCAGAAACTCGTTCAACCGATCTTCGTGTGTCTCGTCGTCGTACCCGACAGTAAAGACGTACCGGGACTCTTCGGTTCACCATTACTGAGCAAATACCACAACTTCCCGGTCATCGGCTCTTTCATCAGACTCTCCAAATTAGCTGTTTTGCCGATTCTGTCGAGAGCAGTTTTGGGTCCGGGACAATTCCGACACGAGTCAAGTCGAGTCGGTCGGAATCCCAACAGGCTCCGATTGTCGGATCGTCACTCACCTGCCCGTCGTTGTGATACTTGCAGGCTTCAACTAGGAGTCGCCGCTGCTCATCAGACAATGGAAGTATCGAACGTTTGTGCAGCTTTTCTACGAAAGCCGCTGACCGGTGTCCGTGTTCCGGGTCGTCATTCTCGTTGACCCGCTTGCAATCGTGGACGAGGGCGAACAGTTGTACCACCGTTTTGTCTGCGCCTTTTGTTAGTTTGGCGATTAGCAAAGACCGTTTCGTTCCACACGCTCCCAATGTTCGGGGCCGTGGTGACTTCGTTGGCCCAACTCAAACTCGGCACAAGCCTCCCCGAAGACGTATTCCATCCAAGCCAGCGCTTTGTCTTGCGAACGGATTTCACTTCCGTGAGATTTCTGGGATCGACAACCACTTCGTACTTCAGCGCGCCCCAACAGCACGGCAATCACGTCCTGTTTTTTCACAGTGGCCCGGAGAACGCCCCGCCGCTTTTGGTCGGAACCGGCTGGCGAACCACAGGGCTTTGCCGGCGACAGGCTCCAGCTAAACCCAAGTCGGTTTCGCCTGTGGTGCCCCCGGTACACTGCGAAGAATTCGGGCAGATTGGCAAGGAACTCGTGTTCCTCTTCGTTCATCATCTTCCCCGCCCCGGCCGCTCGGCGTTGAGCATGGACCGAAGAATGATGTTATACTGCCAAAGGTTTTCGCCATCCGTCCAGACCCAGCCGAGTGTTTTCCAGTATTGATCGTCGGTCATGTCGTGCTGTAGTTCGCACAGCTTTTCCATGCGGTACGGACGCTCGTAAAACCCAAGAACGCCAGAGTAGTCCCCTTTGGGCTTCGAGTTTTTCGGACGTATTCTTTCTTGGCGAGATAACCTTGTTGATTCTGGCGTTGAACTGAGGGCTGTAGAAAATCTCGAAGTAGAGTGGATGCTTCAGACTTCGTGCCGAAAGAAGACCTGCAAAGGTACGGCACCAGATCGGGGTGCAAGTCTTCTTTCGTGGTCATCAACTTCCAGAACTCTTTCTGCGAGTCGTCCATTTCATCAAGATTGATCTGATTCTTGATGTCCGTGAACTCCGGGTTTTCTTTCGGTTCGTTCATCGGATTCCCTCTTTTCTTTGCACAGTCTCGCCACACGATTGGCGAGAGTGATTTCTGCAATGTTCAAAGCGGCCAAGTCGTTGATGAATTCGTCGGTGAAATTGTCCCTGATCGGCTCCAACGCCACGACCAATGCCGACAACGTCCGTTCGCCCCAGAACTGAAAGCCTCTTCTTGAAGTGAATCTGTAAAATGGTTTCTACAAATTCACGAACTTGATCGACTGTCAGATCGTTCTCTCCTGTAGCCTTCTCTGATTTTCAGAACTCTGTCCTGCTTTTCGAGAAAGCTACGAAACGCTTGGGCGAACCCAAGTGCCCACCATTCTACCTCGATTTTGTCGGGTTGTATAGCATCAAGCAGGGGATTCACGACGTACTCCAAACGAGGTACACGTCGGGCTTCAGGGGGATCGAATTGACAATGTAATTACGTTCATCTTCGTCCCACTCGCCGTCTGGATCGTTTTCGCCAAACCACTCTTGTAGTTTCACCCTAGCCTGAGCCAGCATTTCGGTGGCCTCTCTCGATCTGTTCCTCGTTCGGGACCAGTTTGAGATTGGACACCTTCTGAGTGTCACACTCATCGAACGAACACAGCTTCACGCCGCAGTAGCCCGGCTGGGTATCGGCGTTGCCGCTGTAGAGCATTTTGAACCCAATGTCGGCCGGATCGAAATCTGCTTCCTGTTGGAAATTAGAAATCCGATGCGGCACCGGGGTTCCGACGACGACGTTGCAGATCGAGTACACGTTTAGCTCCCCATTGAGAATTCGTACACGGTTACGTCTTTTGGGACCGGTGCATCATCCGGCAGGTTCAGGGCTTTCCGAACCTTGTCAACGATGCTTTTTTTCCATTTAGATACACGAGCGTCGGCGTCTGGCTTGTCATTGAGCCAATTGACTTTGTCAATGCCTTCGAGAAACACATGATGGCCGTCACGAGTCCGAAGTATCATCTCGATTGGCATGAACACAGACCTGTAGCCACGTCGGATTTTCCAAAACTGGCGAAACGTAGTCACGGGCCTTCTCGCCGCCCCAGAACTCGTCGGCGAATCCGACGAGAATGACTTTTCCTTCGGCGGCGATTGCATCAAGATTATCGACCGGCCAGTCTTCGCCCCTCGTCGTCTTCAGTAGTTGGGCACGCCGAATAATCGACGTACACCTTCTTGTGCCCTGCGGCCAGACAAGCGTCGTTTACACGCTTGTCGATGGCGTAATATGCTTTGTCGTTTTCGGTCACGTTAATCTTCTTGGGGTGAGCGGTAAGTGACGCTCGTGCTTTGAGTATCGCCGAGGAAATATTTCCGCTCGACCATTAGGGGCTTGCGGAAAATCGCCTCACGAAGTTTGCGTTCCGGGCCATAAGGCTGCCGTGCCTCAATGCCCCCGCCGCCAGTGTGCGAGGCGACTTGTGCAATCGCTCGAACTCAACTGGCGTCGGCGACTTCGATGTTTTCCACAATTTCGTCGTAGAAGTCGATCTTCTGCTCGAACTGGAGCAGATACATGGCCGCTGCCATGTTTTGTTGAGCGGCCACGGCCCGGTGCGTGGGAATGCCGCCACGACGTACCGCATGAGCGTCTTGCTGCCACCGCCGATATTCTTGTGGGTTAGCGACTCCTGTGTCTTTTACACCCAGAAGAGTCATCATCATGGCGAAATTCATGCCGAGCCGCTGAACGTTCTCTGCGGCATTGAATTCGGCTTCATTGGCGGGCGGCAAAACAATTTCCCCGACCGCCCCGCCGATGTGATCTTTACGGCGGTCCCGATTTTTGGTTATACTGTCTTCAATAGTCTCGTACTCTTCCTGTTTCGGCGTCAGGTGCGTAATGATGTTGTCCTTGGACATGAACGCACTGACCGTGATGTAGTTGTTTTTCTCGCTGTGGTGAACGAGAACGTAGCTGAGCGCATCGGCCACGCCGTATTTTTTCTTTCAGGTGTGTTCGATACCCTTGGGGATTTTCAGCATCGATTACCGGGTACGGTTGCTGATACATATCGAACGGGAATGTGGCTGCGGTATTTTCCAGAGCCACGCACTGGTCTGCGGTGGGCACAAAGAGTTTGGGCCACCGGCCAAACTCTTGCAAAGAGTGTCGTACCAGAATGTGGCGACGACATCGTGGCCCAGAGCGTTGACCAAACTTTTGGCTACCGCCCAATGGTCTTCGGAAAATGACTCGTACTCTTTGCGAGACACCACCACGGACCCGTCGGGGATCGGCACGCCCTGTTGCGGCTTGAAAACGAAATTGCGAGGCAGTGCTGATGCCGCACGCCGTTCGGGATAATCTTGATATTTGACCCAATCACGTTTGCCGAGCCAAGCCAAGACGGGCAGATTTTCACGATCCTCGAAAATGCCGAAGTCCATGTTCAGTTCCAATTTTGGAGTTCACGGTCGAGGTATTTTTGTGCGACCTCTGAGCCAACTTTACGTCCGGTTCGTTATTTGGCAGACGAGTGCCAGACAATTTTCAAGGTGGCTGAGGGTTGTCGGGCTGTAAACTTTGTAGGTAATTCCGTCCGAGATTCCGTCTTCTTGGAAGGATGCGTGACCTCTTCAAGGTTTGCTCGCCTTGAACGTCCATGAATTTGCCGTTGGGCAGCACCAAAGGCGTGACACAACCGTTCTTTCTGTCAGCGTGAGTGATGGTCAAGATGCCGACCGGGAAGCCGTATCGGTGGGCAAAGCCGCCGCCATGAACATGCAGTATCCGTGCATGTACTGATCGACGGCTTCCTGATATTTTGATTCGTCTCGCATACACACAAGACGGCCATTGGCCGTCTTGGTGCAACAACTCACTTCGAAATCGTCAAGGTTGAAGAAGTTGCAGTCCTTGTCGATGTACGACTTCGTTCCGCCTTGCGTAATGAACCAGTACCACTTCTCCGGCTTTTCAGGTGCTCACACGGTCGCTGCGTAGCCGTCGGTGATGACGAATACCGCTTCCGGGTACTCGCCCTTTTCCTTGATTTCCTTCTGGATGTGTGCTTCCAGAATGGAGAACGAGGTTCCGCCGCCCCCGTAAATCTTGCGACTTTCGAGCGTGGTTTCTTGTACCGTCGTGTCGAAGCAGAACAGCCGAATGTCGAACCGGTCGTCGGGCAAACTCAGTGCCGCTGCGAAGAACCGATCTTTCAATCCCCAACACGAGCCGGACGTATCGAGGTAGAAGTACACCTTGATTCGGGTCTTCTCGTCGTTGTCGTCTTCGATTTCCATGTCGGACGGAAGGAACATCCCCTCGGCAGCATTGCCATGCGGCGGTTAAGCCGTGCCCACTGCTCGACTTCCTTGTCCGTTTCCTTCATGTACTTGGACGCCCACTTCTTGATGACCGTTTCCATTTCTTCTTCTTCTTGACCTTGGCGATGTTGGCAAAACCCACTGCCCGCCCGTACCGGTCCCGGCCTTCTGGTTCAGTGCTTCCTTCGGGGTGACACCCTTCTGGAAGTGCTTCTCAACCATCTTCTTGAGAGAGTTCTTCTCTTCGTCGGACAGTCCTTCTTGAAGCTTGTCGATCACCTTGCCCCACTCGTCACCCGACTTGCCCATGAACGAGTGGTCGTCAACGGTGCCCTGACCGTTTGACATTCCACCCATTTGGTCCGGGTCGCCATCGCCTTCCGAACCGTCGCCACGCCCGCCGTCCCCGCACACCTTCTCGAAGAGGTTGTAGTAAAATTCGTACATTTCATCGTCCGGTGGCAGCGGTTTGCGACCGGCGAATACGGTGTCGATCCAACACAGCTTCTCTTGGTTGATGATCTTTTCACGCTCGAAGCCGAAGCTACGAAGCAGGGCGTGATTCACAACAACGTCGAGGGCGGCGTTGCACGCACCACGATTGACCCGTTCGATTTCTCGTGTACGGATGCCGTGATTCAAGATGACGTGCAGCGACTCGTGGCAAATTACAAACAACTTGTTGTAAAAGTCCAACGAGTCCCAAAACTTCGGGTTGAAGTGGAAATAGATGAATTCACCAACGTCATCAAATTGGACGGCGGCGGTTTCGATTTCTTCCGTGAAGTGCGGCTTGCCCATCTGCCACACCTTGTAGAACACAGCATGGTGTTCTTCGAGGGCAGAGGAAATGGCGAACCACTCGTCCCGGCTAATACGCTTCCGCTTCGCCGGGTCGTAGGGCTTTTCTCCACCGCCCATCAATTTGCGGTTACGTTCTTGGAACTCTTCAGGCAGGACGATCTTTTCCTTGCCAAGTTCGTCAACACGAGTCAGACCGTCATTATTTTCTGCCACTTGAGTTCCTCCAAAGGATATGGGTTCGTCTCGTATATTACCACGAGTTACGACGGTTGTAAATGAAGAAGGGGGCGAAAGCCCCCTTCCTTTACTTCGCTGCCCGGGCATCAGGAGTTTGGGAGCCAGCCCAACTTCCTTGATTTTTGCCAGCAGTTCACGGAACCAGGTGCCGTGGCGGTTGAGGATTGCGGTCCAATCCAGACCGGTACTGCGATGAATTTCGGCGATGCAGTGGTTGACGATCCCCATGAGGTTCGCCAACGGAGCCGAAGTCACCACGCTCGGCCACGCTTTTTCCAGCGACTTGGACAAGACTTCGAGGGTGGTCAGCCGCCTCGTCAGCCGTCATTTGTTCGGGGATCGACTTCTCGATACGCTCGAACACGTTGTTCCGCTGGTGTGCCGTGGACTGCGGTGCGGTTTTCAACTCGGTCAACAGCGTGCCGAACTTCTCGTTCGGCTTTTTGACGTAGAACGCCGCCGTCGGCGAGACGCTTTCGCCGTTTGAAGCGGTGTAGGAATTCGCCAAGTCCTGATTCTCGGTCAGAGCCTTGCGAATCTTCTTCACCAACTTCTGGTTCTGGTTGGCGGCGATGATGGACTTGCACACGTCTTGGAACAGCGGAACCTTGTCGCTGTTGTTGATAATGTGCTTGGACACCGCTTCCTGATCCGCCATCACCGACGCCAACTTTTCCTTGTTGAGCAGCGGCAGGAAGAACGTCATCATCGTGTCGCTGCCGGGGATGTACTTCATCGCCGAAGCGTAGTTGTTTTCGTTGCTCGGCGAACTGGCGTGCGGCCGTCACGTCGTTCGCCTTCATCAACGCTTCCAGCTTGTCTGGAACGCCGCCGGTGTTAAGGGCAGTGGTCAGCTTGCTGACGTTGGATCGAAATCGGCAACATCGTCCCGCATGTCGCCCTTCATGCGGCGAACCTGCAAAGCGTAGTCCAGACGGCGGGGAGAAACCTTCTTCTTCTCGTCTGTCGGGGAGTTCTGTCCCACCACTGTAGGGCGATCTTTGGCGGTTTGTTCGCCGTACTCAGCTTGAACCACTCGCCGTGCGGCTCGTAGGGAATCTCGATGTTGACGTGGAATCGGTCCTGTTGGGCCGGGTCCAACTTCTCAACGTCGTACTCGCTGTCTTCGTCAGTCTTCCCGGGTTGATGGCAGCAGCCCAGACCATTTGCAAGTTCTTGAACTTCTGCGTCCGTTGATGCTCTTGAACTGCAACAGTTCCATTACGGCGTTGCGAACCTCTTCTTGGCGAACGGCTGGAATTCGTCAAAGAACAAAGCCTGAACAGAGTCTTCGGCGAGGTTCTTCGGCCGCACCAGTTCGAGGAAACTCTGCTTGTCGCCCATCTTTCGATGTGAGCGATAACCGACATGGCGGCAGGTTCGTCCATCTTCCAGTTGGCAACGATCTCACTGACGGCGAGTGCCGGGTTGAAAGAGTTTAGTTGCTTGATGACCTCGAATGATTCGGCCAACTTGCCCTGATTTTCCTTCGGCACGCCGATGAAATCGACCCACGGGTCCATTGTGGACGCCGAGAAATACATCCAGTTCTGGGTCATTACGCTCGAAGGCCGACTGCACCATTGCAGTTTTGCCTACACCGTGCTTGCCGATGAACAATACGTTCAGCTTGTTCTTCACCCAGAAATCAAGCTTTTCTTCACGGACCTTGTTGCTCATTGCCTAGCCCTTTTTGCGGCCGAATATCGAGATGGTTGTTTTCGGATAGGCACATACTACCGAAGTGCCGACTTGTAATGAAACCCCGGCTTTATTCGCCGGGGTTTTTTCGCATGTTGCTTCTTGGGCTGCGGCTTCGGCGGCAATTCCCAACCCGGACCCCACCTCGAAGAGCCGTCTTCAAGCGCGCTCGTAGACCCTCAACAGCGACCGACCGTCCATCAGGGCGTCAATCGCCTGAAGGGTCTTCTTGTACGCCACCAGTGCCACGTTGCTGCGGTTCTGCTTGGCGTGCTGGAGCGGAGACGTACAGCTGCCTTCGCCGGACCGCCGTCGTCGGGGAACTTGATTTCCCGCAACCGCTTGGCGAACGGTTCGATCTTCTCCGGGCCGTACCACAAGCACGCTCTTGGCGATTGCGGCCTGCACTTCGGCCCGACCAATGGGGCAGTGTTGTGCCGCCCACTTCGCAACACCGAATCCCGCTCTTGTAGGCGAATTCGGCGATATCGGCGTTGGTGTACTTGGACACGAGGCGACAAGCCACGCATCATGGCCTTGCAGAAACCGGACGTGCGGTTGCCCAACTTCGGGTCCACCACCATCTGGAGACGCCCGAGAGCGAGCGAATCGCTCCTCGACTCGATGAAGAACTTGGCTTCATCCAGCAACGTGTCCGGGTGACGTAAATGGGCATGGCCTTGCCGGACTCTGAAAATCGCCCACAAACGGTGCTGGCCGCTGTAAACTTCCATCGACAAGGTTGACGCCGATGGCCCTTCATCGGTCGGAATCCAACGGTCGTTGACGATGTCCCGCTTGTAGGCGTCCACCAGAGCGGGCTTCTTCTTTGTTGCGGTTGCCCTCGTCTTTGGCCCGGCAAGCGATCCAACATCGTCCGGCAGCCATCAGTGGCGAAATCATCACGAATTCGCTGTACTGGTAGTCGTAACGGGGTACATGAACCACGGCTTGCCCGTCGTACCCGTTCGACTGGCGTCTTCGGCCTGATCGACGACGCGTAGTAAGCGGCGTTTTCTTCCGCCGCTTTCCAGATGGCCTCTTCTGGTGGTGACTCTGACTCAGAAGGGCTTGGGTCTCCGTCTCGGCATCAGAGGAAGACGGAGCTGACAGGAGTGACGACTGGGCAACGGCCACAGCCGGGCCGTCGACCTTCGGTTCCGGCATTTCCGGCTTGCTTTCGGCCTTCTTTTCCTGCTTTGCGTTGTCCTGAAGAAGAGTGGTTCTGACGCAAAATGAGGTCGGCGAAGCTATTCGTGCGGCTGCCACTGCCGTCACGAATGACTGCGGTGATGCTTAGACCGCCACCAAGCCGCCGCCGTTCTCCATACGCTCACGACGCTCACGCTCCCGACGCCTGCTGCTCGACGCTGCTTTCGCTTGCCGGGACATTTTTGACTCTTTCCGAACTGAGGTAGAAACGCACAACCGATCCACACCCAAGTTCTACGCCAAAAGGTTCTGGGTGTAAAGCCAGAAAAATCTCAAAAAAGGGAGGTTTTTGGTTGCAAGCCGTCGGGAATTTCGCTTCCGCCGTTCTTCGCAAAGTGGCCTTCTGAAACAGCTTACGAAATAAAACATCTCCGTTTTTCAGTGCATGTTCAAAGGGTGAAACTCCGTGAAAAACTTTCCCAATTTTCTAAATAGGTTTGTGGACTTGGAAACCCACGTCCTCAAGGCAAAAGGGAAAAAAATGGAAAACACACACGAAGAGTGGCTGGATTCAGCCCAAGATCAGTACATTTCAGTGGAACAGCACACCCACTTGTCGAGCGATCAAATGGGACCGTGCAACCCCATCGGGCGTCCCTTTAAGGTTAAACTGGCTGAAACCGACGTTGTCCAGGGAGAAATGCCCGACTTGCGACGCGGGCGTGACAGGTAAACCGGCTGATTTTCAGAACAGTCAGCGGCAAAAGAGATGTGTTCACTTGCCGGAGTGAAAGCCGTTCCCCGATGCGAGCCTTTCGACCACAAAAAAATCATTCCCAACCTCAGAGAAAAGTATGAGAAATCATTTGGTATTCGCCAAACATGGGCGAAGTCGGTGATTTGCATTACTCCTCTGGAATGCCCGTCTATATGCAAAAAGTTGTCGAGGGTTCGGAAGACGAATATGAAAAAAAGAAAGCCTTAACTATTGCAGATTAGCGGGCTTGAAGTACAAAACGTCAAAGGAAAAAATGAAGCTGGAATCGACAAGCTTCAGGCGGATGCCCATGAACTGCTTGCACAAGATCGTTGATAGTCTCAACCAAATCGTCGGCGAGTATAAGCAACTTGAGCTGGAAAACTAATGCGTCCATGCTATTGCGACCAATCGTCTTGCCGATCCTGTTACCTTTATCATACCGATTGAAGCGGTATTTCAAAATGTGGGGGCCGACACTTTTGCCCTATAGCGCTCCTGCCACATTCGACCGCCAAACCAAATACGCTGTTGTGGTTTTGGCGGTCGGAGAACACGGCCAGAATTTGTTGAATATTTCCGGGGAGTCGCTGAAAAATTACGCCGCAAAAATCGGTGCCGATTTTCATGTGATCGACGGACCAATCAGCCAAGTTGCGTACCCACAGGAAGACAATTTAAAATCATCAGTTCGTGCTTTGATTACGAACGTATCATTTATTTTGACGCTGACATAATCGTGCAACCGGATGCACCAAATCTGTTCGCCTTGGTTCCAGAAGACGAACTAGAGTATGTGTCGAGGAAGATTTCGGGCCACGATTGCTTGAGGCTCAAGACGGGGGAAGATATGCAGGGAGGCTCAAGGGTTGCAGGTTTTGCCGATAGGAAAATCTCACGTAATTCTGGCCTCATGGTGATTAGTCGAAAACACAAAAGTGTGTTTGTTCCACCCGAACATTCGCATACCGTTATGTTTTTCTCTTTTTCGGCCGAACAACACCTTTATCAACGCACGGATTGTCGAATACGGCGTTCCGATTTTTCATTTGTCCCTGAAGCTTGTTTGGATTTACGTTCAAGACCACCGTGTTTCAAGCGTAAGATCGGACGTAAATTTTTGCATTACGCTGGGGCGAACACGGGCGGCAAAAGACGTTGCGGCCATGATGAGGGGACACGAGCCAGTCAAGGTGTTTAGCAGTTTCGGCGATCTTGGCGACACATTAATTCACCAAATGCCCGCTATGCAACTCATGGGCGGCGGCGAACTCGTACTCTACCCGGTAGACAATTCAAAAGTTCGTGAACCGTGGACTCGAAAAAAAGTCGAACGGGTTCGTACATTTTTTGAATCACTTGGGCGGAAATCTGTTCGCTTCGAGGACAAGCCGGAAGGCATTGTCTTAGACCAGTGGAGAACCATTATCACCCTCGGCTAACGATTGCCGATCTTGTGTGTGATGTTTTAATTTACCACATTGGCCTCTGAATGAACCTTGGGCCAAAATCGAACGCCCGCATCCGGTGGCAAATTATGTGTTCCACCGGTCGCCACGATACCCAAAATCCGCAGTTCCCTTGGAGACAGATTGTCAAGCTTGACCGGCAAGCAACCTATATTTGTCGGCTCTACGCAGGAACACGAAGCTTTCGTTAAAGACCTCCCGGCACCATTCGATACTACCCGACCCCTGACTCTTTCGGATTTGGCTAGGGTTATTGCGGGTGCAAGATGTTTATTGGAAATCGTCCAATTCCAAGAGCCATCGCCGAAGCCTTGAAGAAACCTGTTTAAGGAATCTGGCAAACCCTCCCAATTGCTTTTTCGAGTGGCAAAACGCTGCGGTTTCTGCTGAACGAATGGCCCATCGAGCCTTTTGATGTCGTGTACGAAAAAACCTACTTCAGGCGTTCAGCGGTTGAGGCTCCTGACCAAATTGGCCCGTGAAACTTGTCTTGCCGGGGAAATGGCCAATTGGGAACCTATATGGGCGGCAGTGCTATGGCAATTTCTCTTGCCGCCCCGAACAAGACCTGTATGTGTTTGACAATTTCGAGGAGGGATACCGGAAACGGACATCGAAGAAGGCGGCACAGTAGGGCGATTTACCCGCAAAAAGAAGTGGAAAAATATCTTGCCGGACGCCGTGTTCGCACACTCGGGAGTGTTCCCCGGAACAACCAAGGGACTCGAACACCTAAAATTTAGTTTCCGTTCACTACGATGCAGACACCCGCCAGTCCACACAAGCGGCATTGGAATATTTCCTGCCACGACTCCTCCCAGGCGGCGTTATTGTTTGGATGATTGGGGTCATCCTGGGTATTGGAGCGTAAAGGTCGTCAAAGAATTCGGCCTGGATGTTGTCGTTGGAGAAGACAGCCAAGCTTGGTATCGAAGCCTAAAGAGGACCATTTCACTGTAGAACTTGACGTTGTGTGTGACCACGTCACTCTTTGAGTATGAAGCGGCGCACGAAAAACGCGAAAGCGTTTCACGATAAATGCGAAACGGTTAAAACACCTAAACTCCATTGACGAAGTACACT